CAGCCGGTCGGGTCGCGCCAGATCAGGTGCCGCATCGGGTTGTCGGTGCCGCTGTTGTGGCGCAGCGGGCACGGAGCGAGCTGGGAGATGTGCGGGACCGGACGCGGCATCACGACACCGCCCATGCGGCTGCGGCAACCAGCCCGGCCGCTACGCCCACGACCGCGAGCAGCCACAGCGCGCCGAGGACGACGGGCAGCCGAAGCCGGAGACGCTCCGGGTCCGCGTACCCGACTCCGCTACGGTCGGCGAACGTCGGCGGGAGCGGCGCGAGCTGACGCGTGCACAGGTCGCAGTAGTGCCGGGGGAGTGTCACGCGCCACCGCCGGTCTCGTACGTCCTCACGGGGATCCCGGCGGCCTCGGCACGCCGCATGCAGTCTCGGGTTCCGGTGGACACCCCGAGCGGGAACGCCAGCGCCAACTCCGCCCCGGCGTCGACCATCTGCTGGTTGCGGTAGTTGCCCGCGGCCGGGCAGAAGTCCGTGCCGTCCTGCCGCTTCCGACGGTGGCCCGGGCGGCACGTCTTGCGGCACGGGCCCTTCCAGTTCGCGGGCCAGCATTCGCGGGTCATCCCGAACGTCGGCGCGAGTTCATGGGCGAGGCCGTCCGCGCCGTCGGCGCCGCCGTGGACGATCACGACCGGGCGAGGCGAGAACATCGCCTGCGCGTAGGCGAGCCCGTCGGACACCAAGGCCGCGTCGGTCAGGTTCCTGCTGCCCGTCACAAGGACGCGGGCTGGCTTCAGGCCGAGCAGTACGCCGTACTTGGCGAAGAACGCGTCGTCGTACCGCTGCTGCTGCCAGTAGTCGCTCACCGGTCGGCCGCCGCATCCCGCTTCATCGCCGCAATCCCGGCCGCAGCGCAGTCGTCCCAGCCGCGCCGGTACTCGGCCACGGCATCCGAGGGGCCACCCGTCAGCCAGTCCAGCGACAGGCCCAGCCATGCGAGCAGCGCCAGCAGTGCGGGCGAATCCGGCGTACGTTCGCCCTTCTCGAAACCGGTGATGGTCGTGAACGGAACCCCGATCTCGACGGCGGCAGTCCGCAGGGACAGCCCGCGAGCCGACCGCCGCTCGCGGACGAACCCGCGCAGCTCGGTCATCCGCTCGTCCACGAGGGCTGCGGGCGTGGTTGTCGGGCGCGCCGCTGGCCGACCGGGCCGCTGCTGCCCGAGCGCCGCGTTCGCCTTGTCGAGCTGGTGCTGCAGGTCCTGGTTCGCGGCGACCAGACGGTCATGCGCGTCGAGGCGGTCAGCGGATTCCTGGGTCACGGTGCTTCCATTCGTCGGGCGGGAAGGTTGCGGGTAGGCGCGCCGGCCAGGACGAGCGACCAGATCCGGTCACCGTCCGCCGGGTCGACCACGGCGTACAGCTCGACGGCGGCAACCTCGAGGGCGGCGAGCACGTCGGGAAACTCGGCGGCGAGAACGGCGTCGTTGTCAGACATGGATCTCTCCCAGTTCGCCGTCGCGCTGGACCTCAACCGCCATACAGCGGGTGCAGGAGCGCTGGTGGACGGCTTCGTCGAACCCGTATAAGGCCCAGTCGGACCAGCGCGTCCAGGCGTGCGTGGACAGGCGGCAGCGGGCACGCTTCAGGCGGCGGATCACGCGGCACCCCGCTTCACCGCAGCGACGGCAGCCGCAGCACAGTCGTCCCAACCACGGGCGTACACCTGCGCCGGGCTTGCATCACTGAGTTCGCCGAGCCGCAGATCCACGCCGAGTGCCGCAGCCCACTGCCGCACAGTCGGGAAGTCGGGCGTGTTGACCCCGGACTCCCACGACGAAAGCGCGCGCTGTTTCGCGCCGATCAGGCCAGCGACCTCCGCCTGCGACAGGTTCGCTTTGACCCGCAGGGCGCGCAGGTCCGCGATGACCGGGTCGACCGGGCGCGGGACGAGGCGTACACGCTGGGCGCTCACGGCGTCCTCCGCTTCCGGCGCCACCAGCGCACCCCGGCGACCACGCACGCGACCGCATACAGGACCGCGAGGCCCGCCAGGATCGTCGGCACCGGCACGCCCTCGAACTCGAGGACCAGCAGAACCAGCGCCGCGAGCGCGATGCCGGCGTCCTCGAGCGCACGGCGGCCACGTGAGGGCCGTCGCGTCGAAGTGCCCGTCATCGGCCACCGCCCGGCAGGATCCCGGCCCGACACGCCAGCAGAACGGCGTGGGGAAGCGTCCTTGCGCCCAAGACCGCCATCGCCTCGCGCAGCGCCTCCCGCACCGCACCCGGCCCGATCCGCAACCGCGTCGCCACCGCATCCGAATCCAGGCCCAGAGCCACCATCCGCAGCGCCTGCTCCTGCACAGACGACAGCGGAGACTCAGGCGCTGGCTCCGAGGCCGACGCGTCAGCCACAACGACGGGACGCGGAGCCGCACCGCGCGCCGGCGACAGATCCGGCGCCATGAACCCGGCATCCACCGCCCGCCGAACCAACTGGGCCCGGTTCGCCGCATCCAGCAGACGGAAAAGCACCGACAACCGCTCCTTGACCACCCGCACCGGCTCGCCCAGCCACACCGCGATCCGCGCCAGCGGCAGGCCCTGCGCAACCAGCGGCGGCAACACCAGCAGATGCGCGCCCGGCAGCGTAGGCCTCAGTCCCGGCGGCAACGACCGCGGGACGAACGCGCCGCGCCGGTAGCACTCCCCGACCATCCCGGCCCGGTCAGGCGTCCCAAGGATCTTCGCGGCCGACTCCACGTACGTGGCGACCGTGTTCGGGCGCAGGGCGAGACGCCGCGCGATCTCGTGGTTCGGCAGGCCATCGGCAACAAGATCCAGCACCGTGACGTGATGCGGATCGAGACGCGACTCGGGCGCAACGGAAATCCGCACCGTCAGGCCGGGAGCGGAATGCCCCGTCCCGGCCCTGGCGAGCCCCTCTGGCGGCCTGGCGGCTCCTCGCGGTCCCCCAGTGCCACCCCGGGTGCTCTCAGCGAGGCTCAGGGCGGCCGCCGCGGCCATCACGACATCCTCGAGCGGGCGCGAGCCTCGCGGCGCTTGAACGCGCGCCTCTCGTCCTCCGACATCCCGCCCCAGACGCCCTCGCCCATGCCCGACTCCAGCGCCCAGGCGAGGCAAGCCTCGATCGCCGGACAGCGGCGGCACACGGCCCTCGCGTCCTCGATCTGCAGCAGCGCCGGCCCTGTGTTCCCGATCGGAAAGAACAACTCAGGGTCCTCATGCACGCACTCGGCGTCGTGCCGCCAGTCCTCGGCCGACGTCCGCGACACCGCGAACGGCGCCCTCGCCACGTTCGGCGTGCCCGACTTCCGCTGCGGCACCGTCGCCGGGAGCGACCCCAAGCCCGTACTGCGATGCGTCTTGCTCATCTCCATGTCTCCTTGATGGTTATCAACAGGCTGTAGATTTGTTGTGGATTAGTGCAGGTCAAGCGCTTCTGACTTTGGACTCAGTTGGGATTCGCTCCGGTCCGAACGCCAGCTAAGCGCTCGCTCAGGTCCGCCGCGATTACCCGTCGACCCCGAACAGCGACGGCTGCAACGGCTTCGACAGCCGCGCCACGCACAGGTCCGCGTACGGCTCCTCGCGCTCGATCCCGATCGCGTGGAAGCCCTCTTCGATCGCGGCCTGCAGCGTGGTGCCGGATCCGGCGAAGGGGTCGAGGACCGTCCCGCCCGGCTGCGTAACCAGCCTGACCAGCCATTTCATGAGTTCGAGCGGCTTGACCGTGCTGTGCTGCGTCCCGTCGGCGAGCTTCGGCCTCTCCGACGCAGCCGCCTTCGCCTGGTATCTGAAGACCGGGAAGAACCTCGACGCCGAGCCACTGTCCGCGCCGCGCGCCGGCACGCAATCGCGGTCACCCTCGAACTCGCCGTACGCCGCACCGAACTTCGGCGACGAACGCCGGGCTGGGTTCGCGCCCGACGTGCGCACGCCCGACTGCGCGTCGAGTTCCGCCACCGGGCAGCCGACCGCGCACGCCTCGGCGCACTGCTCGGAGTGGCTGAGCACGATGTTCGTCGGCCACCGGCCGAGATCGCTGGAGTGCCCGGCGGTCTGCTTGAAGTCCAGCTGACGGTCACGGTTTCCCGCATGGCCCCGGTCGCCTGATGCGTTGCGGGCGTAATCGGCGTCGCGAACCTCAGTGCGGCACGCGCCCACGTTGATCGCGCCGGTGCCCCATTCGAGGACGTTCGCGACGGTCGTGTTGAACCCGGTGGACTTCCGGGCGACGATCACTGGCTCGTGGCTGGGTTTGAGCTGCGTGTTCCAGCCCTCCCACTGCTTCGCGAGGTCGGAAGCGGCAATCGTGACCGGGATCATCCGGTCGGCGTCGCGGCCCTTCGCGCCCGCCAGATAGACACTTGCCGAGCCCTGATCGAGGCCAGAATCCCGGTGCCCGACGACTTCGCGACGACTCCAGTCCTCGCCGAACTCACCCTTGCGGCCGTTGAGTTTTTCGACGAGCGGCAGGATCTCGGCATCGTTGAAGCCGAGCGCGCCGCGGATCGTGGCCCACTGCTCAAGGCTGGGGACAATCGCGGCAACGCCCTGGGTGGTCCAGAGGTTCGCCATGTTGCCGCGGAACCCGAACAGAGCCTCGATCTGCTTGTTCGTCCAGCCGGCCTGGTCCCTGGCCGAGGCAAGCCACGCGGTGACCTGAAGGATCCCGGGTCGGTCATCGCGCCGCTTGTCGATCGCCTTCGCGATGTCCACGCCCTTGGGGAAGCCCTGGCCGTAGATCCAGTTGATGCCGTCGCGGATCTCGAAGCCGGCTAGCCGGATCGACATGGTCATCAGATCGGCCGTGCGGGGCGCGGCGAACGCCAGCAGGTGCCCGCCGGGCTTCAGGACGCGCAGGCACTCGTCCCATGCGGCAGGCGGCGGCACGAACTTGTCCCAGTCGGCGCCCATGAATCCGCCGTTCCCGGCCGGGGTGTATGCGCGGTCACCGGCCAGCCAGTGGGTGAGCGCGTCGGTCACCTTGGGCGCCGGGAGGTCCGTCAGGGCATACGGCGGGTCGCAGACCACGGCGTCGACCGAGTTGTCCGGCATCGTCCGCAGCACCTCGATGCAGTTGCCGAGGTGCAACGTCACCTGCTCGTCCTGGTAGTGCACGGTCGCCGGTTCACCTCCTTCGGTCCGGTCCGGGGTTGTGGGCGGCCTGCTCGGCTCGACGTGCAGGGCGGGGGTCATCGGGCGCCACCGCGGTAGTCATCGCCCTGCATGTCCACGAAACGGCTGAAGTGGCCCTGGAACGCGACGGTCACGGTTGCCCGCGGACCACCACGGTGCTTCGCCACGATCAGGTCGGCCTCGCCGGCACGCGGCGATTCGCGCTCGTACATGTCCTCGCGGTGAATCAGGATCCCGATGTCACAGGCCTGCTCTGCGACGCCGGTCTCGCGGATGTCGCTCATCTGCGGGGTCTTGTCGGCGCGGTTCGCGGGCCCGCGGTTGAGCTGGGCGAGCGCGATCACGGGGACGCGCAACTGCTTGGCGAGGCGCTTGAGGCCGTAGATGATCGCGGCGGCTTCCCGCTCCCGGGACTCATACCGCTTGCCGTTGCCGGCGTCGAGCATCTGGAAGTAGTCGACCGCGATCACCTTGATCGGGTATCGCTTGACCATCTTCCGGGCGCGGGTGATGACCTTCATCAGGGTCAGGTCTTCGGAGTCGTCCACGTGGATGGCGGCGGTGGCGACGTCGCCGTAGTGCTTGCCGAACCGGGACCAGTCGTCCTCGGTCATGTGCCCGGGCCGCATGTGGTGCAGCGGGATGCGGGCTTCGGCGGAGAACAGGCGGGCGGTGATCTCGTCGTGGGTCATCTCGAGGGAGAACATCGCCGAATGGCCGCCCTGCTTGATCGACACGTGTCGCAGGACGTCCGCGCACAGGGTGGTCTTCCCGGTGCCGGCTCGGGCCCCGATGATGACCAACTGGCCGGGCTTGAGTCCGCCGGTCAGCTCGTCGAGGTCCGCGAATCCGGTCATGACGCCCGGCTCGCTTTCCGTCTCGAGACGGTCGGCGACGCGCATGGCGGAGTCCGCCTGGCTGGATTCCTCGACCTCGCGCCGCGCCGTGACCGAGAACGCCTCGTCGTGCGCGCGGGCGACGATCTCCTCGATGTCGTCGCCGTCGGTCTCGAAGCCCATCTGCTCGATGCGACGGCCGACCTCGACGAGCCGCCGCAGCACGGCCTTCTCGCGCACGAGTTCGGCGTAGTGGCCGGTGTTGGCGGCGGTGGGGATCGCGTCCATGCAGTCGTGCAGGAAGATCGGGCCGCCGACGCGGGTCAGTTCCCCGCGGTCCTCGAGCCACTTCGCCACGGTGACCACGTCGGCCGGGTCTCCGCGCTCGGCGAGGTCCGTGATCGCGTCGAACACGGACTGGTGGCGCGGCAGGTAGAAGTCGTCGCGGCCGATGACCTCGAGGGCGTCTTCGATGCCGTCGCGGTGCAGCAGCATCCCGCCGAGCACTGCCCGTTCCGCGTCGAGGTTCTGCGGCAGTTCCCGTCCGTTCACTGGGTGCCTCCGGCCGTGATCGCGGCGACGGGGCGTGCCACCGGCAGCCCGGGCGCCTGGAACCGGCCGGCCCGCAGCGCCGCGACGTACGCGGCGCCGGAGTCGTTCCCGCCCGTGTCGGGTACCCGGTGGGCTTCGGCCACGGACTGGCGCTCCGGACCGGGCGGGTTCGCCGCCTCGACCCGCTCGCGCAGGATCGCGGGGGTGAGCCAGCGGCTGTCACCGCGCAAGTGCTCCCGGGCCGCGGGGATCGCGTCGGCGAGGGTCACGTCGTCGAGCAACTCCGCCCAAACCTCGATCAGTTCGCGGTCGATGTTCCGGTTGTCCACGCGGGCGATGTACGTCAGCAGGGCCGAAGCCTCCGTGCGGTTCATGCGGTGATCTCCCTTCTGGGATTCGGGAAGATGGTGGCCAGGTCGACGCCCTCTTCGGCCGCGAACTCCTGCATGAGGTCAAGCCCGGTCTGCTTGCGCAGGGTCGCCGCCGACGGGCGTGCGGCGGTCGCGCCGCTCGTTCCCTGGGCGCGGCGCGACTGGACCCGGTCGACGAAGCTGGGGATGGCGGTGGGCGCGCTGCTCTTCTCGCTCCACTCCACGAGGCCCTGCCGGACGATGTCGTACGACACTTCCGCGAGAAGTTTCTTCAGTTCTTTTCCGACGCGTCCGATCATCTGATCGGTGGGCTTGTTCTCGATTCCTTTGCTGACGCGGAAGTCGACCCATTCGGCGATGAGGGTCTGCGAATTCCGTACTGGCTCGATTGGTGGCGCGGGCTCATCGCTTCGCGCCGCAGGCGCGCACTCGAACAGCGCGACGGTCACGGCGGCTGGCGCCTGGGTTGGTGGCTTTGGCGCCGCGACGGGCAGGACGGTGACGGAGGCGAGCGGCGCAAGCTCCTCTTCCTCTTCCATTTCCCCTCCACTTCCACTTCCGGGGCGCGCGCGCGAGGCTTGAGGGCTCACTGCGCCCTCACTGAGGGGTGCGTGAGGATGCCCGGAGGGCTCCGTGAATTTCGGCGCGGGTGGCTTGGCGCCGGGCTTCGGACTACCGTCGTCCTCGTGGTACGGGCACCCCGGAAGGTGACTCTCGGACGGCCGGTTGATGCGCTGGTGCTTGCTGAAGTTGATGAAGTGGAGATACCAGGACCCGTTTACCTGGTAGCGGCAGAGCATTTCGACGTCGAGCATTTCCTGAATGTGCGCCTCGACGTCTTTGATGCTCACCTCGTCCATCTCGAGGGGGTAGATGTCGGCGCGGATCAGGTCGATGTCGTCCTTGACGCGCCCCTTGTCGTCGGCGTGGACGACGAGGCCTTCGAAGGTCCAACGGGCCGGAAACGACAGCTTCTTGATCGTGCGGGAGCGGAAGGCCTCCGGCTTGATCGTGCGGATGCGCGCCATCAGACCTTCGCCCCCTTCAGGCTGTTGCACAGGGAGCACAGCGTCTGCAGGTTGCTCAGGTCGTTGCCGCCGCCGAGAGCCTTCGGGTAGACGTGATCCACCTCAAGGCCGCGGAAGATCTCAAGGCTGGATGCGCCAGCCTCAACCGGGTCGCCCGGTTTCCAACCGCACTTACAGCATCGATAGCCGTCGCGTTCGAGGACGACCGCGCGCACCCCGCTTGGCGTGTGCTCGTAGCCGCGGCGCACCTCATCCGCGAGTTCGGCCTGTCCGATTGCCCGGAGCTTCTTTGAGTACGACTGATTGAGCACCTTCAACGCGCCAGCAGCGCGCCGCGGCTGGCGGCCGATGGACTCGGCGGCGAAGTACCCGGAAACGAAGACCTCGTCCTCGTCGTAGTCGACCTCGACAAGGTGACTCGCGCCGAGAGCCGCGATGTCGCTCCTCACCGTGTCGGGGTCTGAGCTGACCAGGTCAGCCCATGCGCGGTGGGCGAACACGATCAGGCCGCCCGCGTTGAGCTTGGGATGCGTCAGCAGGAAGGTGTACAGGAGCTTCTGGCTGGCGGTGTGGCTGCGGAATAGGTTGTCGTACCACATCGAGGTGGGAATGCTTCCGGACTTGCGGACCATCGTGGTGCTGCTCTCCCGTGGCTGATCGTGGATAGGTGGACTTCGTGCCGGCCCTGTGACCGGCCTGGTATCTCGCGGCCCCATCAGGCGGCTGCTTCCGGGCGGTAGGCGGCGACGGACCGCCCGGTCCACCAGCCGTGGCCGCAGCGGTCGCACCGGTAGGCGCACGCGAGGGTGTCGCCGCTGATGGCCCAGAGCAGCGGCCGGTTGTCGGCTTGTCGGCACTTGGGGCACGCGTCCAGCTGCCTGGTGACCCAGTCGGGCGCGGTGGCGATCGACTTGTACCGCCGGGCGGTCTTCAGCGGGGCCATTACGCCGGCCCCCCGATCTCGGCGTCGTGCCCGTCGGCGGGGTGCTCGACGTGGGACCAGCGGGAGTCGAGGACGTCGTCTTCGACGCCGTTCCAGCGGGTGTACTCCCAGTAGTGGATCTCTCCGCCGCAGATCGCGCAGGTACCGCGGTCGCCGTCGCGCGGCTTCGGGTCGGCGTCGGTCTCGTAGCCGTCCTCGTCGTCGCCGAGCACCACCGCCTCGCCGAGGAACTCCCGTGCCGCAGCGATCGCTGTCGTCTCGATCGCGGTCGGCTGGCTGACGTGGGCAAGTGCCCCGTCTTCCCAGTGCTTGAGGCTGATGGCGGCGAGGTCGGCGACCGCGTCCCACTGGTCGGCGATCAGCAGCATCACGCCGGGGTGGACGGCGGCGATGTAGATGGCGTCGGGGTAGGCCTGCCGGTCGATCTCGTTCGGGTCGTTGCTGAAGCTGGGCGCCCACGCGACCGGTCTCGTGTCGTTGCCGTCACCGGCGAGCACGGTCGCGGTGTAGCCGCCGTCGTGGACGTAGGTGTCGTGGGTGCGCCACGGGCTGGGCGTGGCCGCGTTGGCGAGCCCGCGCATCTTCTCGGCGGCGCGGCGCAGGGTCTCGGCGGGCGACTCAGACACCGGACACCGCCTCGGCGTCGGTCTCGGCCCGCACTCCGTACTTGGCGAGTTCCACGGTGTGGTCGGCGCACAGTTCCCGCTGCTGGTCGAACTCGCCTCGCAGGGTGTTGTACGCGTCGGTCTTGTCCTCGAGGTCCCGGGCGAGCGTGTCCACGTAGCCGAGCAGTTCCTCGCGGTGGGTACGGGCGTGGTCGCAGGCGATCTCGCCGCGCTGCTCGCGGAGCATGTGCGCGCGGATCTCCTCGATCCGCTCGGCGACGGGACCGGTCCTCATCGGGACGCCTCCGGCGGTGCCACCTGAGCGACGGCCTCGCGCAGCCGCTCGATCGACACGCCGCGCTCCCAGCCGATGCGCGACAGGGCGAGGAACTCCGGCTGGTCCTGATGGCGCAGCGGCTCGCCGACTTCGACGAGTTCGGCGATACCGTCAGCGACGTGCCACTGGTCCGCGATCTCGCCTTCGCCCTCGTCGTCGACCACCTGTGCGTCGAGCCGCAGGTACGGGAACGCTGCGGCGATCGCCTGCCACTCCTTGGTGACCTCTTCGGTCGAGGGCCACTTGCCGATGTTGTAGTTCGAGCAACCGATCGTCCCGTCCCAGTCGCACCAGCCCTTCGGGCCGCCGATCCACGACGAGGAGATCCGAGACGTGGCCAGGTACTCCAGCGGGAGGATGCCGAGTTCGGCGCAGCGCTTGTCCACGGCAGCCCAGCGCTCCTTGACCCACGCCATGCGGGCGTCGCCTTCGAGTTCGCGCGGCGGGAAGTCGTCGCCCTCGGGCAGGCCCATCGCGCGGGCAACGACCTCGTTCCAGGCGCGCTCGTTGACGGTGAGGTAGCTTGCTACGCAGGTGCGGATTAGGATCTCGTTGGCCTGCTGCTCGGTGACGGGCTCGCCCACGACAATCAAGCGCGGCCACTTCGTGTGGATGGTCATCGGGTCCTCCCGGCGAGGTAGTCGGTTGCGTGGCCGGCGGCCGTGAGCCCGGCGGAAGCAACAGCGACCGCCGCCTCGTCCGACATGGCCACGACCAACTGCTGCGGGAGGCGGAAGCGCTGTACCAGCAAGAGGCGGGCGCCCAGCACGGCGAGAGACTCCGGCGTCATCGGGCCACCGCCGATGCGGTGTTGAGGTCGAACGGGACGCCGTAATGCAGCACCGTCACCGGGCTGGACGACAGGCCCTCGGCGACGTGCTGCCGGCCCCACCGGGCCATGTCCGCGACGAACTTGCGGATCGTCTCCTCGGTGAACAGCGGGTCGCCCTCGTTGCGCCGGTCGAAGGAGTCGTCCATGCCGTGGACGAACGCGACCCACTCCGTGCCAGACCACGTCTCCAGGGCCCAGGCCAGTTCTTCGGCATTGAACGCGGGCGCGGCCTCGATGCCCTCGGGCGCGGCCAGCGGGCGGCCGTAGTGGAACACGGTCGCGTACTGCCAACTGAGGGGATTGCGCGCCTCGTTGACCCGGCGCGCGAGCCGATCCGCCTCGTACAGAGTGAACGGCCGGTTCTCGTCGTCCGCGACGATCGTCATGTCCGGGCCGAGGACGTGCACGAGGAACTCGGTGTCGGCGTAGTCCGCACGGAACCGGGCCAGGTCGGCGGGGGTATAGGTCGGCTTGGTCATCGCCGTCCCCGCTTCATCCCAGCGCCGACGAGCGCGACCAGGACGACGACGATCGCGCCAGCCAGGAACAGCGCGGTACCGCCCCACAGCGGGAGCGTCACGAGCCACCAGGACCAGTGGATGACGTGGCCGAGCTTCAGGCCGATGAACAGGAGGCCGAGCGCCCCCAGGAAACTGATGCCGCCGGAGCGGGTCGAATTCTGTGAGTTGTTGGACATGATCAGGCCTCTCGGAGGAATGAAGGCTGGTCTGATTTGCGCCTGTAGACCGGCGGCGCGCCGGGGCGCAGATACCAGGCGTTCAACAGGTAGTGCGCGGCGTTGTGGGCGAATTCGAGCGGCCATGGCCACAAGCGCGGGTCGTCAAGGCGCCTGTTGCAGCGCGTGCAGAGCAGGCCCCGGACGGCGTTGAATCCGACGTAGACGTCGTGGTCGAAGTACAGCCCGAAGGGTGCATCAACGTCAGTGACGCCGCAGATCTCACAGCACGCCTGCGCGCGATTCCATAGCGCGTCAGCCTCGGCGCAAGTCATGCCATATGTCTCAGCGTGATGACACTTCGGTCGGCGCGACCTCGGCTTCACCGTTCCATGCGGGGCTTCGAAGACCCAAGAGGTTTCACTGGGTTCGTCCATGGAACCATCGTACTGCAAATCTTGATAACCTTGACAGTCTTGCCGTGGAAACCTTGACGAGTTAGCATGCTGGTGAAGTCTGGCTAGAATCCCCCCGTGACCAAGGAACCCAAGGTGACCACTGAGACCATCAAGGCGGCCGACGTGTACAAGCGCCTTGGCCCAATCAGCCGCGCCGCATCGGCCGCCCGCCACGAACTGGGCGAACTGCCGATCGTCTACCTGGAGAGTCGCAACGCGAAGACGCTCGGCCTCGTGCCGCCGTGGGCCGCTGCCTGGCTGGAACGGCATGCCGCCGAGGTCATGGCGTCGCTTGAGGCCGAGCAGAAGTCCTGACCGCCCCACCTGACCGCCCGCAGCCTCCACCACGGCCTGCGGGCGGTTTCGCCGCGCCCGAACGACGGCCGGGCGTGCGCAGGGCGGGGCGGGTTGGGCGGCGGGGGAGGGCGCGACGACTTCAGCGGACCCAGGCATGAACCTTCTCCCCTCCGAGCAGAGGGGCGCCCTCGGGTCCCTTCACATGCGGGGCGATCCAGACCGGCCGGTGGACTTCACGGCTCGGGTACCACTGCTGGCGCCAGTGGCCGCGCACGATCCACTGGTGGTGGTACTCGCGATCGCTCGCGCCGGACCCGCTGCCGGACGGCCGCCGCAACGTGATGACCCTCACCGGCTTCGGCTCCACGCCCATGCGGCGTAACCGCTTGCGCGCAGCCGGGTACGTCATCACATCTTCGTTACGCGCGATTGGTTGCTGCATCAGCAGCCAGACCGTTTGAATCAGGCTGAGCAGGCCCGGGGGGCCGTCGAGAATGGCGCCGGTGGAGCCGTCCATCATCGGAATCTCGTCGTCGCTGAACGGAACCAGGAACTCGTGGTCATAGATGAACCGGGTCGGCCACGCGCCCATCGGGTCTTCCATGGCCCGGCGGTCGGTGTACCAACTGATCCACGCCCCGCCTTTGGCGCGCGGCGACGGGCTCCAGTGAGACCAGGAAGCGGCGATGATTGATGCGACGACCTCGACGGCAGGCGCGCCGAGGAAAACGTCATCGGCGAGGGCTTGTCGCACGACCGCCACAGGCTTCTCGAACACGAGGAAGCCAGACGGCGACGGCAGGTCTTCCGGGGCGAAGGTGAACTTGGGCAGGCTGTTTGCGGCACTCTTTGCCAGGGACGCCATGTCGTCGCTGACGAAGTAGAGATCGCCGGAAAGTCGCTGGGCTTCCTTGTCGCAGAGGCTCCTCGCAGATTCCGGCCGTACGGGGAACATGCCCAGGTCCATGAGCGCCTGGAAGGCGACAACGCCGGGCCCGTTCATGTAGCTGACCAACTCGGCTCGGAGTTCGGGCACGTCTACGGCTCGGACTTCGCTCACGCGGCCGCCTCCTCGATGTCGAGTTCTTCCTGGCCCGGCATGTCCTTCACCCAGGTGCGCCGTCCGTGTCCGAGCGTCTTGGCTGGCGCAATGCCGAGTGCCGCCCGGTGCTCACGCCAGCAGTGCGAGCCCCGCTCGCGGGCCTGCGATTCGGGGTCTGAGATCGGGCGGTGGCAATCCCGGCAGGTCGTGGTGGTCACAGGACACCCCCGGCCACGGTCACGTCCTGGATCTCCCGGGCGGGCGTTGCGGGCGCCGGCTCGCGCAGCCCCGGGCTGGCCACCACCTCAGCCTCGGCGGCCTTGCACGCCGCGTGATCGACGCACCAGTGCCGGCCAGCGAACGTCACGCCACCCGGCTGGTAGGCGGCGCACGCGAGCCCTTCGGCGAGCTGGTTGAACACGGCAGCCGCAGCGCCCTTCTTGCCGCCGAACATGAGCGTGTCGCCGTGCGAGGCGACCTCCTGCGCGCACCGTTTTGCTATCGCCATGCGCTGACTGGGTGTCCGGTCGCGCAACTCCCAGATCCACAGGGGGACCGCGAGCGCGAGCGTCTCGACGAGCGTCGTGTTGCGCGGATCCTCGGCGATCCGCAGCACCGTGTCGTTCATGGCGCACCGCCAGCAGCGGCGGCAGCGCGCTCAGCACGCTTGCGGGCGGCATACTCCGCGCGCTCCTGGGCGTCCTGCTCATCGACGGGCTCGCGGCGCACCGCACGCCGGTCCTGACGTCGCTTCGGCGCCGTCTCGCCCTCGAACCACAAGGCGTTGAACGATCCGCGCGCCCGGCCGATCAGCGACCGGAACGTCTGCGGTTCGATCCCCAGGAACCGCGCCGCCTCCACGTAGTCCTCGCGGGCAGCGAGCGCGCCGAACGCCTCACGCTGCCGTTTCGTGAGCGCCGCCATGACCTGCTCGACGGCGATCCGCTCGACGACCGCGGCTTCCGGCGACGCGGTGACGTGGTTGAACCAGGACCAGTAGCGGGTGAAGTTCGCGCCGTTGTTCGTGCCGTCCGTGCGGGCCCCGTGCATCTGGAGGTGGCCGCGCACCTCGGTGGCGAGCGCACGGCGCCCTGCCTCCATCAACTCGTTCCGGGTCGGCACGTCCTCGGTCGAGTAGAGGTGCTCGACGATGCCGTGCCACGCGGTGTCGTGCTGGTCACTGCGGTCTCCGGCGGGCCACCAGTGCATGTTGTTGATCACTACTCGTTTGGCGAGGTCGTTGAGGCCGGCGAGGGTGTAGCCGTGGCGGATGCCGGTGTCGTTTTCGCGCGGTGGTTCGGGCGCGGCTGCGACCTCAACAACGGCCGCGGCAGGGTGGCTGACAGTCCACTGCCGGACCTGCGCTTTGGAGTACGGGGTGTGCTTCACCACGCCCCCTTGGGCCGGCGCGCGGACAGCCGCATGGCCTTCGCTGCGGACTGGGGGACCCCGCCGAAGGACACCATGTGCTCGGCGAGGCTTTCGGCGTCATCCTTCGGCCCGCACATGACGTGCCACTCGCCGCCCGACGGCGTCAGGCTCAAGCACGTCATGCGGGGTGTCGCCTCGAAGCGGGCGGTGAACGCCATCCACCAGTCGGCACCTAGGCCGGTGGCGAAGATCCGTACTTCGTTGACGTAGACACCCCAGTCGGTGGCGGCAGGCTTGGGCGGCTTCGGATGGAACAGCTCGAGTTGGACTGCGATCACAGCGCACCCGCCCATGCGCCGGCCAGTCGGACGGTTTCGCGTCCCCGGAACGCGACGTCACGCGGCGCGTACACGCTGGCCCAGGCGGTCGTGAGCGGCGGGACCGGCTCGGCCGGGGCCGGGTTCGCGCGACGGATCAGGCTGGCCGCATGGCACCAGTCCGGTTCGCCCAACTGCGGCAGCGGGCACGTACACGCGAGCGGATGCCCGGTCAGGTCGCCGATGTGCGCGAGGATCCACGTGCGCCGCTCGGCCAGGTCGTCCACGTTGACGAGCAGCCCGTCGAGCCACAGGTCGAACAGGCCCGTGCAGTACTCACGCGCCTGGGCGTCGGTGAGTGTCGGGTCGTCCGCGATCGCCTCGGTGACCGTGAACGGGTTGCCGAACCGGGTCGGGCGGCGCACGACGATCGCACCGGGCGCGTGCTGCTGGAGGCGGAAGCCCTTCGCGCGGGAAAGCCGGACGCGGGCGGGGATCTCAGGCATTGCCGACCTCCGCGAACGTCGCGGTGAAGTCGGCGTCGTCCATCACACTGACCGAGCCGCCGGGGCCCAGAACCGCCCAGTTGCCCGGCTCGATCGGCGTCCATGACGAATGCTTCGTCGTCAGGACCTCGACGTCGTCGGCGTCATGCATGTCGAAGTGGTTGCCGAGGAGAGCGGTCATCTCCTGCGGGTTCGACCCGGTCCACTGGACCGCGGCGACCTCGAGAGGCAGGCGCGTGAAGCGGCGGGCGGTCGTCTCGGGCATCGGCTACTCGCCTGCCTCGAACTGCTCAGCAATCGCCAGGAACGCCGCGTGCTCCGCCTCGGCCTCGGGCAGGTACTCGTTCGCGGACTCGACGCTCCGGCCCTCGCGCAGACACTTGCGCCAGGTCTCGATGCTCGACTCGGCCGAACGCGCATGCTCCCGAGCCGCCTCGGCCACGGCCGCGGGGGTCGCCCACGTCTCGTCCGTGACGACCGGGGCCCCGGTCCGCTGGCACGAGCCCACGTAGCCGACCACGCTGGTCAGGCGCATGAACGCGCGCCTATCGTAAAACGCTGCCTTATAGAAGATGGCTACGCGCTCACGGCCGTGCTCGTCGTTGATGTACGACCACATGTCGTGATCGCTGCCGTGCTTGGTCCACCCCGCCGGGAGCGTTGCGGGCCGGAACAGGGCGTCGCCGTTGACGGCCTCGGAGAAGGTGAAGCCGACAGCCTCGAACTCGGCGTCGGTGCCGTTCGTGTCTGTGGGCAGGAGGCTGGATGCGACGAGCTGCCGCTGACCGGCGGCCTCCATGTCGCCGATGATGGAGTCGGTGGACTTGCCCGCCATCGCTTCGGCGAGGATCAGGTAGGAGCCGCCGTTCTTGACGAACTCGGTGGTGTTCTGGATCTCAGCCATGAGGGTTCCTGTTCGTGGTCGGATTCGGGTTACTGGTGTCGTCCGCGGCGACCACGCCGGCGTACCGGCGCGGACTCGGGGACGTAGCGGGGCAGTTCGACCGTGGGAGCCATAGCGGCCAGCCGCCCCTGCCACGTCTCGTTCGCCTTCCGCAGCTCCCGGTTCTGGTGCTCGAGCTCGCCTATCCGGGCCTCGTACGCGATGCGAAGCCGCCGCTCCACATCGCGCTCAGCCGCCACGCGCAGAGCCTTCGCCTCGACCGCGCGCAGCCACTCGAGGAACGCTGACTCCTGCTCGGCCGTCATCGCCGGCGTCGGGGGAGTGTCGAGGATCGCGGTCATGCTGCGATCGCCTCCTCGCCCATGACGACAGCCGGGTCGACGAGGTCCGCGAGCACGATGGCGAGCGCGTACAACGCCCGGTAATCGAGGCCCTCGAACACCTCGGCGACCGCCGCCCTGTCCCGTGCTCGAACCGCGCCCACCAAGTCCGCAGCGGGCTCGCGCATGCACGCCGCGAGGAACTCGGACTCGGCCGCCGGCAGTGCGGCACGCCGACGCCGGATCAGGACTTCGAGATTGTCCTTCGTGATCCCGATCGCCCCGGCGATCATGTGCCGGTCGATGCCGTCCACGTCGCACAACGTCACAACGGCGCCCTGTTCGAGCTCACGCAGCGCGGTAGGGGTGCCGAGCAGGGCACGGCGGATCGCACCCACGTCGATCAGGTGGGCCGCGCGCTCCTGCTCGGTCCGGGCCGGGCGCCTCGTCGCGCCGGTGAGGCTCACGACGCACCCCCGAGCGGCGTAACGCGGATGACGGCGCCGGGCCGGTCGAGCGAACCGGGGCAGCCATAACCCGGGTAGTACTTCGCCACGAGCGTGTACAGCACGACCAGCGCGTCGTCCGACCAGAGCACGCCAGTCAACGCGTCCTCGGTCGACCTGACCAGCTTCGAAGAGTCCGGATACGCCGCCGGGTACGGGACGCCGTCCACGAACCGCTCCGCCGGAATCCGAGCGGGCGGCTTGAGCGTGAACACCATCTCCGCCCGAAGCGGGCCGGCCAGCGGGTAGCGCAGACGCTCGGCGGGGAAAAGACGGTAGAGCGCCGTCGTGGCCGCCTCGGCAACCGCTTCACGCCAGGGCTTCACCTTCTTCGAGGACTCGACGAGGATCGGGGCCCGCCCGCCACTCTTGGTTGCGCGGGTGCCCTTGAACGACTTACTGCCCTGCGGACCGGGCGTGCCGTAGGCGACGATGGTGATCGTGCCCCCTGCCCGCGGCGCCACGACAGCCGCGGGCAGGGACGTCTCGATCGCGGTCACTGGGCACCGCCCTGGAAGCCGTACAACGGAACGTCGTCAACGTCAGCCGGCAGCCTGTACAGCCCGTCGGCGATCGCGTTCAGCCACGTCCCCGCGCAGAGGTCCGGGTCGATGAACAGGCCGTCGTCCTCGCCCGGCACGACATTCGGCGCCGCGTACATCGTGCCGAGAGCCACCAGCAGGGCACGGCTGCGGACGACGTACTCCGGGTCCGGCGTCGCGGCCGGGAAGTCGTAGAAGTCCGCCCGTAGCTTCTCGACGACGGCGCGCTCAGCGTCGGTCGCGTCGGCCAGAACGGGCGTGTCCGGGTTCGTGGTCGTGGCCATCTACTCCGCCCCCATCTGGGCATTGATCTGCTCGGTAAGTTCCGGGCTGGGGATCCACAAGCCGAGGCGGCCTACGGCGGCAATCGGGGAGAACAGCGGCCGGATGTCGGCGAGCTGCCAGTGCCAGACGCCATCGGTCCGCTCGGCCCACGGCGAGACGCAGCAGCCGGCCTCGCGCGGGTGGCAGTCGTCGATCCGGGCGACCGCGACGACGGCTCCGCGCACGTTGATCCACGGGAGCGCGGCAAGCCTGACGGCGCCAGTGGCAGCGGGATGAGCGAAGCCGGACCGGTCGCCAGTAACGCCGGCGTGGATGGCGAGCAGACCGCGGTACTTCGTTGCCCACGTGCGGTTTTCCACCGACTTCACGATGGAGGCGATGAAGGCGCTCCAAGGCGGCCGGACGGTCAGGGCGCGGATCTCGGCGGGCATCAGGCGCCACCTTCGGTCAGGGCCCGGGCGTCGCGGTCCCACGCGTCCTCGGCCGGCTCGTCCTCTTCCTCGTCCCGGTCACGCCACAGCGGGCAGCCGACCACGGGCGTCGCCTCGTACTGCATTTCCTCGCTGCGGGCGCCGCACCAGATGACCGCGGGCGCGCCGGTCTCGGGGTCGCCGTCGTCGCGGCTGAAGCGCAGACAGGTCTTGCAGGACCGGTTGGCCCGGTCGTACCAGCACCGGGCCATGTGCTCGACGACGAGCTTCTTCGTCGCACGACGGAAACGGCACGACGTGCACTGATAGCGCTTCACCATCACCTCGACCGGCATGGTCGCGGGGGTGATCTCGATGTCGGTCACGACGCCGCCACCGCCTCGGGCATGCGCGGGAACTCTCGCACCATCAGGTCCGCGTCCCACTCGTCCGGTACGCCACCCTTGCGGTCCAGCGCACCGCTCGCCTTAGCCCACGCGGAGCCCATCTGCTTGACGAACGCGGGCACCTGGGCGGCACGCGCCTGGCTGACGACCGACCGGATCCACGACGGCTCGCACGACCTCGCGCCCGGCCCGGACTCGCCACCGACGATGATCCAGCCGATCGGGCAGGCCTCCTCGCGGTCGTACTCGAAGTACGGCAAGTCCAAGGACGGCGACTCGTCCGCGCTGACAGAGCAGTCCAGGCAGACCCGATCCCAACTCTGAAGGAGATCGGTGTCGTGGCCAGAGCCCGCGCGGTGTCCGAGGTGCAGATCCACGGGCCCGAGCAGCGGCTCGACCGACAGGAACTTCACCGCCGCCTTCACCTCGCGGTCAGCAAGCAGCGGGACCCGGATGTCGGCCCACTTCTGCGACTCAACCGACACGCCCACGTGCAAATTCGGGAGCGGCCACTGCGCGTAAAGCGCCCGTGCCGTCGCCTCGTCGCGGGCGGCCTCGATCAGGCGCTGACCATCGTGGCCGAGCAGGTAGTGCATGCGGCCGGCGCGCTTCGTGAGCAACTGGAAAGTGTGCTGCGGCGCCCGGGCCATCGTGGCGAACACGGCGGCGATGTGGGCGTCCGGAACGTCCTTGTGGAACATGTCGCTGAGGCTGTTGACGAACACGCGGCGCGGCTTGCGCCACGTCAGCGGCAGACCGAGGCGGTCTTCGTGGAGCAGGACGCCGGTCTTGCCGCCGATCTCGGGGCTGTCGAACTTGCGGTGCGCCATGCGGAACGGCGGGGTGCGGTCGATGTAGCACCGCATGCATCCTTCGGAAGTGCGCGTACAGCCACTGATGGTGTTCCACGTGGCGTCAGTCCACTGAATGTGGCTCTGATCGGACATTGGTCCCTCCGAGTTTGATAAGGCTGTTGTTGTCCCTCCGGGCGCCGCCCTGGTTCTAGAAGCCAGGGCGGCGCCGTGGCCGCCAAAAGGGGAGAGGCGGCCGTCCCAGCGCCGGCCGGAGGGGGAACCCGGCGCCGGAATCCTCGGCTACAGGTAGCCGCAACAGCCCGGCGACCCAGGCGTCCGCACAGCCCGCAGCACCGCGGCCATCGCCAACGCCGCGACCTCACCGAGCGCCTGATCGAACACGGCCCGCTCACCCGGGAACGGCAGATCCAACGCGCGCACGAACACCGGCCGCGTCACATCCCAGCCCGTCCCCGACACCAGCACCCCGACCTCATCGACCAGGATCTCCACCGCGTTCACCCGCGCCTGGAACCCGGTCGCGCCCAGATCAACCAGGCGGGCGAGCACTTGGCCGGGAGCCAGAGCCTCAAGCGCGAGAGCCACATCCAGAGCCACCGACATCCCCAGTGCCAGACCCGGGCACCGGACCGGCCACGTCGGCACGTAACGGTCAGGACTCGTCGTCATCGCTGGCCCCGCTGTCCCTTGCCGGGCTTGCGTCGCCGCTCAGCCCGGTTCCCGAGAAAGGGCGCCGCTCCCGCGCCCGCTCGTCGTCCTCATCGGCGGAAGACGCGGCGCCCGCGTCGGCCTGGGCCAGGTGCTCGAGCACGTCATCCATCGGCAGCCGCTGGGTATCGCCCATCCGCTGCTGCGGTAGCGCCGCCGCGGCGAACACCGGATCCGGTACCCGCGTCTCCAACGACGACCCGTGGTCCTTCCGCGCCGCCCGCTCGATCTCCGCCGGGATGTCATGGCCGTTCTCACGCAGCCGCGAGAAGATCGCCCCGGTCTGCTCGGTCGGAGTCTCCGGCGGCGCGGGCGGGAACATCGGCGGCTGGAGCGGCGCGATCGGCTGGCGCTGCTGCGACACAGCATTCGACGACGCCAGCGACGCCGGACCGGGCGGAAGCGCCGGCTGCACCACCGCGGCGTTCTCCAGCCGGTCCGCACGCAGATACATCGACTGCGCATGCTGCGCCGCGCCCGCCAGATGCCGCTCCAGCCGCACCGCATGCATGTCATCGAGCACATCAAACGGCAACTCACCCTGCCGGACCCGCTCCACGAACTCGCAGATCGCCGCGACCGACGCCGTACCCTGCTCCGGGCCGCCCGGGTCGTGCCGCAGCGCGTTGCCCGGCCGCAGCACCGTCATCTCCTCACGCCCGTTGACTTGATCCGACAAGATGTCGAACGCGTCCTCCAGACGCCGGGTGTCGGCGCCCAGGTGCGCCGCGCGCGTCCGCTCCGACCGGGCCACCGCCACGGCGTGCGACACGTGCGCCGCCGCCTGCCGCTGCTCGGCCGCATGCTGCTGGTTTGCCTGCGCGGCCTGGTCGTGCTGGTTCCGCTCGCGCTGCGGATGCTCAGTCATGGTCATCGGTTCTCTCCATCGAGGGTTTCGGTCAGGTCGGCCCGCTCCACCAAGCGGGGCCCGAGGGTGTCGTTCTTGTGAGGCAGCTGCCACGACTCGCCCGGCTCGGCGGCCGGCGCGGCCGGGCGCTTCGGCATCGGGAAACGGTCGGCGTACTCGTCGGCGAGCGCCGCGTTCGCACGGGACTGCACGTAGCCCGCATAGGCGGCCTCAGCATCCGCGACGATGCCGTCGACCACGGCCGCGTCAAGCGCAGCCTGACGCCGATCCGCGAGACGATCCGCGTACTCCGCCAGCCGAACCGCAGCCACGACCACGGCCACCACGGCCAGAGTCAGGAAGAAGCCGGCGACATGATGCGCGAGCCAGGTCACGAGGCACCGCCGTTGCGTGCCTTGAGCAGGGCGTTCCGCTCGCGCAGAAGGATCCTCAGCGCCTCCCAGCGAAGGACGTGGTTCGGCGCGATCTCCTCAGCGACAGTGAAAACGCCGACGTAGTGAGACAGGGCCTCCTCATGAAGCCGAATCTCGGCCAGCGCATTCGCCGCAGCCCACTCGCCGTCCTCGGCGCACTCGGAGCACGACGGATCGAAGGCGGCGTTCTGGTCGTCATGGACGTGCACGTCAACCGAGTCCGCGGCCTCGTCCACGCACGCCTGGCAGGACGAATCGAACGCGGCGTCGTGGTCGTCGTGAACGTACGCCGTGATGACCTCGGCGCTCGGCCTACCGGCGCGCCGCCCGACCGCGTCCAACCAATCGTTGACGTGATCGCCATCTCCGACGTAGCGGTCGGCAAGGCGCTCCGCACTGGCCGCGCCAGCTGCGAGGGTCGCGTGGACCTGCGCGCGGGCGACCAGCAACGCTGTCGTCTGCGGGTCGAGCGACGGCGCCGCGTCGCTCTCCGAACGCTCGAAACTGGCCCGGCTCAGCAACTTCTCGGCAGCGCGGTAGTGCTCGGGTCCGGTGAGAGGCATCAGAAACCTGCCTCATCCGGAGCGGACTCGTACGCGTCGGCCGCCCGCTTGCCGCAGTCGTCCTCGAAGTGGCCCGGCTCCATGCAGTACCCGCACGAGTCCGAAGGCGTCGCCGCCGCAATCGCGGGCTGCTCGGCCGCCTTCAACTCCTGGCCGCGCTGCACCAGCGCCGTCTTGAGCTCCTCGTCGAGATGCCCGGCCGAGAGCGCCTGGTTCCAGACTTCCCGCCACGCCTCGAGCGACGTCGCGGACTGCGCCAGCGCCAGGTAGTCCGGCCGCACGTCCTCGACGGCGGGCGCCTGGCTCATGACCTCGTCCACCGTGACCCGCGGCTCCGCGAAAGCCCGGCCATCCGGCAGCGTGTCGCCGTCCAACTCCTCAGCCGCATACGGCATCGCGAACAACACGTCGGACGCGATCAGGCGGCAGATCTCGCCCGTAGCCCGAGCCGTCAGCATCGTCTCCGGCTGCTTCTTCCACTCCGGCTTGTTCATCAGCCCGAGGCCGATGGCGCGCGGAATGTCCCAGGTGACCTCCTGCCAGTCCTCGTCGTCCTTGCGGCGCCCACGCATCACAACCTTCTGGGCCGAGTGCTCGAGCCGCTGCACCTTGTGCCCATGCGACTGCACGAGTCCGCGCATCGCGTGAGCCCGCAGCGCCGGCGTGCCCTGGATCACGTCCATCGAACGGAGCGTCGCCATCGGCTGGAGGCCCAGTTCCAGGCCCGCGAGGATCGCGGCCATGATCTCCACGGGCTTGCCGCGCAGCGTGGAAGGAACGAAGGAAGTGGCCGCGAGGCGCGTCGCGAGTTCCTCGGCGCGCGTGGCCTCCTCGACCCAGTGCACGAGCGGGCTCGGCTGGGCGGCGGACCGCGCGGGCTGCTGCGGCAAACGCTGCGCGGGCAGCTGAGAGACGGGGTTTTCGGTGCGGATAGCCAGTTCAGTCACGGCCGGGCCTTCTCACTGTCGGTTCGGGTAGTTGAGGGGGTGGGGTGCGTGGCGCTCACAGGTACTCCTGGGCGTCGCGCGACTGCGCCCAGCCGGGCGTATCGATGTAGGCGATCCCGGGCTCATACGCCGGCCACTCGCCGGTCAACGTGCACTGCGCGAACAGGTCGATCGCGCGCCGGTTCTTCGCCGCCGCGATCATCCGGTCGATCTCCGGCACGCCGACGACCTGAATCAGGTACGGCTTCGTCTTGCGGATGAAGACGAACAGGAACGCGACGTCCTGCGCGATCCCCAATGCCCTGATGCCGGACTCGTAGAAGTCCGCCTGCATCGGGTAGGCATAGTTCGCCATCGACTTAGCGATCGAATCGGGGTCCACCTCAGGGATCGTCTTGATGTCCGGTACGAGCAGTCGCTCGCCCTCGACCGCCTCGGGCAGCCAGTCCGGACGCGCCCGCAGCATCACGCCCGTCTTCTCATCCCGCCAGACCAGGCTCCGCTCCGCCTTCCCGCGCGAAGGATCCAGCAGCTTCGCCGCCAACGGATGCCTGCGCAGCGCGACGCACATCTCATGCGCCGCCTGGAACTGCGCCTCCAACAGCGGGATACGGCCCGACGCCCGGATCTCCCGGCGCTCAGCCTGAGCCGCGTTGCCCACCCAGGACTTCGCCTCCACCGGCACGACCTCCGCGCCGTTCCCAAGAGCGATCGAGTGCACGGCCGAACCGAACTCCATCGCGTCCGTCGGCGGGGACGGGTGACGCCGCTCGTAATCGAACTTCGCCGGACACGACGGCGCCAGCAACTTCCGCGCGCCTGAGGAGGAGAGCGAACCGCCCGGCACCATGTCCGCGTGATACTGCTCGAGCGTCAGATAGTCGTAGATGCCCGGCTCGGTGATCTCAGTGGCGCACTCGGCGTACGCCTCGAGCTGAGCGGCGGGCAGGTCGATGGCCTCGGCGGTCACGCGGCACCAACCAGCGTCCGGGACTCGACAGCCTCGACCACGCCAGCCAGATCACGCGCCGGAACCGAAACCCACGTGTGCCGCAGCGCATCGGCCAGGTCGGCGCGCGCGTCCACGTCACCATCAGCCGCAGCGTCGACCAGTTCCCGAGACTCCAAGAGCGCGGTGAGAACCGACGGGTGAGCGAGGAGGCCGCAGATCGCGACGGTGTCGTTCGGGCGAGACTCGGCGGTCACGGCGGTCACAAGGCCACCTCGGCAGGGAAGTTAGGCTGCGCGAACCCAGGCCACGCCGCGACGGCGGCGCGGTCGTAGGCGCGGGCGGCGTCTGCCTCCGACTCGTAGCGGCCGAGGAACCTCAGCCGGCCATCGACTCTGATCGAGGCCTGCCACTTCTTCTGGCTCCGGTTCCAACAGACGCCTTTATAAACGGACGACCACGGGCGGCCGTCCGCGCGCCGCGACTTCGGAGTGTTGGCGACGTTCTCAGCCCGCGTCGCGGGACGCAGGTTGTAGCGCTGATTGTTCAGCGCGTCCCCGTCCTCGTGGTCGGTGTCGAAGCCGGCGGCGGTACCGACGATGAAGCGGTGAAGGAAGACAGTCTTACGGCCGATGACCGTGTAGGCGTAGACCTTGCCCGTCTTGCTCACCATCGGACGCCAGCGGTGCTCGGCAACCAACTCGGCATCCGCCTCATCGACCAGCGCCACGTAATCGCCCACGGGGATGGCCACGGCTCCGGGCGGCACGTCAGGCGTGTGCGCGGTCACCGGCGGGCCGTCGCTTCCGCGTAGCCGCGGTCGAACTCCTCGACCAGTTCGTCGAACCAGGCCATCGCGCGCTGCTCCTGGGCCTCGCGCATGTCCGCGAGCAACTGCTGCGTCTCGGCGGACTCGAAGAACGTGGCCAGCCGCACCTGACGCGGCAACTGGGCGAGCCGCTCGTCGATCGCGGCTTCGGCGTTCAGCGTGTCGCGCAGGTCGAACGGCGCGGTCCCGTCGGCGTCCGTGTACACCGTGTCGGTCACGGGCTTGCCGGTCTTGACCGACACGACGCGGCGGGTGCCGGGCTGCTCTGCGTGCTGCACGATGAACTGCGGGTTCTGGGGGGCGTGCGAAGCAGGGTTCTTGCGCCGGGTTGCGCGGGCTTCCTCGAGGTCTACGATTAACGCAGCCACCTGTACTCCTTCAAAGGTCTCAACTGGTGGTGATCTGCCGCCTTGCGCCCGGATGGCCCCGGGCCGGGCGGCGTTTTGCTGCTAGGCGGCGAGGCGCTGAAGTGCGCGTGCGACGTCGTCCCGGGTCGGGCCGGCGATCGTGGAGGGCGCGGCCATGGCTTCGGCCTGCCGGTGCTGGATCTCCTCGATCGCGGTCGCGTCGTTCTCGGTGAACTTGATCGCGGCGCGGGGCCCGTGGCCGATGCGCATGTGCGGCCAGCCGTTCTTGCAGCCCTCGTAGACGGCGGCCCGGCCGCAGCCGAGGCGGCGCGCGAGTTGTGCGACGCCGAGGGCGGTGCGCTCGGGGGTGGCCGCGTTCACGCGGCGCTCGCCACTTCGGCGCGCTGTTCGACCACGATCTCGAAGAGCTCGTCGAACGCCTCGCCGGGGGTGGAGCCGATCCGGTGGGCGTGCAGCGCGGTCATTCGCGCCGCCATTTCGGCGCCGATCGGCTCGCCGGTCTGGACGCGCTCCCTGAAGTCGTAGGCGACTCCGCCGCCGGCCTTGGTCAGTGCACGGATGCTCGGGCTTCCGTCGGGTTTGCGGGGGATGTCGTAGGCGGCGTCGGCCATGCGTAGGAGCGCTTCGGGGCGCGCACGCAGGTAGCACCGGTCGCCGAACCCAGGGAATCCGCCCCTGATCCTGCGCTCGCCGTTGCGAGCCGGGGTGTTCGCCATAGCGAGCAATCTATGCCCATGACGCTCGCTCCGTCAAGCGGTCGGGCTTTCTGTAGCGAACTTGAGGGGTGCGCGGAATTTAACCGTGCGCGCGGGGCCGGGATGCGACCGCCCCTTGCGCACACTTACGTGCACTGAGACAGTGACGACGTAATATGCCCGCTACCAGCGCTTTCGTGCAACATTGCATGCGCATGTGCCCGTGCCGACTTGCGTCAAAGGAGCGACGTCCGCCATGCTAGGCGCCGACCAGTTCGCTAGAGCGAACACATACGCCCGGAACAGCGAAGCTACCCTTATGCCCGCACAAGACGACGCCGGCACCCCCCGCACCCGCCACTGGGGCCGCTGGATCACCGAGCAACTCGACCGGCGCGGCATGACCCCCGCCGACTTCCGCAAGACCCTCACCGCGCTCGCCGGACCCGGCCGGTACAGCTCCGGCACCATCAGCTCCTGGCGCTCCGGCGACAAGGCGCCGAGCGAGGGCGCATGCCTGTTCATCGCACGCGCCCTGCTCCTGCCCGTACCCGAGGTGCTGCGCAACGCCGGATACGAGGAGATCGCCGCGATCCTCGAAGCCGAACCCCCGCGCGAGGACCCACGCCTCGCCCGCATCCGCGACGCCGACCTCAGCCCTGCGCAGGCCTCCGCACTTGAGGAGTTCTACCGCGAACGCATCGCCGACCTCGACGACCTGATCGAGGCGCGCATCAGCAGGATCCTCGGCGAGGGCGAGGCCGGACGCGAGGAGGAAGGCGACGACGAGGACGCGTCCTGATCAGACCGTGAGGTCCGCCAGGTCACGCTCGCGGCCACGGCTCATCAGCGCGGCCAGGTTCGCTACGAGGTCGTCCTCGACCTCCGGCAGCAGGTGTCCGTAACGATCCTGCGTGATCTTGATGGAGGCGTGGCCCAGCCGACGCGAGATCGCCAGCAGCGGGGCGCCCGACGCGATCGCCCACGCCACCTGCGTATGGCGCAGATCGTGCACCCGCGGGTACTGCTCGAGCAGCCCGGCGTGCCCGCACCAGGTGCAGTCCCTCCGACGCACCGTGGTCGGGCCGCGCCGGGCGATACCCCGCTTGTGGTCCTGCTCCCGGCACGCCTCGCAGCGCATCGCCATGTAGCAGGCCGCGAGCCACCGGCCCGTGTAGAACGTCGCATGCGAGAACCTGCCGCCAGACGGCCCCGTGAACACGAGATCCGTCTTCGCCTTCCCGGACAGCACCGGCAGCAGCATGTCGACCTGCTCCTCCGACAGGCGCACCCCGCGCCGCGCCGCCTTCGTCTTCGGCGCGCCCAGGATGTACGCGCCGCGCCCGTCCTGCTTCCACGCCCGCTTCACCCGCACCTTCGGCTTGCCGAGGAGGTCCTCGAAATCCCGCACCTGCAGCGCCGTCGCCTCGCTGTAGCGCAGCCCCGTACCGACGAGGAACCGGGCGAGTTTGCGCGCCATCGGGTCGAACGCGATACGCCCGTCGATCAGGTCGTACTCCTCCGGGGTGAGGAACACCATCTCCTCGTCGCCCTCGTCGTCCTCAAGCTTCGGCAGGCTCGTCTTCGCACACGGGTTCCTGGCGCGCAGCGGCGGATCCGCGTCCACCACCGACTGCATCAGCGCATAGAAGAGTCCGTGGATGTTGCGGACTGATTTGGGGGAGAGCGGGTCGCGCTCCCACTCCTCATCGCCGTCGCCCGCGCGACCCTCCCGCAACTCGCCGACCCACGCGCCGACCGTCAACGGGGAGATCGCGTCCGTGTCGGCGATGTCCGCTTCCCCGAACCACGGCAGGATGTTGCGTTCGAACAGGCGGCGGTACTTGCCGAGGGTGTCGGGTTGCACGCCGGACTGCGCCCGCAGCCACCGGTCCGCGTAGTCGGACACTGTTACCCCGGCGCCGCTCCTACCCGCGTCGGCGCCCTCCTGCGGCGCCGTCAGGCGCGCCATCTCGGCCGCGGAGACGAACCCGATGCCGGGCAGGTAGCTCGGCGGCCACCGGTAGCCGTTGGCGGCGAGCGCGTTCGTGAACAGGATCGCGGCGTTCAGATCGCGTCCCGGGTTGCGCACCGGGTTGAACGTCTCCGTGACGGACTTGCCGGCGCGGTTGCCACCGAGGTGGAACTTCACCCGGTACACCGTGGTGCCGTCGGCGAGGGTGTGCGGCTTCGGAGTGGGGGCCATGAACGCAGTGTGCACCGGACCGCCGTGATCGTTCCAGCCCCGTGGGGAATTTGCCCCACGGATGAGGATAACCCGAGGAAACATGAGACAGGATGAGAAAGGCTTAGCCGCTTCGACCTGCGGATCTGGCTGTGCCAGAGTGGTTCAAGTCCCCCCTCGGACACAATATGTTAACGGTTCCCAGCAGCGCTGATCGGTAGATCTTTCCGAGCGGCCCTGGCTTTGCCCCACCAAATACCCCACCGGCCCGGTCACGGCTGCCCGAACCGGGCCCGCGAACCGTTCGCCGAACCCGCGTCCGGCACCGACGCCAGCCGCCGCACGCCGGGCGCCGGACGCTTGCTCTCCAGCAGCTTGGCCGCAAGGCACACCAGAGCCTCGAGCTGCTCCACGGACATCGCCTCCATCCGGTCCAGGCCCGCGAGCGCCGCGCACCGCGCATCCTCACGTTCCGCCGCCGACTCGAGCCGCCCACGCTGATACGCGAACGCCTCCCGCCTGGCCGTCTGGACCTCACAGTCCGCGGCGTTGGCGGCCTGGATCCCGGCGGCCTCAGGCAGGATCACCGCGAACACGCCGCTGATCGCGTTGAAGTGCAGGGCGCCGCCGAGCGTCAGGACCGTGAGGACGAGCGCGAGGGTGAAGCAGGAGGCGGCGATGAGCCGGCATGTCTGGGGGGTGAGGCAGCGGGCGGGACCGCGCATGGGCAGGATCGGGCAGCCGATGGCGCCGATGCAGCCGAGTCCGACGAGCCAGGTTTCGACCATGGCGAATCTGGCGGCGCCGGGGAGGGCGAGGCGGGTGGAGTGGAGGGCGAGGACGGTGGCTGCGGCGGCCCAGAGGGCGGCTGCGGCGATCCAGGGGCGGTGGCGGAGGTAGCCGAACGTCCGTGCGAACCGGCCGCGTACCGGTTCGCCTTGGGCTGGGTCGGCTTGGGGTGGTGCGGTGAGCAAAATTTCCCCCTCGATGTCGTAAAGGGCGGCGGCTTGCCCATTGTGGCCTCTCCCACCGAGGCCGGGGCAAGTACCGGACTGCCATCGTTGCAGAACACGAACGGTAGCGTGCTCACTCGTGCAGGTGACGAATGGATGGGACGCTACTGCTGTACCCAACTGTGGTCAAGGGCGGTACCCATGAGCGCCCATGACGCCCGGCCCACCACGTGTTTTACCTTGCGGCAGGCGAGTATTACGCTGCCGGTATGCCTGGAAGCCGTCCGCAGGCCACACTCGGGGCCCGCATCGCTCTGCGCCGCAGGGAACTTCGCCTGACCGTAATCGACGCCGCCCGTCGCGCCGGGGTCAGCCATAAGACGTGGCGCTACTGGGAGCGTGACGCGCGCAGACCCGAGGACGTGAATCACCGGCTGATCGAGGAGTTCTGCGAGTGGGAGCCCGGTTCCGTTGACGCGGTCCTGCTCGGCCGTGAGCCGGTCCGGCGCGGTCTCGCCAGCGTCACCGAGCTGCATCCGGGTGTCGCGCACGCCCCGCCGGACGACGAGCTGATCCGGGAGTTGCGTGCGATGGACCTGCCCGAGCAGTTTCTCAACAACCTCATAGCCGCCTACTGGAGTGAGAAGGCGCACGCGGACACCCAGCGCCAGCACCGATATCTCGGGCTGGCCCGGGAGGCTAGCGGCTAGATCCCTTGCGGGCAAGGTCGTACGGCGCGAGCATCACTCGATCGTGTAGATGCGCGCCCTGCGACCGAGGAGCATGCTGCAAGGATGGGTTTTCCGGCCTTCGCGGTGGTGGCCTTCGCGGCCGGGCTGGCCGTCGGGCTGGTGCTGCTCGCGGCATATGTGGCCCGCAATTCGCGGCGTATCAGGCGCCTCGAGGATCAGGTGGCGGTGCTGACGCGGCGTCAGGCGGCGCATGGCCTAGTGATCCGGCATTTGGCGGAGGAGTGGGTGGATCCGCAGGAGCCGCCCCCGCCGTCGCGTCCGGTGTTGCGTGTCCTCGGCGGGGGTGCGGCGGTCGCGGCGTTTTTCGCTGTGCTGCGCCTTGTGCGTGCGTATCCGGCTCGGGCTGCGCTGGTGTCGGGTGCGGTCGCGGCGACGGCGGGGGTCGCGGTCGCTTTGGCGGTCGTGCCGCCGTCCGGCGTGGGCGTCGGTAACCGTGGTGTCTCGTCGTCGGGGGTGCGGTCGTCTGCGGCGTCTGTGCGGCCTGTGGCGGGGGCATCGGGGTCGGCTGGTGGCAGGCCTGCGCCGGTGCCCGGGCGGTCGCGGGCGCCGAGTGCAGGAGGGGCCGGTTCGGCCGTTGCGACGCCGACTGCGTTCGGCCCGGCAGGCTTGCCGTCGCCGAGTCCGGGCGCGCCTACGGGCTTCGTGCCTACGCCGCCTGTGGCGGTGCCGGTCTTCACGCCGAGCGGGACCGGGTCGTCCTCGTGCGCGGTGGTGGTCGCGGCGCCGCCGCTGCTGTCGCTGTGTGTACCGTAGAACGCCGAAAGGGCCCCCACCACCCAGCCCGGAGGCGTGGGTGGTGGGGGCTTGGAGTCGGCGAGGGCGGGTCAGGCGGCGGGGATCCCGAGTGCCTTGGACGTGTGCTTCCCGACTATCCCGTCGGGGGGGAGTTTGCGGTGCCGCTGGAACGCGAGCACTTCGGTGGCCGTGGCCGGTCCGGCCGTCGAGTCCGTCCCGCCGTCGCCGAGGCCTTCGCCGACGAGGGCGCGCTGCACGACCAGGGTGCGGGCCCGCAGGTGCTGCCACGTCACGGGGCCGACCTGAGAGTCCACGTGGATCTTGAACGCCTTCTGTGCGGCGTCGACCGCAACCTTAGTGTTGCCGCCGTAGTGCCCGTCGACTCCCTTGGGGTCTTGCCCGGCGAGCATGAGGGCGCGCTGGAGGAGGGTGACCCAGGGGCCGGTGGTGCCGGGCGAGACGGTCGGCCAGGACGGCGCGGGCTTCGATCCGGTCGGCGTCGGGGCGGACGGCGCCGTGGTGTCGAGGAGCCGAGCGAGCTGCGTCGCGGAGCCGCGGTACGCGTTGATGTCGATGCGCTGCCCGGACTCGATGCCGGCGTCGGTGAACTGCCACAGGGACGGCGTGACACCGCCGTAGCCGGCCCATTCGGTCGCGTTGTCGCCCGGGTACAGGGCGACGGGCGTCCCGGCCTTCATGGTCGGGTAGGCGGCGTTGATGAGCGCGAGGCCGCGGGAGGCGAGCGGCGCGGCGAGGGCGGGCGAGCCGAGCGAAGCCCAGCGGCCGTGGGCGAAGTAGAGCAGCCGCGGGTGCAACTCGGCGGCGGTCATCGCGTCGGCGACGTCGAGGGCCTGCCGGAAGCCGCCCTCTTCGAAGTCGAGCATGACCGGCAGGGACGGGTCGCCGATGTGGGTCTTGAGCCACGCGGCCTGCGCTGTAGGGCTGGATCCGTCGATGTAGTGGTAGGCCGCGACGATGAGGCCCGCGGTCTTGGCTTCGGTGAGCCAGCCCGCATAGTCGGGGTCGACGTAGGTGGCGCCTTGGGTGGCTTTGATGAACAGGCCCGCGCAGTCGGGGCGCAGCGCGGCCGGTATCAGGCCGTGCTGGTAGGACGCGATGTCAGCGACGAACACCGTCATGTCAGTCTCCAAGGAGGAAGAGGTCTTCTCGCCGCAGGAGCGGCAGGCCGAGCAGCAGCAGGCCTTTGAGGGTTGGCGGGCTCGGCGTGGTGGGGGTGGCGCTGGGGCCCAGTGCTGGCGCGGGCGTGCTCGCCTGCGTGCTGCCCGATGGGTTCGGTGTGGTCGCCGGGTGGGTGCGCAGGGATTCGGCCGCGGTGTTGGCGGCGCCGGTCGCGGACGGGCTGCTGCTGGCCGTGGCGGGCGTGCAGGTGTAGTGCGGTGCCGGGGACTGGCCGTCCAGGGTGCAGTCGTAGGTGACGCCGGACGGGTCGGTCCAGGACCAGCCGGCCGGGGGAGAACCGGGGGCGCCGTTTTGGCCCGCCTCTCCGGCCGGACCGACGGCTCCCGGACTGCCGGGTACGCCTGGCTCGCCTTGTGGGCCGGCCGGTCCGCTCGGGCCCACGCTTCCGGGGGCTCCGCTGACACCCGGGCTTCCCGGGGAACCGGGGGCGCCGGTCGCGCCTACGCCCGCAGGGCCCTGCGGGCCAGCCGGACCCGACACTGTAATCGTCTCGAGGATCTCGCTGGGCGCCGGCACCACGGGTGTCGCACCGAGATCCTTGATCTGGGCGCGGGCCGAATTCACCGCGCCCGCGAGACCGTCGATCTGCGCGTCCTGCGTTGCTTTCGCCGCACCCAGACCGGAGATCTGCGTCGAGTCCGAATGCAGCATCAGCAGCATGTACACCATGAGCGCGAGCGCGAGCAGCGCGCACAGCATCAGGGCGGAGGAGAACCAGTTCCGGCGAAGCCGTTCGGGCGTGCCCGTCACTACCTACCTCCCTGGTGGGCTGTCGCGTACCAGGCCGTGGCGAGTACCGCGAGGATTGAGGCGATCGCGAGCACGCGCGTCCAGACTCTGTCGCTGCGTTTCTCCACTGCGGCCTTCACTCCGTCGAGGGCCTTGCGCAGTTCTCCGAGAGCGTCCATGGCGATCTTGTGGCGTTCTTCGCAGTGCTCGTCGACCTCGGCGATGTCTTTCTGGAGGTGGCCGTTCTCGCGTTGCCAGGAGTCGACGGAGACGGTGGTCTGGGCGAGGTTGGTCAGCCGGTCGTCGAGTGCTTTCTGGTCGCGCTGGCGGTCATCGAACTTGCCGAGGATCTCGCGGTTGCTGAGTGGCTCATCGGCCACGATCACCCCCGGGTTGCGCGTTGGTGGTCAAGGGCTAGGCGTCCGGTTTCTGCGCGTCGCGGTGGGCGGCGTGGATGTGCTCGGCAGTGACCAGGTCCGGGACGGCGGGGTGGTGGCGCTTACAAGCCCGGAACGGGGTGCCCTCGACCGGGTGTGAGCCCCACCGCCAGCAGAAGCGGGGGCTCTCGACGTGACAGGTGTGCTTGCGCCAGAACGCGATGAGGGCACCGATGAGGGTGAAGTTGCCGAGGTCGGAACAGAACCCCGACCAGAACGCCCCCCACCGGTTGCTCGAGTCGGTGATGCCGTACTCGTCCAGCAGGTGCAGGAGCCAGGTCATGCTGAGGCGTCCGGCAGGAACTCGTACTCCTCGCGGGCGTACTTGTCGAGAAGCCATGCAGGATACGTGATCGCGTGAATGCCGTGGTTCGGAGAACGGTGATGCTTATCGCAGATGATCATTAAGCCACCCTCCCCTTCGGCGTAGTTGAGGAAGTCCTCGTCAGAGTGCAGATCCGCCTGCGGGAAATCCTTAGCGACCTTCCGCCAGTCGATCTCGGAGAGACCTGCGAACTCCGCGATGGCGTGGTGCGCCTCGAGTTGCTTCGCGCCTTCGCAGCGGTGTCCTTCTGGCAGCCCCGCCTTGATCTGCTGGAGGGTGGCGCCGCCAATCCAGCACCCGACGCCGAGTACATGAATCAGCCGGTGCTGCGCATGGTGGAAGATCTTGTAATGGGCGTCTTCCTCGCGCGGTGCGTGCGGCGGGTAGGCCACCACCTCGTGCAGCGTGCGCCGCTCGAGGTGCGGTGCGTGCGCCGCTACGGGCGAGTTGTCGTGGTCGGTCACTGCAAGCCTTTCTAGACCGTACCGAGGTACGTGACGAACAGTTCCCGGATGAACTGCGTGGCGCCGTTCGCGTTAGGCGGCTCCGGGGTGAACGCTCCCGTCCCGGAGGTGCGGGTGGCGGAGAACCCGAATGTGTGCAACCCGGTCGAACTGGCGATGAACGTGTTGGCGAGAGGGATCGGCAGCCGGGAGAGGCTGCCGGTCGTCGTGGATGTCCACTGCGCCTGCGCGACCAGCGTGGACGATGCGGTCGGGTTCGATGCGCTGCCGGAGTCGCGGATCTGGAGCGAGTAGATGTCGTTGGCTACGCCGCAGTTGCCGTGCAGTCCGAGCATGGTCGCCTGGTAGCGGCGTCCGGCGGTCAGTTGGCACTGGTAGTACCCGAGGACCGTGTCGAACGTCTCGGTGGCGCCGCTGGTGGCGGTGCCGGGGAGGGTTGTGGATGCGGGCGCGACCGTCGCGGGGACGGCGAGCGGCCCGGTCAGCGCCATCAGCAGGAGTTCGAGGTCTGACGCCACGTCGGCCCCCTTAGGCGAGTTGGACGACGCCGGTGCCCTGGGTGGGCGCGGGCCAGGTACCGGACGCGGTGATCTGCGCGACGGTGGAGGCTTGCGGGCCGGTGTAGGTGTAGTGCGCGTGGGCGACGTCGAGGTACCAGCGCTGTGCCGAGGGCGGGGTTCCGGAGAGTGTCGCCTGGATCTGGAAGCCGTAGGCGCCGGCCGGGGCCTGGAGTGTATGTGTCTCCTCGGTCCATGTGGCCGCTGGGACGCTCGTCAGGTTCGCTGACGTGGAGATCGGTGTTCCGCCGGACACGGCCGTGTACCACGTGATCGACATGGAGAAGTTGGAGGTGGCCGTGTTGGTGAACCATGTCCAGCCGGTGGTGGTGCACCATTGTCCGGGCATGCACGGCATGATCTCGGAGGCGGCGATGACGTTCGCGGCGCTGCCTGACGGGGTGATCTGCAGGGCGTACTGGCCTTCGTAGACCTGGGTGGTGGATTGGGCGCCGGTGCCGCCGGTCACGGTCCATGGGGAGGTCCCGGTCTCGAAGCCCTGGTTCGCGTTGAGCGCGACGGCTTGCCGTGTCGCCTCGCACACGCCGAGGACGCGCTGGTCCGGTGTCGTCGCGGACACGATCGTGGTGATGCGGGCGCCGTTGTCCGACCATAGGTGCAGCGCGGGTCCGCCGACGGACTGATCGAAGATCTGGATCGGGACGGCGTTGCCGCCGCCGGCCGACGTCCACGTGTAGGTGCCGCGAGGGCTGGTCAGCGCGGCCGGGTTGCCGGGGAAGACGTTGTGGTCCTGGTGCATCCGCAGGTAGTCGTTGAGGTCGCCGCCCTGCTGCTGCATGAGGATGTGGTACGTCGCACCGTTCGTCAGGCCCGTGGCGGGCAGCGGCGCCGAGATGTACGGGGTGAGCGCGATCGGGAAAGTCACGTAGTTGCTCGTGCGCAGTCCGAGAATCAGGACCGTGCCGTTGCCTTGGTCGATCGCCCCGTTGAAGATCGAGAGGAGGTTGCCGGAGGAGCTCCATGCCGCCGCGGGTCCGGTCGCGCAGACGCCGAGGCCGAAGAGCGTGTCGGTATCGGACGTCACGTAGATCATGCTGTTGTTCGAGAAAACGGTGTTGTTCAGGTTGCCGATGGCGACCGGGAGCGACGGTCCGGGCACCCAGGCGCCGAGGGACCCGTCGGAGTGGATCGGCGCGTACCACACGGAGGTGACGTTGCCGGCGAGCGCTTCGCCCGCCATCAGGAACAGGAATCCCTGCATGGCTGTCACGAAGCTGAGCTGGGTTGCCACGGGCATCGGCGTGCCCGCGTTCCAGGCGGTGATCTGCCCGTTCTGCACCTGCGCGTAGGAAACCGTGTTGATCGGGTCGCCGCCGGGGTTCGGGATCCCTCCGAGCACGTACACGTACCCGTTGTAGGAGCACGTCGCCTGGTTCTGGACGGCGTACGGGAGCGAGGTCTGCGTGGACCACGCCGAGAGTTGGCCTGTCGTCGGGTCGATCGACGCCGTGTAGACCGCTCCGCTGGGCGTGCCGAAGAAGCTCGTCGAGCCGCCCGCGGTGACGATGACGGGAGCTTGCGTGACCGCGTCGATGACTGCGCAGGTCTTTCCCGACCCGTCGTTCGTGGTGGGGAACGCGGCCTGTGGGATGGCCTGCGAGAGGGCCGCGGTCGCGCCGGACTGGGTGTAGGGGATCGTGAACACGGCCGAGAGGGCCGCGCCGGCTGCTACGCCGCCGATCTGGACCATGTAGTTGCCGTAGTACGTGGCCGACGGCGCGGCCGTCGAGGTCGTGTACGGGTACGGCCAGGGCGTGGTCAGGGACGCCTCCATGATCGTCCCGTTGAACTGGGCGACGGCGAGGGGGTTTCCGGTCAGCTGGGTGCTGAACGAGGTGCCCTCGGCGATCCCGGACACCGCGGCCAACTGGTAGATCCAGTTCGCGGGGATCCGGGCTTGCTGGAGCACGGTGCCGGGCACGCCCGCATTGTCGGCGCACAGCGACACGAGCAGGTCCGCGCCGCCCCCGACGGGCAGCAGCGGGATCTGGACGCGGCCGATCGCGGTCCCTGACATCGTGAACGGCTGGTCGATGTCCGTGGAGGACAGGTCGCGTTTCCATGCCGAGGCGCCCGAGCCGTTTGGCGTGAGGATCGGGTTGCCCTGGTAGAGCGCGGTGATGCCGTGCGTGCCGAGGAACTGGTTGACCTGGCCGGCGCCTGCCGTCGCAGAGGCGTCGCCGATGAGCCCGTTGTGCGGTGCCGAGTAGATCGGCGTGGTCGTTGTCGCCATCGGCGCCTTCCTTGTCTGCGGAATCGGCTACCGTCGGTACCAGAGTCGGACTCAGGGGGTTGATCTTCGTGTTGCAGCGTGAAGCCGAGGCCACGTCGGTGATCCGCGTGCGCCCTTCCACGCGTATCGGACGCGCCTACTGGTCGGCCACGCGGCACTTGAACCGGCGAGACCGGCGCATCCTCGGCCTGTGGGGCAGCGCGCACCTCGGACTGGCGGTACTCGCGTGGATGAGCTCGTGGATAAGTGGCCAGCGCGGCATCTACCACGCGCTACTCGGGATCTACGCGCAGTGGGACTACGACTGGTACCGCGCTATCGCCGCCCACGGGTACTTCAGCGGCCGGTCCGGAGGCGAGGCGGCGCGGGCGTTCCTGCCCGGGTTCCCGGTCGTCCTCGCGGCCGTGCACCTGCTCGTGCGCAACTGGGTCGCGTCCGGGCTGCTCGTCTCGCTGGTCGCGGGCGGCGTCGCGCTCGTGTGCATCGGCCGCCTCGGCGGTGAGCGCGCAGCCCTCTACCTGCTGACCGCACCGGCCGCGATGTACCTGGCGGTCGGCTACTCCGAGTCGCTGTTCCTCGCGCTCGCGCTGCCCGCGTGGATGGCCGCGCAGCGGCGGGACTGGCCGCTCGCCGCCGTCATTGCGGCCCTCGCGGGGCTCGTCCGCGTCAACGGACTCTTCCTCATCGTCGCCCTGCTCGTCGCCGCCGCAACGTCCGAACGCGGGAAGCGGCTACGCGCGATTGCGTGGTCGTCGTTCGGGTTCGTCGGCCCGGCCGCCTACGTTGCGTATCTGTGGGCCGGGACGGGCTCGCCCACCGCCTGGTTCGCGGCCAGCAACGCCGGCTGGGGCCTGCACCTGGTCTCGCCCTGGTCCGCGTGGAAGACCACGTGGGGAATGGCGTTCGGGCGCGTGCTGCCGCCGGACCGTGCCGCGATGTTCCAGGTCGAGATCGCGTGCATCCTTGCCGCGTGGGCACTCACGCTCGTCCTGCTGCGTCGCCACGCCTGGGCCGAGGCGACCTACTGCGGGCTCGCGGCTGCCGTGCTCAGCTGCACGACGTACTACCAGGCGGTCCCGCGCGCCGTCCTGATCATGTGGCCGCTTTATGTGCTGGTCGCCCGCGCGGCCGAGAAGCGGCCCTGGGTCGGACAGGTGTACCTGTGGGTCTGGGCACCGCTCGCCGTGGTCGTGGCCGTTTACTTCTTCCTGGGCAAGTGGGCGGTCTAGGTGACCGACACCAGCGCGCCGCCGGAGTACGAGAGCGACCGCGACGAGGTCATGTAACCGGACGCGGTCTGCCCGGCCGTGTACTCGGCCAGCGACGTCGGCTCCGCGCCCGACCAGCCCCACGTCGTCCAGCGCGCGCCGGCATCGTCATAGGAGTGCACCAGCGGCGGCACCGCGGACTGGTCCCACAGGCTGTAGTAGAACCCGTACGACTGCGCCGTCCACGACGTGCCGTTCGTGCTCGTCGAGGCGCCAGTGACCTGGTTCGACTTGGACCAGGCGTAGAAGTCCGATGCATCCCCCGCGACCGCCACGACGATCCAGTAAGCAGTACCGGATGCCAGTGAGCATGGCAGCGGGACCGATACCGTCGCGGCCGACGCGGGCACCATGGCCGGCGGCAGCGTCGTCGAGACCAGCGCAGTGCCCGTCGGCGCGCTACCGGTGCTCGTCTGGATCGACACGGTCGTCGTCGCGGGCAGTCCGGTCAGCGCCAGGTAGAGCACGGCCCGGCCGAGCGAGAAGTTCGAGCCTGCCGTGAACGACTGGGCCAAGAAGAGCCCGTTCGTGGCCGCCGAACCCGACCCGAGCGTCGTCTGGCCGCCCTGCTGAGTCCCGGCGTACAGGTACGTGGCGGCGTGCGAAACGAGGTACTGATCGACGTGCGCTGCCCTCGGCGGCTGACCGGACGTGGCGGCGATCCAGGCGGGCGCAGCCATCAGGAAATCCCGACCGTGATCGCCAGCGCGCTCGTCACGTTCGACGACGGCGTGATCGATACGGGCACTGCGATAAGCCCGGACCCGTTCGTGGCGAAACGCTTGGTTGCCGCCGCGTTCGGGCCGAGGTTCGCCACCGTGCCGTTCGCGTTGCTCGCCCGGTACAGCTTCGCCGGGGTCGTCGCGTTCTGCAGGATCCCGACCCAGTACAGGCCCGGCGTGACCGCCGTGGACGAGATCGTCGAAGTCTGGCCGCCAGTCCCGGCCACGTTCGTGTCGATCGACACGCTCGCCAGCACTGTACCGGCTGCGTTGATCAGCATGATGAAGTTCTCGCCGGCCGTCGGCGTCGCCGCCGCGGTCCCGACGCCCCAGTAGATCTTCGTGATCGACGTTGCGCGCTGCACGTAGACCGCGGCGAGATAGATGACCCCCGACGTCATCGTGTCGCCGCTCGACTGCGACGTGAAAGCCGGGTCGTGCGACCACGCCACCATCCCGGACTCGAACGGTGTCGGCAGCCCTACTGTGTGGCCCTGGAAGTCGAGGGCCGACAGCGACGACTGGAGGCCGTGGAACGCGGTCGAATACCCGGTCTGTCCGCCGACGCGTTCGATGACGTTCGCGCCGCGCAGGATGTTCGTGTTGGTGGCGTCGTCGATCCACGCCTGCGTGTTGCCGTACAACATGCCGCCGGAGACGACCACGTTCGAGGACGACGCGTTGACCGCGAACCCGTACTGCGGGCCCGGCACGCTCTGGCCGATGCCCGCGTTGGCCAGGCCGGTCAGCACCGTCGGCTGCGTGATCTCCACGGGGATGGTGGAGCCGGTGCACTGGATACCGGCGTAGGAGCCGCCGCCCGCGATTCCGTTCGCGCCGTCGCGCCGGTAGTACCCGCCGATGATACTCAACGGCGTGTCACCGGTCGCCGTGATCAGGATTCCGTTCCTGTTCGAGCCGTCCGTGGAGCAGCCGATCAACTGGCACCCGCCACCGCCCGTGTTGCTACCCGTCCACGTGCCGGAAATCTCGAACCCGTTCCAGTTCGAGTACTCCGACCGGCAACCAATGAAGACGCTGTTGGATGGCTGCGCGTTGAGCAGGAACCCCGACTTGCTCGACCCGATCGACTCCACGTCGATCCACGTCGTGTCCGTCATCCCGCCGGCCGAATACCCGTAGCCGCCGCAGTTGTTGCCCAGGACGCGGGTGAACCGGTGCGAGTAGGAGAACCCGCTGCCGTTCGACACGGAACTGATGAAGTGGTTCGGCATCGACCGGATCTGCACGTCCTGCACGATCACGCCGTGCACGAACCCCTGCATCTGAAGACCGTCGGTCGTGCTGCCGGTGATGGCCGAGCCGTCCAGCGTGACGAAGAAAAGGCCCTGCTGGTTCGAGGCCACCGAGTAGCCGCCGGTTGCCTGGTCGACCATCAGGATCATCGCCGGGTTCGACGACGAGAACGACGCGAGCGCTTTGATGCAGCAGGTCGTCGAGTCGATGTGCGAGGAATGCGAGCCCCACAGCGTCACCTGCGGCGGGATGTAGAGGGGGCTGGAGATTCCGTACGTGCCCGGCGGCAGATAGACCACACCCCCGAGAGGCGCGGCGTTCAGGGCGTTCTGGATCGGGAGGGTGTCGTCCGCGGTACCGTTGCCGACCGCGCCATAGTCCTGCGGCGTGATGAACCCGGCGAGATACGGCATTAGCCCACCGCCTTCAGCAGCCCGTTGGAGGCGTAGGTGAGGGTGCGCGAAGAGACGAGTGTCGTCCCGTCCTGTGCGATCGTGTACTCGGTGATTCCGGTCAGCGTCGTGCCGGACCACGTCAGGTTCGTGATGCGTGCCCCGTCGTCCGCGACGATCGACTGGATCTGCCCGGTGCCGCCCGTGCCGTACACCTGGTACATCAGCCCGTAGGACTGCGGCGTCCACGTGGACCCGTCGGGCGACGTGGCCGCGCCGGAAGCCTGGTTCGACTGTTGCCACACGTAGTACGCGCTCGGCGAGCCGGCGCCGGTCACCACCAGGCAGTAGATGCTCGACGGGCTCAGACCGCTCGCCAGCAGGGGTACCGGAAGCCAGAACGCGCCCGCGTACACGTACGGCTCCGCCAGTTGCGCCGAGGCGAGAGGCGCACCCACTGGCAGACCAGACGCCGCCGCGAACAGCGACACCGTCAGCGGACTGATCGTCGCAGTGACGGCTGAGCCGCCGACCGTGGAGATCTGGAGCGAGACCTGGCCGATCGCTGTCTGCGCCGACCCGGTCGTGATGGTCTGCGACAGGTAGCCGGATTGCAGCGACTGGTAGACGGCGGCGCCGGTGGCCTGCTGAGTCTGGACCGCACCCGGGTTCGTGTAGATCCACTGCGCGTTGTGGCCGCCGAGGAACTGGGTGTTCAGCCCGGAGTCCCCGCGCTTCCCGACGGACGCGGCAAGCCACGCAGGGGTAGCCATCAGCACCCCCGGGATTCAGCGCGACAGGTCACGGCCCGAGCAGCAGCGAGATCTCGAGCAGCAGACTGTCGGTCGTCGGTACGGTCAGCGTCGGCGAGAAGCTCCAGTGGTCGATCATCGTGCCGCTGTTCGTCGTCGAGGTCGCGCCCGCGAACAGGCCCGCCTCCGCGACCGTCCACGTCGTGGCCGGCGACGTGAAGTAGAACAGCCAGGTGCAGTAGGCGGGGATCGAGGAGGATGCCGGGTTCGTGCCGCCCGCGCCGACCGTCTGCCGGCCGAGCTCCGCGAACAGGGAGGTATCCGACTTCACGGGCGTGCCCGTGCCGGAGCCGACCGCGCCGTAGAGAGGCGTGAGATACGTCGGGGACGTCACGCCGAGGTTCGCGGCCTGGTCCTCCAAGCCCGCCCACACCAGGGCCGCGGCGAGCGCGCCGTACCCGACGGTGCACATGACGTTCTCGCCCGCGCGGTGGCCGGCCACCGCGTCCGGGCGGCCGGCGATCCGGGCGAGCGCCTCGGCGGGGGCGAGCCCTTGACGCTTAGTCAACTCGAGGTAGTCCGCGAGATCCTTCGGGCTCAGATCCGGGCTGTCGCGGAGGACGGTCGCGGCAAGCCGGCCTCGTATCGGCAGCGCCTCGCGCACGGCCGGGCTTCCTACTGCCATGCCCACGCTCCCCAGACGTCCTGACCCCAGCCCGGCGGGGTAGTGACGACAATCCCGGTGGCGGCGTCCGCCCACGCGGTCTGTTCGTCGGCCTCGGCGACGTATCCGAGGCCCGAGGTGGACGTGTCGGCACTGGAGGAGTTCTGCCCGTTGATTGAGTTGAGCAGATCGACCCAGGTCATCGGACGGTACAGGCCGGAGGTCATCGGCTACGCCCCTCATATCCGGACGGTGGTCAGCGCCATGGTGCGGTAGCCGCCGTCGGCGAACGTGACCGTGTTCGCAACGATCACGAAGGTGTCCATGAGCCCCCAGGTGCTGTTCTGCGGGTCGTAGAGCAGGCGGTTAGGGTCCGCCACTTCGCAGGACCAGCCGGCCCGCACCCACCCGATCCAGTCGGGGGACGTGTTGAAGGTGAACCGCTGGACGACGAACGCGTACTCGGTGCGCATCTGCTGTGCGCGGGCGAGCGCCATCGGGACGGTCGTCAGGCTGCTGTCGGAGACGTACTGGCCGAAGATCCCGCCGTTCGGCCCGGCGTACCGGGTGATCGACGCCTGGTCTGAGGCCTGCGCCACCACCGGGACGAGGTAGGTGTACCAGATCTGGATCTGCGTTCCGGCGGCCGGGACCGTGGCCGCGACCAGGAAGTACTGGCCGATGGAGTTCTGCTCGACGACCCACGGGCCCGTCACGCTCGCACCCTTGTCCGCGACGACGACGGTCGTCGAGACGCCGCCGATGTGCAGCACAGGCTGGCCGGTGACGGTGTAACGCAGCGGCCACGCGGTCTGGGTGCCGTCCGCGAGCCACGTGTCGGTCGGCGGTTTCGACGTCGAGCCGTAGGAGATCGTCTGGTTCGCGCCCTGCACCAGGATCCGGTTCGACAGGGATGTGCCGTCCTGCTGGTTCGCGTTCTGGCTGTCGAGGAGGATGTGGCCCTCGGTCAGCGACCCTGCGGCGGTCGGGGCGGTGGTGAACGTCACGCCGCTGCTCAGAGCCTCGGTGCCGGGGAAGAAGTGCAGTTCGAGGTTCTCGTCGACATACCAGCCCCACGGTGTCGTGGAGCCAGCGAGGTTCGCCAGCTGCCGCCATGCCGTCGACAAGGGGTTGAAATTCAGGACGTAGGAGGCGAGTTGCGGGCCCGGTTCGACGTATCCGCCGTCCGCGACCGTCGCGGCGGTGATCCCGCAGTCGGCCTGCCGGACGAGGCTGACCACGATCTGGTCGACGGTCCAGCCGTAGAAGATCCCGTGGACGTCCTTGTTGTCGGCGTACAGGGTGTAGTCGACGCAGGCGAGGTCCCATTCGTTCAACGTCTTGTTGACGATGACCGCCTGGGTCACGGAGTTCGCCACCCCGGCGAAAAGGCTCGTCGCGGCGGTGTTGTCGTACAGGGAGACCTGCGACATGCCGAGGATCGCGATGGTGGGCGTGCCGGCGGCGGCGTAGTCCTCGACGAGCGGCAGGACGGCTGTGTCGCCCTGTCGGCCGAAGTTCTGCGTGACCGTCGTCTGCTGTTGGGCGCCGGCCCACGTGAGGTGCGTCGTGTAGTCGGTCGGCGAGCCGCCCGGCGGGGTGACGGTCAGGGTCAGGTGTGGGGCAGCGACCACGCCATCACCTCAGCAGTGTCTTGACGCCGCCCTGTGCGCCGATGGAGGTGACGACCCGGCTGCCGACCTTCTGCGCGAACTTGTCGAAGTCGGCATCAGTCATCAGGGTGTTGCCGCCTTCGATGATGATGGTCGGCCCGCTGGTGGCGGACGTGGTGCCGAGTGACGCGGCGCCGCCGAGGCCCGAGGCGAACGCCTGCCCGAGGTTCTGCGGGCCCGTCATATCCGCCTTGATCGACGCACTGATGGATCCGAGTTTCGCGTGCAGTGCGGGAACCTGGTCGTCGAACCCGGTGATCAGACCCTTCATGATCAGCTGGCCGTTGTCGGTCAGCATGACCGCGTCATAGGACGGCGGCCCCTTCCAGGAGATGATGTCGGAGGCGATCCCGCCGAAGAACGACTTCACGTCACCGAGCGCGGACTTCGCTCCGCTGATCAGGCCGGTCAGGATCGTCTTGCCGATGTCGTAGAGCCACGAGCCCGCGTCCTTGAAGAACCCGATGATCCCGTTGTAGATCGTCTTGAAAGCGCCGGTCACGCCCGAAAGCGCGTCCTTGATCGCCTTCTCGAAGCCGCCGAAGATCGAGGAGACGGAACCGACGACGGTCTTCTCGATATCGCCGAGGATCGACTTGAAGAACGAGTAGATGTCCTGCCACACGGCGCTCACCGTGGACTTCACATCACCCCACAGCTTGCCCCACTTACCCGTCACCAGGTCAGCGAAGAACTGGAAGAACCCCTTGATCAGGTCCAGTGCGACGTTGATAGTGGCGGTGATCCCGGCCCACGCGGCCCGAACGATCCCGAGAACGACATCCCACGCCGCCTTGATGATCCCCTCGACGATGTCGAGCTGCGCCCTGACGATCCCCGAGATCACCGACCAGGCCGCCCGTACGATGGTGGACACCAGATCCCAGGCCAGTCGGAACGCGCCCTCGATCGCCTGCCAGCCGGCCTTGAGGACCGTCTCCACCAGGCCGAGCTCAACCCTGAAGATCCCGACGATGAAATTCCAGGCGGTCTTCGTGAGCGACTCGACAACCCCGAACGCCGTCTCGAACGCCTCGATCATGAAATTCAGTGGCGGCTCGACGACATCCTCGACGTCCTGGACCGCGCCCTCGAAGAGCGCGACGATCGTGTCCCAGTTCGAGGAGATCAGCGAGACCAGCTTGCCGCCCGTCGCGTTCCAGATCGTGACCAGCGACTGCCAGATCGACGACAGGTCGGACGAGATCTTGTCCCACTCTTTGGAGACCGCCGCAGACGCCTGATCCCAGGCGCGCGAGATCGCGGTCACCACCTTGCCGCCGGTCGCGTCCCAGGCCGCCGAAAGGCCGCCCCAGACCGCCTTCAGGACGCCGACGAAATCGGCCCACACGCCCTCGGCGACCGCCACGGCCGTACGGAACGCGCCTGAGACAGCGTCGCCGACGTCCTTGGCCGCGCCCTTCATCCAGTTCCAGACGTCCTTGAGCACGGCCTCGACCTGCCGCCAGTGCGTTGCGATCTCCAGGACCGCGGCGATCAGCAGCCCGATCGGGCCGAGCAGCACCACCAGGCCGGCGGCGATCTCGTGCACGTGGCCCTTGACGAAGGCAACGGCGTCGTCGAATGCGGACTTAAGCCAGCTCCAGAAGTCGCCGAGCCACCGCTTGACCGTCGACCAGTGCGTGACGATCAGGACGGCGGCGAGCGCGAGCGCGGTGACCGCGAGGATCACCGGATTGAACTCGAGGCCCTCGGTGACCTCGCCGAAGGTGACCATGGCGCCGCGGATCAGGTCGATCGCCTTGGCTGCCAGGATGAACACCGTCACGCCTGTGGCGAGCGCCCCGACGACCAGGAGGATCATCGCGGCCAACGTCTTGTTGTGCTCGATCCAGTTGGCGATCGGCCCGACGACCTTGAGCACCATGTCGAGGATCTTCGTGACCATCGGCAGCAGCGCCGTGCCCAACTGGATCCCCGCAGCCTCCGCGGTCTGCTTGAGCTCGGACAACTTTTGGTTCAGGTTCCCCTGGATCTCGGCCCAGCCGTTGACGTTCTGGCCTGCCGTCTTCCCGGCGTCACCCACGGCCTTCACGTTCGACTGGAACGTCGCCGTGTTCGCGCCGGTCAGCATCAGCGCCGTGTTCAGGCCGGTCGCGCCGCCGAGCATCTTCGACAGCGCCGCCGTATAGGTCTGCGCGGCGGGCGAGCCGGAGGTGAGCAGCGAGTTGAAGGAGTGCGCCTTCTCCGCGGTGCCCGCGAACTGCGTCAACAGATGCGCGGAGACCGGGTCGAGGCCCTGAAGATCCGTGCGCCACTGCTTCGCCGTCACCGACCCGTTCAGGAAACTCGTGGCGAGCTTCTGCAGGTTCGCCGGCATCGCCGCGATTTCCTGGTTGGCATCGGACGCAGCAGCCTTCGCCTGCTGGAACGTCGACATGATGACCTGCCCCGACGGGCCCATATGCTGGGCGATCGCCGAGGTGAGTTCCTCGAGCGTCCCGGTCAGGCCCTTCTTGCCGAGCTGCTGCGAGACCTGGTTCGCGTTCAGGCCCATCTGCGCCATCTCGTTGATCGCCACGTTGTTGGGGTTCTGGAGCGACCGGATCGAGTTCGCCAAGTCCTGGGCAGCCTGCTGCGCGCTCATGCCCTCGCCGGTCATGGTCGCCATGGCGCCGCCGACCTGCTCGAAGGAAAGGCCGGCAGCCGACGCGATGGGCAGGACGTTCGAGAGCGACGCGGCAAGCGCCTCGGTCGTCGTCTTGCCGTTCTGGACCACCGCGATCAACTGGTCCATCGACGCGGTCGCTCTGTCGGCGCCGAGCCCGTAGTCCTTCAGGATCGTCGTCAGGGCATTGCTGACAGTCCCCAGGTCGGCGTTCTCGGCCTTCGCGCCCTGCGCCGCCGCCGTGAGCACCGTCAGGCCCTTAGCGCCCGTGAACCCGGCGCTGCCGATCATGTACATGCCGTTGGTGAGCTCTTGGATCTCCGTGCCCGTAGACGAAGCGATGCTCAGAATCCCCGCGCGCACCGCGGCCATCTGCGCCGCAGTCTCGCCGCCGGATGTCTGCAACACGGTCGTGGCCTGCTGGAAGTTCGCAGCCGCCTTCACCGACTCGTAGCCGATCCCCGCCACCGCCGCAGCCGTAAGACCCGCAGCGACCGTCGCGCCCTTGAGCGCCGCCCCGGACCCGGCCACCGACGTGTTCGCGGCGTCCTGCGCCGCAGCCATCTCCGCGCTGCGCGTCGTCACCCGCTTCTGCGCGGCGGACAGCGCGTCGAGCGCCGCGACCTGCTCCGCCGACGCCGCCTTCGCCGCCGTAGCGGCCTCGCGGGCGGCCACGGCCTGCGCCTGGAAGCCGGTGAGAATTTTCGCGTCGGACTCGCCGAACGCCGCGGTCACTGCGGCGGCGGACTCCTGCGCGGTCGCGGCCAGCGCCTCATAGGACGCCATCTCACGGTCCAGGGCGCCCTGGACCGCGTCCGCAGCGGCCCCGTGGACGGACGCGAGCTTCGTCTCGAGATCGGTGATCTTCGCGGCGGAAGCTTCCGCCGCGCTCGCATCCGCAGCAGCGGCGTCCGCGAGCTGCGAATACTTCACGATCATCTCGTCCGCGGACGCGCCCAGCGCAGCGGCAGCCGCCTCCTGCGCCGCCGACTCGACCCTCGCCGCGTCAGCCGCCGCCGCCTGCGCGTCACGCACAGCCCGCGTCGAAGTGAGCAGACGGGCCTGAGCAGCCTCCTGCTCCTGCACGGCGACGGTGTACGCGTTCGCCGCAGCCTCGGCCTTGACCTGCGCGGCTTCCAACTCCTCGCCGGTCATGCTGGCCTTCGCGGCGGCGTCCGCCGCCTTCTCGCCCAGCCCGTCGAGCTTCCCCGTGATCCCCTCGATGACCTTCGAGGCCTTGTCGATCGCCTCGAGCATCAACAGGACCGTGACCTCAGAGGACGTCGACACGCAGGCCACCCCCGCCCGTGCGCGCTACCTAGTGGCCATCGGGGGCCGCTCAATCCTCGGAAGCCGGGCGAACGCGGCATCAACCGCCTCAGGGTCCTGACCGCCGCCCGAGGAGCCGCCCTTGGACTTGCGCTCCTCCGCCTCGATCCGGAAAAAAGTCAGGACGTCCGCGAACTCCAGCGGGTCATACAGGGCGCGCGCCGCCTCCAGCGTCAGCCCAAGTCGCGACCACCAGATCTCCCGCATCCAGATCTCCTGGATCAGCGGATGCTCCGACCTCCCGCGCCTCGCCGCCGAACGGCACCTCGTCTCGAAAGTCGGCGTCCTCGGCCGGCGTGCGCTTCTTCGGCCGCCCCGCCTCGATCCGCTCGAACAGCCGCTCGCGCACCTCACCCGGCAGCACCCGAATCGAAGCGGCGCGCCCCTCGGGATCCTTCAGCGGCAGCGGCCGACCGTGCTGGTCCGTGAGGTTCCACGTGACAATCGCGGCTTCGAGCACGGCGCGCTTGTACGCGACGGTGTCGAACGACAGCAGCGTCGTCAGGTCCTCGCCGTCATCCTCGACGGGCTGCCCGTTCGCGAGGGCGGCACGGCGCTTGGCAGCCGCCTCGCGCGCCGTCTTCGCGGCGGAGACCTTCAGGTTCGCGGACGCCTTCACGTGCAGCGCGTCCGCACGGTCCCACACATCGCCCGAGAGCGCCGAGCGGATCTCGACCCAGTACTCGGTGCCGTCGTCGGGCCCGAGATCGGTCACATCGACCTTCTCGGTTCCGGCATAGCGGCTCATGAATCCCATGGAAACGTCCTTACCGATAGTGGAGCGCCGGGCGCGAGATGCGCAGACGCCGGTGGTGGATGGTCACAACGCCAGGTAGGAGGAGTCGACGATCGTCGCGGAGACCGTGTTGTTCGTGGACTGGTTCAAGAACGCCAGGTAGTTCAGCGACTCCATGACGATGTCCTCGGGCTTCGGGTCCTCCGAGTCCGTCTTGATGTAGACGTTCGGGCAGGAGAAGGAGGCCGAGCCGCCGTTCGTCGGGTGCGCGAGCGTGAAGCTCAGGACGCCGTGCCCGCCGTTCAGGGCCTGAGTCCAGTAGCCCCAGGTGGCGTCATCGAAACTCTGCCACACCAGGTCGATCTTCCCCGACACCTCGATCATGCCGGGGGTCAGGAACTGCAGGTTGTGCGACTGGTTGAACGTGTACGTGCTGATCAGGTGGTTGTCGATGTCCATCGTGAAGCCGTTGGCCTGCGCCACCGTCTGCCCGAACAGCGACAACGTGCCCTCCGCGAACACGTACGGCATCTCGTTGACCACCGCGACCGACGTCGGGGAGTCGAGCACCGCCGCGGACTGCGCGACCATGTCCGCCGACAGCGCCGCCTCGGCATCCGTCGCCGTCACGTTGATGCTGAGCTTGTTCACCCGCGAGCCCGCGAACAGGATCGACTGGCCGCCGAGAGTCGCCGGACCACCCAGGCACTTCTCCACCGTGTATGAGGAGAGCGCCACGGCCTGCTGAATCGAGTGCGTGAACGGCGCGGTGACGACAGACACGGCGACGCCTGAAGCGTGCGCGTACGTCCACGGCGCATCCACCGTGCCGTTCGTGCCCGTCAACGTCGCGATCTTCCGGCACTCGGTCGTCGTCGGGGTCGTCGGAGAGTTCACATCCACCTGGACGATCGACCCGATCGCGTAGCCCGTCGCCGACGTCAGCGAGATCGCCGAGGAGTTCGCCGTGACCGGAGCGGCGAGAGTCGTCGCGGACGTCGGCGACGAGCCCGTCACCCCGTAGCCGGGCTGGGCATCCGGACCGATCGCGCCAGGGATCAGCGTCGCCGCGTTCGTCGGCCACACCGGGCCCGCCAACGTCCCCGCGTTCTTGAACTGCCCGTTGAGCGGATACGAGTTCTTGTCCCGGTGCCCGAACATCAGCGTCGGGGAGAACAGGCCCGGGTCGATGTTCATACCGTTGCCGGTCATCGGGAAGTACGTCGTCGCCGACAGCGGCGTCCCGAACACCGCCTCCTTGGCAAGGCCCGTGGCCGACATGGCCCCGAACTTGGCCGTCACCGCCGTGGTCATGGCGTCGCCGCCTCTCTGCGCTTAGGCATCGGAAAGTGCTCGCCGCATCGCGCAGGCGAGAAAGACGAAAGCCCCGCACGCGGCGGGGCTGGGGCGGCCGGAAGGCCGGAAGATCAGGACAAGGTGGGGCGCGCGAACAGCGGACGCTCGCCGCGGCACACCTGATCCGCGACCGCCGCAGGCATCGGGTAGGACTCGCCCGGCGTACACAGGCCGACACCGGCGACGAACATCTCGGCCTGCCCGAGGAACACCAGCGTCTCCGCGGGCCTGCACTCCGAGCCGGCCTCCTCGGCCGGCGCGGGCGTCTCCTCGGCCACCGGCGCCTCCGGGACCGCGACCGCAGCCGCGGAATCGGTGCCATCGGCAGAGGGCGCGCCATCGCCGGTCTTACGGGAAACAGCCATCTCAGATCTCCTCGAACAGGGCCGCGAGCGACGAGGTCATCTCGGGCAGCAGGTGGTCGATCGCACGCTGCGGGAACGGGTTCGCCGCCGTGCCCGGGTGGTTCACGTGCAGCGCGAACACGTCATCCCAATGCAGCGCCTTGACGTTCTTCGGGTAGATCGGGTGCGGCGACGTGCCCTCGATCACGAACCCGGCGTACGGCGCGTCCGACGTCCACGTCATCGACACCCGGCCAGGCGAGACCTCAATCTCGGGCGCGTGGATCGAATCGCGCAGCCGCCCGGCGTCATCGCCCTGCCCGACCGGCGCCTCACCCGCGAGTTCCGAGGTCACCAGGTGCGCCCACGTCCTCGCCCACTCGGCCATCGCCGCCATCGGATTGGCGCGCTCGAGCTTCGAGGAATCCCCCGCCATCCCGATCGCAAGGAACGGATCCGACATCCAGCACCCCCGGTCAGGCCTGGAGGAGTTCCTTCACCTCGAACTGGATCCGCGCGACATACACGTACGTCTGCGACTTGTTCGCTGTGCGGATCGGCGGATAGTCCAACGTGAACCGCTCCCCGATGGACATCACCGACGATTTCGCGCCCGTCGTCGGATCGACGATCGGCGTCGGCATCGTCGTCGTCCACATCCTCGTCATCACCGTGTCCACGATGACCGGGAAGATCTGGTCCAGGTTCGCCGCCGTCGGCGCGGACTGGTAGTGCAGGTACACCTCGACAGTCCAGACCAGGTTCTTGAAACCCATCCCCCGCGGCATCGACTCGCGCGACGCCTGCATCCGCGCACCCGCGATCACCGCGATCGGGCCGTTGAACGTACCCGGCGCAGGAGGCGTGACGTATGCGGTGATCGCCGCGATGCCGTCCCACGGGATCTCGAGACCCTGCAGCAAGCCGTAGCAGTACTGCGTGACCGCGTTCATCGCCATCTAGATCACGCGCCGGTAGGGCGCGAGGAGATCCTTGATCTGCGCGGCGAGGTCAGCCACACCCTTGCCGCCGAGCGACGTCGACCCGGAGAGCGTCTGCGCCGTGATCGACTCCATGCCGGAGTCCAGAACCTGCGACGTCGCAATGAGGATCGTCGCCCACGCGATGTCCTGCGGAAGCGCCGAGAGTACGGTCTCCGCGGAATGGTTGTACGCCAGCGGAGCCGACAGCGTCACGATTCCCGGCCCCGCCTGAACGGTGCCACCGGCGGGCAGCGTGACGGGAGCGGTTGCCGTCGCCGTCGCCACGGTCACCGTCTCGGTGAACGCCCCGTCGTAGAAAAAGCACGTGGCGCCAGCCATGCCGGTGACGTCATCGACGGCGACCGCCTGGGTTCCGGCAGTCACGTCCGCGGTCACGCCGGCGTGCGGCCACCCGTTGAGATAGGTGGACTCGAACGTGTAGCCGTTCCGACCTGACGCCCACGAGACGTAGCCTGGCGCGATCAGGACGGCGCTGCCACCTGCCCCCGATGCGCCTTCGACGACGGGAGACAGTAGCGTGATCGGCGGGTCCTCGAGCGCCATCGCGGTCAACGGGATCGGCGACCACGACCGCGGGATCGTCGCCCGGGGCGAGACGCGGCCGGCGAGCAGTTGGGTCACCGGCCACCGCGAGAGCATCGCCCGGCCGACTCCGGACTGATCGACCGTCATCCGGTAGTCGGGTCCCTGGACCTGTTCGACCGACACGGTGGAGCGCAGCGGCTGGTTGACCTTCGCGTCGGCGATGTTCGAGGCACGCCAGAGGATGTTGGTCATCTCGGCGGTCTGGGCGGGTGAGAACTGGCTGCCCGCCTGCGGAATGCTGTTCCACGGAACGCCTGTGGGGGCGTTGAGGAGCATCTGTACGGAGCAGTAGGGGGTGGCCACGTTCGCTCCCTCCGCGGTCTCGGATGGGAATCGCCAGGAGGGGGTGGCGGGGTTACCCGCTGCTGGTGCGGATCAGGTCAGCGCCTTGCGGAGCGCAGTGGTTGCACACCCACTGCTCGCCGTCCCACCCGCCGTGCCGTCCGCAGAACGCTCGCCGGCACTTGTTGCAGAACTCGCACGGTTTGCCGGATCGGCGCGGACACAGGGCGCATGTCTTGCGGCCCTTCATGGATGGGCGCCCTAAGCCGAGGGCTTCGTTGCGGCAGCCTTGCGGGCCCGGGTGGCCGACTTCTTAGCCGGCTCGGGGCTCGCCGCGGCAGGGGCGGGAAGCGGAGCCGCCGGCGCGACCGCCGAGGCGACCTGCGCCATGCTCAGTCCTCCGCCGGCCAGGGCTGCGGCGAGTGCCGCGACCGACTGTGCGGCAACGGCGTCGAAGGTGGACTTCGCCGCCTCGGCGGTCTTCTGCTCCTTGTCCGTAAGCGGCACCTCGGACGGGACGCCGGCCCACAGCGGGTCCTTCGCCAGGTGCGGCTCGCAGCGCGGGCAGTCGACGGACATGTGCACATCGCCCTGGTCGGGCCGCTCGTCGTAGTGGTGGCCCGCGCAGGCGCCGCCAGGCGGCACGTAGGTGCGGATTCCGGTCTGTGCGTAACGCAAAGCTGGCTCCTAGGTGGTGTATCCGGGGGGCGGCAGGATGACGATGGTGACGTCCGGCGGCGTCGCCCCGGCTACTACCGCGGTCAGGCCGGCGTGGAGACGGATGTCGTACGGGAGGGCCACCTGCGCTGTCGCCGCGATTGCCGCGATCTCGGGGTGCGCGGTGTCGGGCCCGTCGTAGAGGGTGACTGTCGCGCCGCTCTGGCCCGTGTTGATGGTGACGAGGTGCAGGATGGCGCCGGGGTTGACGTCGAGGTTCTGGGTGCCGGCTGCGTTCAGGTGGAACGCGGCGCCGCCTACGGCCGTGCTGATACGCCACCTGCTTCCGGGGTCTTGCGGGGCCGGCGCCCGGGCGCGAGCGGTTCCTGGCACTTGGGGCAGTCGGTTTGCCAGGCGTAACCCACGAACGTGCATGCCGGACAGTGCGTCGAGGACGTCTTGAGGGGCGCGCTGTAGACGGCGCGCGCGATCATTCCGCCGGATTCGTCCGAAGCGCGCATGATCTCTCGGACGTGTTCGGGCCGGTCCACCGTGAGGCGTCCGGAGCGGGTCGCGTTGTAGCGGGAGCCGTCTTGCATCTGCAACCCGGTGCAGCCGGGGGGGACGCGGAGTTCGGGCACGAGGGTTCCTACCGTTCGGGTTCGTTCGCTAGCCGCGTCCGGCCGGGGCTCCCCGGCCGGACGCGGGTGCCGCATGGGCGATCAGCTGTAGGTGCCGCCGTTGCCGACGGTGGTCTTCTGGATGCCCTGCAGCAGGCCGTTGTACTGGACCGCCGGGGAGAACAGTGCCCCGTACATGAACAGGCTGTAGCGGAAGGTCACGTCCACGACGGGCCACGAGATGGACAGGTAGTCCTGGACCATCACGTTCTCCCACACGTTGCCGACGTTCGTCCACGGCTGCGGGAGCTTGTAGGACAGCGCCATGGCGGTGCCCTGCGGGATGTACGGGTGAACCCGGAGGTTCATCACCTTGCGCGTCACCGGGTTGGTGTACTCGCTGACGGCGACGCCGCCGCGCACACCCCCGACCTCGCTCTGGTTGATGAAGAACCGGTAGTTGTTCGGGTTGGCCTGGTTGTTCTGGTTCGCGAGCGAACCGGCCAGCCGGGTCAGGTCGCCGCCCTCGGCCCACAGGTCGTCCGGGTCGGCGAAGATGCCGTTCGGGCCGTCCCACATGCCGGTGAGCATGTTGTTGATGGCGTTCTCCGACAGGATGTCGCCGACGGAGTCGTTGACGTACGAGCCCTGGTAGCCGGACGGGTAGACGGCGGAACCGCCGGACGCCGAGTGGCCGGAGATCGTCGGGATGAAACCCTCGTAGTCCGTGGTCGCCGAGGTGCCGGTGTCGGCGGTCGGCGGGGTCGCAGTCCCGGTCGGCAGCGCGCCCTGCAGGGTGAAGCGGGTCGCGCCGACGGCCGAGGCCATCAGGTGGAAGCCGCTGTTGGCCGGGGCGGCCGTGCCGGTGCCGACGTAGACGTTGTAGGCGAGCGCGCCGTTGGACGGGCTGATCAGCACGTCGACCACGTTGCCAGCCGACCAGGCGACGGACGCGCTGGAGGAGCCCGCGGTCTCGCCGTAGTAGTTCAGCGCCGTGACGATCACGTACACGTTCGTGGTGACGCCGGACAGCGCCGTCTCGCCGCTGCCCGCGGCGCGAGCCGTGAGACCGGGCGTTCCCGGGGCCGACAAAGCGATCGAAGTCGCGCCGATCATGGCGCGCTCCTCGAGGACCATCATCTCCTGCAGCAGCACCAGCGACGCGAGCCCCGCGGCGTCGTCGAACCCCTGACCGGCGAACTGCGCCAGCCAGGAAACCGCCTCGGTCAGGCCGAAGAACTTGTACGGGACATTGACGTCCACGGCGGTCTGCGACCCGGAGGCGGGCAGCTGGTTGGGCCAGTTGTTGCCCGCGATACCGCCGCCGGCAGGCAGCTCCGGGATCGAGATGCGGTTGGAGGTCACGCCGAGCTGGCCCGGCAGCGCGCCGGAGATCGAGGTCATGACCTTCGCCCGGTGCACGGTGCCCTGGCCGGGCACACGCGGGATCAGGTTCCGCAGCGGCGAGTAGACCGGGTAGATCAGCTGCGTCGGCGCCGTCAGGTCGAACGGCACCAGGCCGGTCGCGTTCGGCGAAGTCAGCGTGATGGACTTGCCCAGTTGCGCGGACAGCTGGTCGTTCAGCTGCGACACGAACTGGTTCATCGCGTAGACCTGCGGGCTGTTCTGCATCGCCATCGACAGGGCGTTGCCGAACGCCGGCGACAGCGACTTCAGGACGGTCGCCGGGTCGGACAGGCCCTTGCGGATGGCCGACTTGAGCAGGTGCTCGGCGGCGTAGGCCTGGTCGTCCTCGCTGGCGCCGACACGGCGGCCCTTGACGAGGGCGGGGATGCGGCGGGAGATCGCGTCTCCGTAGCCGCCGTTGCGAACCTCGCCGAGAACCGACTTCGCAATGACGTCGGTGTTCGCCTCGCTCGAGATCTGCTCGATGGTTGCGCGCGTTATATGCCACTCCTTTCCGGGGTGGTCAGGTGCTCTAGCTGAGCAGCTTGACCGCCAGCTCGCGGCCGGCAGTCTTCATCAGTTCATCGAGGGCGGGAAGGGCGATCCCCTGGTCGGGGTCCTTCGCCTGCTTGACGAGCCTCACGAGCCGCTCCGTACGCGCAGCCTCGTCCCCGCCCGCGGGGACCTCCTGGCCGTCGTGCTTCGCCTTGGTGAGACTGGCCCCGGACCGCGGCGCCATCTGCGCCGGGTCGGGGGACGATTCGAACTCGGCGATCCTCGCCTCGAGGTCGCCGATGGTCTTGGTGAGGTCACCGAACTGGTCGGCGACGAGGTCCCGGATCGTGGACTTCAACATCTCCGGGTCGATGAGGGGCCCCGCGGTGGCAGTGGCGGCCGGCGCGGCGGCTTCCTGCGCGGGGTTCGCGGCGTTGGCCATCTCGGCCTCCTTCGTGACGTGCGGGGTGACGAGGGACGCGGCGTGCGCGGCGTCGACCGGGATCGGCGTGCTCGTCGCGTTGGTCTTGCCGAACTGCTGCGGGACGGGCGCGCTCGCGGCGGGAGAAACGCCCATCGCGCCGTGCGCGGACTCGCCCATGGCGCACACGCCCGGGTGCTGGCCGGCGATGTAGTCGTGCATCGCGGCGAGGACGCCCTTGGCCTGCTCGCGGGCCGCGGTCGTGTAGTAGGTGCGCGCGTCCTTGGCCGCCGACCCGGGGGACGCGGCTTCGCGCCCGGCCGTGATCAGAGGGCGCTTGAAGTCGTCGGGGTTCGGAACGTGGCTGGCGAGGGGGATGCGCGGCTTCTGGCCGGAGCCCGCCGTCTGGTTGGCGCGCCCGGCGGACACATACGGCCGTTCGAACTGGCCCGGGGTGATGCTGCCGGGCTTCACGTGCACGTCCGGGTAGTAGTCGGCGAACGCCTTGCGGAGATCCGTCATGGCTTCGGCCATCAGGCCCGAGTCGGCGGCCTTCAGGACCGCGGCGAGGCTGTAGGCGTGCGAGAGGCTGGGCAGCGCCATGGCCGCGCTGGCGGAGTCGCCGGCGGTCAACGCCGCGGAGATGGAGGCTGCGAACACGTCGGGGTCGGCGATGTGCGCGAGGCCCTTCGATACGGCGGGGTGAGCGGCGATCACGTCGTCGGCGCGGTATGCGGCGCAGGTGGCGTCGTGCAGCCGGGCCAGGTGGTAGGCGGCCGGTCCCGCAGCGCTCTTGGTGGCGTGCGCGGCCGGCGAGTCGGTCGCCTCGTCCTTGTCCTGGGCCGCAGCCGCCGTCTGCACGTCCTCGCGCACGTTCTCGAGCGCCTGGGCGACCATCTGGTCGGCCGGGTGAGTGGTCGCGTCGGGGTCCTTGGCCTGGGCGGCGAGCGCGGCGTCAGCGTCCTGCTCAAGCCGGTCGATGGCGCGTTCGACGTCCGTGTCGGCGGTAGACGGCTTGGCTGCCTTCTTCATGGCGGTGCCGCACTGGGCGCAGAACTTGTCGCTCTTGCGCATCGGGGCGTCGCATTCCGAGCAGTTGCCGGCCTTCTGCGCCTGCGCCTTCTCCGCCGAGTCGTCGTCGGAGTCGCCCTCGTCCTCGGCGTCGTCGGGCTCGCTGCCGTCGTCGCCCTCGAACGGCTTGGCCGCGCCCTTGAACGGCGGCTTGCCCTTCTCAATCTCGTCGCCGGCCTTGGCCGCAGCCGGCTCGCCTGTGGGCTCGGCGTCCTTCTTCGCGTCGTCGTCCTTCACGTCTTCGCCCTTCCACGAGTCGGGGATCTTCGCTTCGAATTCGGGCCCCTTGCGGCGGGCGATAGCCATGGCACGCTGCTTGATCTTCTCGGGGTCGCCCTTGATGTCGTGGTTCAGGTTCGGGGCGATGTCCGCGACGTCTTTCGGGGTGACGATCGGGAATGCGCGGTGCTCCGGGTCGGCGAAGTCCTCAGTCGGGATCTTGTCGCGGTCCACTCCGCCGCCGACGTTCCGATCGAAGTCCCGCTTGGCGACCTCGCGGACCGAAGGCTCTGCGGTGAGTTGCCGCTTGAGCGCGTTCAGCTTCGCCAGGTCGCGCGGGGAGAACGACACGGACACGTCCGCCGGGAGCTCCACCGTCACCGTCTCGGCCTCGATCGCCTTCGTGGCGCCCTGCGCGGGCGCTGGCGCGTCCTGGCGGTCCGGTTCGGTCATGACGGCGGCAATATGCCCCTCCTGGGTTTCTGCGGCGGCCACGTTGGCCGCCGGATTGATCTCGGCAACGTCAAGGGCCTTCATCATGAGAATGGGGAATCCGTTTGCCGGCGTACCGACACCATCCACGCGAGTCGGGTCGAACTTCTCCAACTCGGTGATCTTCTCCAGGTCATCGCCGGCCTCCCCCTGGTTTCCGACCCCTGGAAACGCTGCGGCCATCGTGAACCTCCTGGCGATCATTACCCTGAAACAGGGCGTGGTGGAGTTCGAATTCGGTAGAATCTGACGTGGCTACCAATGCAGAGAAATCGGCGTTAGCCGAACGGGCTTTCCTGGCACGCCTCGCCGAACTTGGCGTCATGCCGGACTACGAAAAGTGGGAGGGCACGGGGCGCCCCCACAAGGCAATCTGCCGTGTGGGCCACGAGTGCTATCCGTACCCCTCCGCGATCCGCAAAGGAATCGGGCCGTGCAGAGCCTGCGCCGGGCAGGACCCGCGCATGGCAGAGGCGGCGTTCCGGAACCGCCTCGCCGAACTGGGAGCCGCCCCCGTCTACGACACCTGGCTCGGTGCGCGCAAAGGCCATGCCGTGATCTGCAAGAACGGGCACGCGTGCCATCCGACGCCCGATGCGATCCGCGCAGGAAACGGTCCCTGCAACACCTGCGCCGGCACGAACAGTGCGGCGGCCGAACGGAACTACAAGGTCCGGCTCGCTGAACTCGGAGCCGCGCCCGCCTGGACCGCCTGGATCGGCGCCGCGAAGCCTCACAAGGTCATGTGCCCGCAAGGGCACGAATGCTCCCCGATCCCTTCGGGCGTCATGGGAGGCAAAGGCTTATGTCGGACATGCGCCCGGCTCGACCCGCTGGTAGCCGAAGTCGCATTCCGACGGCGCCTCGACGAACTCGGCGTCGTCGCCGAATGGGCAACGTGGCGCGGCAATCACGCCAAGTACCAGGCAACCTGCGCTGCCGGGCACGAGTGCTGGCCGCGCCCTGACCACTTGCGGCGAGGCGACGGGCCCTGCCGCGCCTGTGGGAAGTGCGACCCCGTCGAGGCCGAGGCCCAGACCCGGCGTCGGCTGGAAGCATCCGGCTTCACGCCGGCTTGGGAACAGTGGGTCGGTGCAGGCCGCCCCCACAAAGTAGCCTGCCCGGCCGGACACGAGTTCCCCATGTACCCGTCCGCGCTGGCGCGGAGAGGGTGTACGTGCCCTCATTGCGCCGGCACGACTCCGGAAGCGATCGAGAGCGTCTTTAGGGATGCCGTCGTGAGGCAGGGCGCCACCCCAGCGTGGGGCAGTTGGCTAGGGAGCAGCCAGGGCCACAGGGTCATCTGCAAGAACGGGCATGTGGTCTACCCCAGGCCGAACGGTGTCGGGCAGGGGCGTGGCGTCTGCCGGTTCTGCAAGGGCCGGGCTTGGGACGTCTTCTACGTCGTGGTCAACGACGTGAAGCGCGAACTGAAATTCGGGATCACGAGCGGCGACCCCCGGGGGCGCCTTGCCGTCCACAGGAACCGCGGCTTCTCGCATGTGGCCCTGATCGCCGCGACTCCGCTGGCCCTGAAGATCGAAACCGCGACGAAGAGAGCCCTCCGCGCCGCCGGACACCGGCCCGCCCACGGCAGGGAGTACTTCGGCCTTGACGCCCTGGAAGAAGTCTTACAGGTGGCGATCAGCTACGGACTCGAAGCCGGGATCAGTCGCGAAGACTGGCCAGGGCGTCCTGGGACGGCTCTCGCCTTACGGCCGAGCCTTGCATGCTGACCCCGCGGATCTTGCCGCTCTTGATGAGTTCCCAGGTCTCCGGGGTCCACTGGATCCCCAGGAGCCAGTCCCCGGACTTGATCGTCTGCGTTGTGCCGTCGGCTGCGGTCAAGTGCCAGTCGGGGCCGCGATAGACATACGATTCCACAACGTTGCCGCTGCCATCCGTGCCCTGCTGATGCCACAGCCCCACCGAGCGCGACTTCAGCATGTAGGACCACGCCGCATCCTCGACCGCCTGCGGGCCTGCGAAGTCGCGGAAGCCGTCCGCGGCCACGCCGGCATCCGGCTTGTTCGCTGGATACGCGACGTGCAGGGTGAAGCGGCGATCAGGCTGCGACTTCACGACGCGGGCGGCGATGCCCATGCCGTCCCATACGTCAGGCTGCGCGTCCTTGACGACTTCGCCGCCGTCGATGACCACGCGCTCGGTGCCGTCTTCGATAGTGACGCGCAGATGCAGCTCCTACCTGGTTTCGAGCCGGGTCAGCAGTTCGGTCCAGTCCGCGAAGGCGCGGACGTTCGGGTACTGCCGCCAGGATTGAGGGGTCCACGGGCGTATCGGCGTCCACACGTCGACACCGGGCCGGGCGATGGTGAGCCACTTCGCGGGGTCATCGTCGATCAGGACGGCCGGATTCATGGGCCCTCGGGCGGCGAGCGCCATCGTTTTCGATGTGGGACCGTCGAGGATCTGCCCGTCGCGCGGCACCGCGCTGGCGTCGAGCCACTTTTCAGTGGCGGGCGCGGTGGACGCCGGGCGGTCCGAGGCGATGAGGACCCGATGTCCGGAAGCGCGCACGGTTCGCAGCGCCGCGATGGCTTCGCGGTCCGGGGCGAGGTTGAGGATCCACGGGTCGCGTGCGGATTGGGCGAGCAGCCATCTCTTCTGGTCTGGCTCGAACAGGTTCACGTACGGGTAGGCGCGCATGTCCGAGACAAGATGCGAGGAGCCGAAGCGCGCGTTGACTGCGGTGCAGCCGGCTTCGACCTCCTGCGCGAGTACGTTGTCGATGTCGCACACCACGAGCGGTCGTGTCGCCTCGGCCGCGAAAACGGCACCGAGATCCACGCGGCCTCCCGTCAACGGCGGTCGTAGTCGTGCAGGTGCAGCGAGCGCTTGTGCACGTGCGGCCGATAGCCCAGGGTCCGCAGTAGCTGGGACAGGCGGGTATCGAGCCGGTGCCAGTCCTTGGCCGGGGACCCGTCGCCATCTACATCACCGAGCCGGCCCATGAGACCGGGATGGCGAGTTTTGAGCCTGCCCGCCAGTTTCACGCAGCCGAGCCCGTCCTGGAGCCACGTGTGCTCGATCCGGTACGGGCTTGTACACCACGGCCGGGCGCAGGCCCCCATGGCGGCGGTAACACCGTCGGCCGGAAGCATGTCGTGCTCGATGAGGATCAGGTCACCTGGGCGGTCCCATTCGGCGGCGAGGAGGCGCCAGTAGGCTTCGACGTCTGCGTCGAGTTGGCAGATTCTCGCACCCTCGGCCTGCGCCCACCTGCGGGTCGCTTCGTGCAGCATGCCGGGTGCTGCCGCAACGATGGCCACCGTCACACCATGTCCGATGCGCCGAGCCGGTACCTGACCACCTCGCTGTCGCCGCGATGGACGGACAGGTGCGTGAAGGTCACGGGCAGCGCCGGCAGCGGATCCGGCAGGCTATCACCAGCATCGACGTAGGCCCTGGTGACGTGCGGATGCCAATCCGCGTGCTCGCTGGCCGAGAGGTCCGCTAGGTTCGCTCGTAGTTGCTCGGCGCCGGGGAGAGTGACTCCGGCCCATACGACGGTCTTGCCGTCGCTGGAGTCGGACGGTTCGAAGGTGCCGAGTCCCGAGACGATTCCCGTCAGCGGTCCCGGCGCGGACGCGGCGGCTCGTGCGGCGCGTGCGCACGCGAGCGCGAACGCGTCGTCGTCGACGTCAGGCCCGAGATATGCGACGGTCACATGGAAGTCGGCGACTCCGCCGGGGACCGGCTCGATCAGCGCTTCAGGCAGATCCAGCGAGATCATTCCCGATTGCGCGTTAAGACTGTATCCGCGCGCTGCTTTCACCGTGTCCGAGGAGTCCTCGGCGGGGACGAAACGGCAGGAGCAGCGGCAGTTCGGGCCGCCGAGGCACACGTTTCCTCCGAACCCGCCGTCCCCGGGCCAGCCGGGCAGCGTCTTGAGTGTGAACGTCTTGCCCGCCCGGTCGACGCAGGGCCCGCAGTGGTCCTTCGCGTCCCCGAGTTCCCACACGATCGTGTAGGTGGGGTGCGCGTCCATCACGGTTCGGCCGTAAGCCTGGTTGTACGCCTTGTACAGGGACGCGGCGTACTGGGCGAGACGCGCCCCGATCGCGGCGAGCGACAGTCCCGCGACGACGTCCTGGATCAGCCCCATGAGGTAGCCGCGCTGCCGTTCGGCTTGCTCGCCGGCATCGTCGTCGAGGTCGTCCTCGTCGATGGGCGGAGTGTCCTCGTAGTCTCCGGACGCGTCCGTCGTGCCGGCTGCCATCGCCTTCCGGTACCCGGCGGCCATCGCCCGCACTCCGCCGTCGACGGCGTGCGGAAGGGACAGGCCCGCGTTCTTGTGGTCGCGCACCAGTTGTCCGAGGTGCGCCGCCACGGCTGCGGCAGCCGCTTCCAGGTGTCGTTCGCGCCGTTCCTGCCGCTGCTTGGCGTCGGTGGCGTCCTTCGCGGCCTTCACTGCGGCGGGCACGCCCTGCGGGAGCATCCGAGCGGCAGCTTCCACGGCTTCGACGGGAAGCGCTTCGGGTCGGAACCGGGCAAGGTCGCGGCCCTTGCGCAGGTAGCGGCCGAGGATCTCAAGCTCCGCCTTCTGTGCGGCTTGTTCGGCGGCCTGCGCCTCCGCGTCTGCTGCGCCTGCGCTGCCGGGGGTGTCCGGCAGTCTTTGCGCCGCCTCGTGCGCCGGTGTCGTCAGCGAGTCGTCCGAGACCTGCGCCGACGCGTCCGGTACGGCGCCGGGCACGCCCGGGGCCTGGGGCTGTTCGCTGGCGATCGCCGAGAGCGGTACCGGGCCGGTGGCGGTGAACACGAGCGGCACCGAGGTCTCGGGCAGCCCGAACGGCGTCCACCCGAGTTCGCCGCGGAACTCGTCGATCGTCTGCACGCCGCCCTGGGTCAACTGCACGCCCTGGTCGATCAGCGACTGCCGGTTCTTGCCGCGGTCCGTCAGGCCCCAGGACCATTCCATGTCCTTCTGCCCGAAGACTTCCCGGATCACGAAGTCGAAGATGACGGTCTTGAGTGCCGCGCACACCGGTTCAACGCGGGTCTGCGACCCCTTGTCCGAGTTGATCTGGGAGAGTTCCTTGGATTCGGACGGCGACTGCACTGCGGAGACCCGCGGGGTGACGCCGAGGTCCATCGGCGTCAGGCCGAACGGCATCGCCACCTGGGAGATGATCCACTCATCGAACTGGTCGGCGAGCGCGACCGGCTTCTGCGCCTCGGCTTTCGACCCGGGCGGCAGCACCACGATCCGGTGCTTCGCCCCGATGTCCCCGGCCATCGCGTTCAGCGCATCCTGCAACTGCCGGATCTGCTGCGGGGTGGAGATGTCCGGGCCCGGCGTAATGAACTGCCCGGGAATGGAGCCGTCGGTGAAGTAGTCGTTCTGGAACTGCTGACGCGCCAGACCGATCGAGATCGGGAGGAGCGCCTTCTCCACGAGCGACTGCCCGTACGGGGTGAACGCGCGCGGCGTCTCCCTCATGTAGATCAGCTGGTCGGCGCGGAAGTCCGCGACGGGCTCGCTGAGTTCTTCGAGGTCGTCCCCGTTGATGACCGACAGGAGGTCGACGCGGGGTACGCCCCACACGAACTGCTGGTAGCCCACGGCGGACGGCCTCGGCGTCTCGCCGAGCGTCGAGATCAGCGGCCTGACGGTGGACCCGTCGATGAGGTTGAGCGCGGCGAGGTCGGAGCCGAACGGGCCGGCGCCCTTCTTGCGCGGCGGCACCAGGTGGATCGCGACGGCGTCGAGGACGAACCGGTCTTCGAGCAGCGCGCTCAGCCACGCCCCGAGGGTCGGATACTTGGCGCGGTCGGAGTCGGGGTGGCTGAAGAAGTCGAGGACGATCGCGCGCCGCTTCTCCCAGTCGGCCCGCAGACTCTCGTCCCCGGCCATGGCGTGCTCGGCCTCAGGCGTGGGAATCACGTCGGGTTCGAGACCGATGATCTCCGCCTTGCGCTTGTCGACGCAGGAGCGGGCAACCGAGTACATGTCGGCGACGGCGCGCAGCGTCGCGAACGGCGCGAGCTTGAGTCCTTCGCTGCCCGGCTGCCCGACGGGGAGGTTGTAGCCGGGCTCGTACTGGTATCGGCGGACGTCGGGCCGGTGGGTGTCCTCGCGCGGCGGGTCGATCGGCATGGCCGTGACTGGCGCCATGGGGCCGAACGCGCCGTTGAGGAACACGGGGGCGGGCCGGGGCAGCGGCGAATACGGCACGGAGGCGCTGTAGCCCTGCCCGTATGACGCGACCAGCGGCGAGAGTCCGCCCTGGCCGGTGCTGCCGCTACTGCCGGCGTTGTTCGCTGCGGCGAGTACGGCTGCCGCGATCGCGTTCCCTTTCGGCACGGCCACCCCCGCCTGTGTGACGTGAACGGCACAAGGATCTGGCGATCGTCGGCTTGCTGCCGGTTACGCGGCGGCCGGTTCGTCCTGCCATGCCGCGGCTTCTTCGAGGTCTTCACGCCAGAGCACCTGGTCTTCGGGCCACTCGCCGTGCCGGAAGTAGGTGACCCGCTGCACTCGCCCGTCAGGGTGGTATTCGAGTTCGGAGACCGCCGGGCATTTGCGCGAATGAAGGCCGAGGCAGTGCGGGCAGCGCTGCTTGTCGAACACGGTGGTCTTCAACCCGGCGACGCCTGGGAAGGGCGGGGGCTCGTCGACCACCTGCAGGAGTTGGCGGGCAAGAGCAGGGTCGAGGCGCAGCGCGGCCCGGGCCGAGCCTCGCCGCCGTTCGTCGCGGCGCGCTATGTAGGCGTTCTTGGCGCGCCTGGCGTGGTGGCGGAGCCGGTGGCCGTGGCGGCCCAGCTTGTCGTAGAGGCTGCCCGGCCAGCCGAGCGGGGCGCGGATCACGTCGGTGAACGTCTCGGCCTCCTCGCGCTGTCATGATGGGCGGGTGAGTAGAACTTCGGCCCGCGGCGGCGAACCGGTGCCTGAAGAGTTCGGCGAACTCGCTACGTTCAACGGGCGCATTGCCGACGATTCCGCGGTTGCGCCGGAGTGCGCGGCGCGGATGGCCCTGGTGCAGGGGCGGTTCGACGTGTGGCTCGCCTCGAAGCTCGAGGGTATGGGCTTCCGGCCCGTGGAGGGCTCCGATGACGTGTGGGTGTTGGAAGCGTGACTACGGTTGTTGGCCGACGTTTGTCTGCTGCTTGAGCCTGATGCGCTTGTCCAGATCGTTGCGCATCCGCTTGGCGGCCCGCTTGTCCCGTAGGCCGAGGGTGGCCGCGATCGCGCTCCACGGGATGCCGCGCTGCCAGGCGATTTCGATCACAGCGAGTTTCTGTACGTCCGGGTCGTTCGTGTCGATCGGGCGCAGTTCGGTCTCGGTCACTCCGGCTCTCCGTGCGGCCAGGGCGGCATCTCGCCGGTGAAGCGGCCCATGCGCATCGCTAGGCCGACCTGAACGAGGCACGCCAGATAGTAGAGGGCTTGCGGTTCGGTGAAGCCGCCCTCGATGAGCGAGGCGAGCATCTCCGCTTGGGCGATGGCGCCTGGAAGCGTGCCGGAGAACGGATCCGGGGGCATCTCGCCCGCGGGTGGCGTCTGTGTCCCGCTGCCTGCTTCGATGATCCGCTTGAGGTACGCCTTGCGCTGTTCCGGGTCGAGCGGGGCTTCTCCCCCGCCGCGCAGATTCCGATGCTCGGGGATGCCGTCCCAGGCCATGCCACCGCCTCCTTCGGCCGTCAGTAGGCCGCCGTCCACGGGTTCTCCGGTTCAGCTTCGTCGCCCTTTAGCTGTTCCTTCTTGGGCGAGTACACGTCCAGCCACGACATGCCGGCGCCTTCGACCTTGCAGGCGTGCAGTGCGTAGACCATCGCGTCGAGCCGGTCCGGGCTTTCGTCCGAGCCGGGCTCGAACTGGGCCATCTGCTCTTCGAGCTTCTCGAACCGGCCGACGAGGTGGCAACGCTGCTGTTCGTAGAGTGCCGCGATCGGTTCGGCCCTGAGGTACTTGCCGCGTGTCGCATGCACGGTCTTGTACCCGATGTCGGGCGTCACGCCTTTGATCAGGGTGCCGACGTAGTCGCCGCCGTTGTTGACCTCGGCGACGACGAAGTTCGCGCGGTAGTCCTCGTATGCGGCGCACACGCGCCTGGCCACTTCGGCGGGGTGCCCGCGGAAGGAGAGGTCGGCGAGGACGTACCCGTGCCCGTCGGTGCCTTTGCCCGCGACGACGATGCCGGTCTCGTCGGATTCGTCGCTCGAGGTGACCGCCGGGTCGACGGCGACGACGACGTACACGAGCGGGGGGTGCTCGCCGACACGGCAGGCGTCGAGGGTCTCCCACGACCACAGTGCGCCCTCGGGGTCGTCGAGCAGGTCGCCTTCGAGTTCTTGGCGGGCGAGGCGCGAGGTGAGTCCGCCGGTGACGTCCTGGAGGAACTCGCTGGAGAGGTTGCCGGCGTTCTCGGTGGTTTTGAGGAGCCGGTTGTCGACCTTGGGGTCGTCGAGGAGCCGGCGCACGAGGTGCTTGGACTTGCGGGCGCTCTTGGGGGTGCCGGTCGCGATGATGAACGCGCCCTCGATGCGGGTGGCCATGCGGATCGACTCGTCCCACGCGGTTTCCCACTGTTCCCATAGGCCGATCTCGTCGGCGAGGACGCCGCGGAGGTTTTTGCCCTGGAGTCGGATCGCGCCGTTCTCGGCGCCAGTCGCGTAGAGGCGTCCGCCTGTGTGGAGGGTGAGTTCGCCGAGGGACCGGTTCCAGCTGGCGACGAGTTTTGACTTGCCGGCCTCGACTTCGACTTTGCTGGTGCCGAGGGCGGCGAGGAGTCCGGATTCGGGGGATTCGATGGCCATGGAGCGGGCGTCGGCGAAGGTGGGTGAGACGAGGCCCCATTCGCCTTGCCCGGATTCGGCGAAGCGTTCGGCGAAGGCGTGGATCGCGGACCAGCTTTTGCCGGCGCCGCGTCCGCCTCGGTAGTAGGTGATGCGGGTGCCTGGTTTGGGGGCGCGTTGCGCGTATCTTGCGTGCCGGCCGCGTCCGTTGTGGGGGCTGCCGTCGCAGGCGGGGTCTCCGCACCAGCGCCACGCCTGCATGATGGCGCGGGACGCTGCGAGCCGGGCCTCGGCGAGGCGGCGGCGGCTGTCAGAGAGCCACTGGAGGGTCTCCGGCGACGCCGTCACCTCGATGCGCCGCGGCTTCTTCGGCGAGGCGGGCAATCTCCCTCTCGTTTTCTTCCGCGAGGGCGCGGGCTACGTCCTCGTCGACGATTTCGACGCGGGAGCGGGCGGCTGGGTAGTTGTCTCGGAGCCGGTTTTCCATGTCTTCGAGCTTCATCAGCCGGTCGAGGGCCCGCATGTTCGGGTCGCGGTCGATCAGCGGCAGTCCGTCTGGGCCTTCGGCGACTCGCCCTGCCTGCGTGATCTGGTAGTGCTGGGCTTCGAGGATTTCCTGGGCGATGCGCCGGTAGTCCTGGATGCGGTCGAGGACGACTTGGCGGGCGGCGGCGGCTTCGAAGGGGTCGACGGCGTTTTCTTTGGCGGCGCGTCGTACGGCTTCGAAGGCGGCTTGGTGGCTGACGCCGAGTTCTGCGCCGATCTGCCGGTAGGACATACCGTGGCGGAACATCTCGTACGCGCGGTGGTCGCGTTCGATGGTTTCAGCGGACCTGCGCGGCGGCATGGGTCACTTCCTTGTCAACCAATCCATGCGTCAACTTGACGCGTGCCCTCATGCCGGTCAGTGTCCGCGTTTGCCTGCGGCGCGTTCGTGGTGGGTGGGCCACGTGATGCGCGGGTGGGACCAGCCTTGGGGGTGCTGGCCGTACATGTCCTTGATCGCGTCGCGGAGCATGCCCATCCGTGCGTGCATGCTGGCCCCGGAGAGCGGGTCGCCGTCGATGCGGACGGGTTCCATGTGTCGGCCGGCTTCGGCCATGTCGATGTATGCCTGCCGGAGCGTCTCGTAGGCGTGGCGGATCTGGTCGTGGTCGAGTGTGTCCACGTCGATGCCGAGTGCTATGAGGCGGGCGCGTCCGCGGGCTTTGGCGCGGCGGCGTTCGGGGGTGTCGGCGTGCACGTTCATCACAGCAGGCACACCCATGGGGTTTGCGCGTTGAGGGACGCCATCGTGGTGCCGCTGATGGTGAAGGACGCCGGTAGCGCGGTCTGCGCGGTGCCGTAGAGGAACGTTTTGAGCCAGGGTGCCGCCGTGTTGCTGAGCCCGGCGTTGTACATGGGCGGGAACCCTGCGGTGGTGGACAGCCCCGCGAGGTGGACCGGGGTGGTGGCGTTCGACATCAGCAGGATGATGTACGAGTTGCCTGCGACGAGGGTCTGTCCGGCGCCGAATGCGTAGGACTCGAAGCCCTGCGAATTCCAGGTGCCGAGGTCGCCGGTGACCGCGATCTGCGTCGCGGTCGTCCCGGAGATCGAGTAGAGGCCGATGAGGTTTTGGCCGCTGGTGGGGGTGGCTGCGGAGGACAGGACGCCGACGCCGACTTTCGTCACGGCACTGTTGCCCTGCGCGATGATCGTCGTGCCGTAGATGGAGCCGGACACGAGGTTGTTGCTGACCGTCGCCATCTGCGGCGGGAAGTTGTATTCGAGCAGGCCGCGTGTGGCCGGGGTGTCCCATGCGTATTCGCCGAGGCTGGCGCGTGCGCCGATGGCTGTGGTGGCGCCGGTTCCGCCGGAGCCGATAGCGAGTGTGGCGCTGAGTCCCGCTGCGGTTCCGGTGGTGTTCTGGTTAAGGGTCGGGATGTCCGCGGCCTGGATCGTGGCGAGTGTCGCGTTGGTGCCGTCGGACCTCAGGTAGGCGCCGGCGGACTGCGCCCCCGTCAGCGCATTGATCGCGGCCTGGCGGCTGGCCTGGCCGGTGCCGCCGGAAGTGACCGCGAGAGTAGCCGAGAGCCCCGCCGCGGTACCGCTGGTGGACTGGTTCAGTGTCGGAACATCGCCCACTTGGATCGCGGTGAGCGCGACGTGCGTCCCGTTGCCGCGCAGGTAGCTCCCGGAGGTGACGCCGCCTGCGAGCGCGTCGAGGGCGGCCTGCGCGCTCGTCTGCCCGGTCCCACCTGAGGCGACGGCAAGGGTCGAGGACAGTCCTGCGGCGGTCCCGGTCGTCGACTGGTTGAGAGTGGGCACGTCAGCGGCCTGGATCGCGGCCAGGGTCGTGTTCGTGCCGTCCGAGCGCAGGTACCGGCCCGCGGTCTGAGCGCCGGCCAGAACGGTCAGCGCGGCCTGCTGCGTGCCCTGTCCGGTGCCGCCCTGGCTGATCGGGAGCGGTGCGGCCAGGTGCGTCCCGGTGACGGTCGGACTCGGGTAGGTCGAGCCGAGGTCGCCGCCCGCAGTTCCGGACGGCGGGAGGCTGGCAGGCAGTTGACTAACGGTGGCGAAATCGGTGCCCGCCGTGCCCGCGGCGCCGCCGGTGATTTTGCTGCCGCCCATGGCGATGGCGCCGGACATCGTGCCGCCGGCCAGCGGCAAGTAGGTCGCGGCGGCGTTCGCCTCTGCTGCGGTGATCGCGTTGGACTGGGCTGTCGCTGCCGCACCGGCCGGGTCGAACACGGAAGTGTTCTGTGTCGCCGCGGAGCCTAGGCCGAGGTGGCCGCGGGCCGCGGCGTTGTCGGTCAGGTCGCTGAGGTTGTCCGCGGCGGTGAGCTTCGTGGCCTCGGCAGCTTCGGCGCGGGCGGTTTCGGTGGCGACGGCGTTGGTGGCGAACGTCTCGGCGTTCGTTTGGGCGGTCGCCGCTGAGCCGGCGCCGTCGAAAGCTGATGTGGACGCGGTGGCGGCCGTGCCGAGGCCCAGGTTCGCGCGCGCGGTCGCCGCGTTCACCAGGTCGCTGAGGTTGTTCGCGGCGGCCAGGAGGTTCGCGGCTTGCGCGGCGGTCAGGTGCCCGGATGCGTCGAGGGTCGCGACACCGGATGCGGCGCCTTCGGCCGAGGCGGGGATCGCGGAGACGTCGGCGGCGTGGAGCACGACGATGCCGGTCTGCCCGTTGACGGAGTCGACTGCTCCGCCGCCTCCGCCGCCGGTGGCGTTGATGGTGACGTCGACTCGGCCGGCGGACGGGTTGTCGGCTGCGGTGACGGTGACGTTCGTCCCGGCGATGAGGTTGATTTCGGGGCGTACCCCGGCGACGGTGCCGTTGGCGGCGACTTGCACGCCGGTGATGCCGGGCGCGTCCGGGGTCGGCGGCGGAGTGACGAGGAGGCTGGAGAGTTCGTACGGACCGCCGGTGGCGGGCACGACGATGGTAGAGACCGCGCCGCGGCCTTCGGTGACCGTGTAGTACGTGTTCGTCGGGGTGATCGCCGAGTTCGGCGTCAGGGTCGCGCTCCACGCGCCGGTCTGGCTGGCGGAGGTCTGATACGTCTGGACGATCTCGCCGCTGCCCGTGTAGCCGGGGGTCGAGGCGCTGGAGGTGACGAGCGCGATGTGGATTGTGGCGGACGGGATCGGGTTCGAGCCGGCGTCGAGCGCGACTCCTTGGACCTCGGTCATGTTCGCCCCCTCGGCTTATGCGGGCGGTCCGGCTAGCGCGGCGATCTCGGCTGGCGTGACATATCCGGGCCAGTCGGGCTCGAGGACGTCCCAGCCGCCGCGGCGGGCCGCTTCCACGTCGAGTTGCGAGCACAGCATGTGCTTCGTCGAGGCGACGTAGCGGCGCAGCCCCGGGATCGGCAGGTGGATCCGGTGCGCGGCGATTGCCGCGTAGTCGAGGAAGGAGTAGCCGATCTTCTGGTCGGCGAACTCCCGTGCCGCATCTGCGACGCCCTGCCGGTACTGGTCAGGGCAGCGGACCCACACGATCGTGCGGGCGTCGTATTCGCTGAGGTCTGCGATGCGCGCGCCGCCCGGCTCGGCCTCGACGATCTGGCCGTCGCCGATGTAAACGAACGCGTGCTGGTACTGGGCGAATCGGTCGCCGTTCAGGCGTTCGCCGAGTTTGATGAGCCAGCCGACGTCACCGCGGATCTGCGTACATCCGAGGTCGCCGATTCCGGGCTCACTGCTCGTCATCTGCTTCCCTCCAGTGCTGGGGGCAGCAGGCATGCCGTCGGATCCGGTACTGGCCGGTCTCGTCGCGGAACACGGTGCAGCAGCACGGCTCGGCCGGCTTGGGTGCCGACGCCTTCACCTGGTACGTGCTCGGACGCCGCCGGATGGGCCAAGCCGCCTGACGATCATCTGAACGAACCGGTCCATGTCCTCGTCGGACATGACGGCGCCGATCGCCGAGATCCGCTGGGTTTCCGGCGCTGCCGCCTCGACGGCGATCTCGTCGGCGACGATGACGAGGACTTCGTTATCCGGGAAGTGCGCTTGCAGGTAGTCGCGGTACTCCAGCTGCTGCCGGGGTGTCAGGTTGGCGTGGCGCACGATGAGCCGGTCGCCGGGTTCGAGGCGGAGGCGGCGGACCTCGTCGGGGATGACCGGTGGTTCTACTTCCGCCACGGCCAGTTCCCGGTGGTCAGGTGGAGGGCCAGGAGGGCGAGGCATGCGAGGGTGAGCGCACCGGGTGAGAGCCACGCGCTGGTGTGGGCCTTCGAGCCATCGAGGATGTAGCCGACCAGCGCCAGAACGGCGGCGAGAAGAGCGAACATCAGTCCTCCGTGTTCTGTACCTCTGCGGCGGCTGTCTTGTTGCGCAGTGCCTTCGCTCGCCGTCGAGCTGACCCGGACGTCGGGATCCACGCGGTGCCTTGCTCGGCCGCGCGGGTCTTGGCGGCCTGGTCGCGTCCGCGCTTCTCGGTCGCGCGGCGCATGTTCGCCATCCGGCCGCGTGCCTGGAGCGTCTCGGCGTTCTCGATGGGCCGGGTCGTGGCGTACGCGTCGGCGCGGGCCTGCTCCGGGGTGACGAGCACGATCGGGCGCGTCGCGAGGTAGTTGATGTGCGGCCTGAGTTCGGCCGCTCGGCCGGTCAGCATGCGGGCACCTCGGCGTCCTCGATGAGCAGGATCGTCTCGAGGAGGTCTTCGGCGACGGTGAACGTGATGGTCCCGTCGACCTTCTTGAACACCCGCAGGTCGCCGTCGCGCTTGTGGTAGGCGGCGGTGATCTCGAGTTCTTCGAGGAACTCGGCCTGGTCGGGCGTGCCGGACGGCGGCAGGCTACGCCAGGTGACCTTGAAGAGCCGGTCTTCGGTCTCGATCACGGTGTCTCGTCTCGGTGCGTGGTGGGTGGGTCAGCCTTCGACGCGCTCGGGCCAGTGCCAACTGCCGCCTTCGTGGCCGAGTTCGCTCTGCATGGCGCCCTGGTGGAAGAACATGCCGGTCGGGTTCAGGACCGCGAGGCCGACTGGTACGGCGATCTGGCTTCGGTCCGCGTTGCTGATGCCGTCCGGGTACTCGCCGACCTCGGTGATGATCGCGGCGCGGCATGCGGGCGGGAATGCCTGCGTACCGTCCTCGCGGATCGGGGTGCCGTGGGCGACGTAGTGAACGATCTGGCCGATGCTGGGCTGCTGGCCCATCAGGCGCCGGCCTCGGCGGTCGGCTCGGTCGCGGCGGGCTCCGTGGTCGGAGCCTCGCTGGCCGGCCCGGCGACCTGCTCGGTCTCGGCCGGGGTGCTCGGCGCGGCGGTCTCGACGGCCTGCCCGGCGTCGGTCTTGGCCTCGGTGGCGACAGCCTCGGCGTCGTGCTCCGCGTTCTCGGCGACCGGTTCGGCGGCGGTCTCGGCCTCGTGCACGACCGACTCCGCGTCCGCTGCGGCCTCGTGCTCGACCACGGGCAGGTCGGACTCGACGACCGACTTGACCTCGTCGAGCTTCTCGCTCGCGGCGTGCGCGACGGCCTGGACCTCGGCGTCACCGTGGCCGAGAAGCTTCGCAACCTCGGCCTTGGCCTCGGCGAGGAGGTGGTGCAGGTGCTCGAAGACGCCGGACATGTCAGTTCTCCCATGGTTGAAGTTGGTGTTCGCCAACGCGGCGCAGCACGACCTCGAGGTCGTGCTTGCCCCAGCGGCCGGCGATCAGGATGTAGCCGCCGTTGTCCGCGACGGTCTCGACGACCACGGTCGCCTCATCGAGGTACGGGTCGGAGGAGCGGACGGCGAGAATGTCGCCGGGGCGCGGGGGCCGATATTGAGGCACAGTTCGGTCCCCGAGGTCTCGGGTGCAGGGCGGCGCTGGTCGTTCGAGTAGTGCGGTGCTGATGTGCTGGTCTCCGGTCGTGCTAGCGGTTCATGTGCGCGAGGATCTCGCCGAGCATGCAGACGGTGCGGATCAGGACGATCGCGGCGAGGCCTTCGCAGAGCACGGCGAGGACACCGATTGCGATCAGGCCGTGCAGGAGCAGGCGCCGGAGCGCCCGGCTGATTCCGAGCGGTCGGTCACGGCTTCGCCTTCCGGATCGTGGTCCAGTCGATGGCGATCCGGATGATCCGCTGGCGTTCGTCGATCCCGACGACCTCGGCCGTGGCCTCGCGCTGGTCGGCCAGGTCGCAGGCGTCTACGAGGTCGCCGATCGATGGGGGCCAGTCGCAGTCGTCGACGTCCACGACGCGCCGGGCCGAGTTCTCGGTGTGCGACAGGTCGACGGCGACACGGCAGCGGGCCGGCTGGGCCGCGCCGAGGAGAGCGGCAATCGCAAGGTCAGGGCGGCCGGGAGTCAGGTCACTCATCAGCGGTGGCCTCGTCCTCAGCACGGCGCTTGGCCGCAGCCTGGACGCTGGCGTGGTTGTAGAGCCACAGCGGGTTGCGGAACTGGCCGCCATACGCCTCATTCGCGCTGGTCGCGGCCTGGATTTGAAAGTCGATCGGCAGGCCCGTGACGCGCTGACCCAATGCGCTGATGGCCGCGTTCAGGAGCGCCCACTTCGCATCGCGCTGGTGCGCGGCCTTGTACCCGGGGAACAGGGCGTGGAACTCGTCGTCGTCGAGCATGAGCCGCACGTCGACGTCGCGCCACTGCTTGCTGTGGGTGGATGAGCCGACATGGTAGGCGGTCTCGCCGAACGCGTCGTAGATCCACTGCCCGAAGGCTTCGAGGAGCGTCGTCTCGGGCATGCCGGTGCCGATGAGGATCGTCGGGCGTTCCGTCGGCGTCTCAGGTTCGTCGGTCACTTCGCCCGCCTCAGGGTCGCGCCTTCGAGCCAGCTCTTCGCTTTGCAGGCCGGGCACCTTAGGGCCGGAGTCACCGTGAGCGGCTCGGTGAGCACGATCGTCCACTCGCCGCGTCCATTGCCGTGCCCGCGGAACGGGAAGTTCGCCGCACACCAGGTGCCGTCGGTCCGCTGATGCGTCCACCTGACGCCAGTCGGGCGAGACGAACCGTCGCGGTAGAGGAGCTCGTACGCGTCGGTCGTCGGCGGGTGGGTGATGGCAGTCAAAGCCACCTGCCTCGATGAGGGTTTCCCGCGCGAGATCGTTCCGTGGATGCCGCGCGGGAAAACTAAGTGGCCGTGGCAGGGGTCGCACCTGCGTCTCGGCCGGGGGGAGAGGCCGGATTCTCGCTGAACTACACGGCCACGCATCCCGACACCCGGACCCTCGGCCAGGTGCGGGAAGTCTTGGGAAGCCGAAAAGCCGCCCGTAGGCGGCTTCTCAAGGCGGGCGCTCAGTCCGGTCCGGCCGGAAGCCGGACGAGCACCACTTCCCGGCCAAACCGGCACGGGCAATTCTTCGGCTGGGCGCTATGCGCTCAAGCTACTGCCGAGAATAGGTCATCGAACCGACCTGCGCAAACATCTGGGTCCGCTTGGCATGTCTGACCGGATTCCGGTGGCGCTGCTCCCGTTCGACGCGCCCGAGCTCCGTGATGTCGAGGACGAGGATACCGTCGCCGCGCTTGTAGACCGTCACGAGGCGCGCGTTCATCCACCGCCTGACGGTCCGTTCGCCCTTACCCAGCCAGAGCGCCGCTTCGGCGACGGTGAGGTAGGTCGTGGATTCGGTCACGAGGACGCCCCTGTGGTGACGTGTCCGCCGCTGAGGAGCTGAACCAGCCAACTATACTCAGACTCTTGATACAGCCTGCCGCAGCCGCCCGCGCGCTCGGCGCACTCCACGTACCAGGGGCGGCCCGCGAACCCCTCCTCCTGGACCAGGGTGAGCATGTCGCACGAAGGGCACGGCGCCGGCAGATGCCTGCGGACCGGCCTGTTCTTGACCATGCCGACTGCGTCGGAGTGCAGGCGCCAGATCTCCTGGGCGAAGTCCCCGGCGCACTCGGTGCGCTCGATCATCGCCTTGTAGTTGACGTTGAGGTATTCGACGGACGCGGTGAGGTCCGTGGAACGGTCACCGGTGTCGTGGGCCGCGACGTGGCGCAGGTGCTGGCGCAGGTCGTCCTCCCACGCGGTGACGGTCCGGCAGATTTCGTCCTGGTGGTCCGCGCCGGGGCTGGGGGAGGGCGCGACGTCGGAGCGTCCGCGGCGTTCCTCGTCGGCCGACGCGGTGCGCGTGAGGTACTTCATGGAGTTGAGCGCCTTGTATGCGAGCGGCAGTTCCCGCAGCGCGCCGCGGGCGATCGATGCGCATTTGCGGCACAGGACGGGCTCGCCGGGCCACGGCTCGGTTTCGACGGGTGCGGGTTCGGTGCCGTGACAACCAACGCCGATCCAGCGGGCCATGGCTTTGTCGTGGTCTTCGATGGCGTGGCGCCAGCGGGAGTTGCAGCGGAAGGTGCACGGCCCTGCGCTGGGGACGTGGGTTTCTTCGGGGGCGGCGGTTTCCGAGTGCGGCCAGTACGGGCGCTGGTATTGAGGCATGACGACTCCCAGGGGACGTACCATGAGGGAAGTCGCCTTCGATCCGTCAGGCCGTCCGGGTTGGTGCCCTGGGCGGCCGTGATCGTCTAGCCCGAGTGTGAGGTTTCCGGGGCGCCCGGTCAAGCCGGGTTCGCGCTGGCGGACGCGCCGGTTGCGCCTACGGGTTGAGTTGCAGGCTCCGAACACGCGAAGAGCCCCGGCCGTGGAGACCGGGGCCCTCGTGCTTGCGCCTATCCACCATGCCCAGCGGTCGCGTCCGCCGACGTGTCATCACGGTACTGCGCGCCGGGCTCGCGTGAAGAGGTTCAGCGCAAGATCTAGCTGCCGTGGTCCGGGGACTCGCGGACCACGGCAGCAGGTCCATTGCCTGCCGTCAGCGGAGCGAGAGGAAGTAGATCTCCCAGAGGACGTCGTACTCAGGATGATCCTTCTCCGCTTTGGCGATCTGCAGAACGGCCATGCGCGCACCCTCGAGCCACGCCTCGATTCGCGGGTCCGTAGCTCCGGTGGCATCATGCCGCATCCCGTAGAACAGTTTGTACTGTCGAACGATCTCTTCCTTGGCTGTGATATCGGCCAGGGCCCGCTCTGGGTTCCATCGCCGGATATGCCGGGCGGAGGGTTCGTCGTAGGTGTAAGCGTCCGGTTCCCAGTCTGCGGCGGCGGCTTCAGCGAGCGCTCTGGCTTCGCGTAGCCGCGCCTCGACGAACCTGATCAGTTGCGTGGACGTCGTCTCCTCCATGCCTCAGTCTCGCACCGGGTTGACGTCCAAGTCGGATCGGGCGCGACACTGCTGACCCTGTATCGCTACTGAGTGGCGCACAGCGCGGTCAGCGGGCGAAGACGAGCAGCGCGACCGTGCCGGCCATGCACAACGGCGCAAATAGCATCGTCTCCACCCGGTTCCCCGTCCGCTTCACGATCGGGAGCATGTAGTGCCCGCGGCGGGGCCACAGCAGCGGGCAACCTTCCTTGGTTAGGCAGTCGCCCACGAGATGCGCGGCTATCCCAACGCCGACGGAGAACGGAAGCCAGCCCAGGTCTTGCGGCATCGTGTACCCGACCACCGCGGCGAGGACAAACGCGACGGTCGGGGCCAGCCCGCGGGCAAGATGCAGGGCTCGGAGCCCGAACGCGAAGAGCACGTAGATGGCCGATAGTGCGAACCAGCGGCCGAGTGTCACATCCCCAGCCCACGTGAGCAGCGGCATGAAGGCGGTGAACGCCAGCGAGTGCGTGGCATGGCGGTGACCGCCGGAGATCCGGTGCACGTACCGCGTCAGGACCCTGGTGATAGAGCCGAAAGTCCAGGCGATAGTGGCCTCCGGATGATCGGCGTCGCAAAGGAGTGCCGCGCCCGCCGTGGCGAGCAGTCCGGCCGTGATCGCGCCCCAATGCGGATGCACGCCGACCAGAGGCGCGGCGCACGCGAGCGAAGCGAACCCCATCGAACCGCTCAGGGCGTGCGTCCGGCCCATCAAGAGGTACCGCCAGGAGCGATAGGGCCGGTGTAGTCCGTCAGGGCGCGTATGAGGGTTTCCAGCGCGAGGTCGCGGTCCGCAGCGGCCAGACGGTGCAGTTCGTCGAGGAACATCCCGGACCCGTCACGCTCGATCATCTGCGCGATGCGCCGAGCCGTGGGGTCGAGCAGTTGCGCCCCGGCCGCGCGGCGGATCAGATCCCAGTCCACGGTCCGGTCGCGCAGCGCGATCCTGCCTTCCTGTTCGCGCCCGGCCCGGTAGAGCGCGCTGGCTTCCTCAAGTCGCATGGCGATCTGCCGCTGCACGCCCGGCACGTCCCAGGACGCGCGGCGTTCGACCGGGACCCCTCGTCGGCGCAGCAGGTATGCGGCGCCGGCTACTGCGGCGCCCACAAGCATGAATTCGCCGTTGCTCACGCCACGCTCCGGCTCATGGCGCCGAATGCCTGTCCGGGCACGGAAACCGGGAACATCGCTGTGATCAGCGGGCCGAACTCGTCGCGTTCTTCGCGGCTCATCCCGGCGAGGATCCCGGCGGCCATGGCGATGTCGCCTTTGCTGGCGGCGTTCATGGCGATCTCGACGCGGGCGCCGCGAGCCAGGTCGGCGTGTTCGATACTCATGGGTCTCCTTCAGGTCAGGCGGCGCGGCCGTTGTCGGGCGCCCAGAAGCCCGGGTCGACGCCGGGCGTGGCCCACACACCGTGGGTGATCTTCACTACGTGGCCGGAGGCGCGGTCGCGCTTGAGGGCCTGGGACACGGTGGAGTTCTTGAGTCCGAGTGCGGTGACGATTTGGCCGGAGGTCACGGGTACGCCGCGGCGGGCGAGGTAGGCGCGGATCGCCTCGCGGGCGCGCTGGGTGTCGAGGGCGTCGTTGTGCCGTGCGGCAGCGGGCGAGCTGACCGGAGCCGGCACGGTGCCGGGCGCGGTGTCGCCGGCTTCCTCCGCGTCCTCCTGGGTCGCCGCAATCGCCTCCAGGTGCGCGGTGGTACCGGCGGAGGCCCAGTCGTAGACGACGTTCTCGTCTGCGCAGAACGTCCGGAACAGCGCCGGCTTGACCGCGCCGAGGATGTAGCCGAGACCGAAGGTCGGCGACTCGTCCGAGAACATCTTCGGAAGCTTGCGCGGGTCGCCGGGCAGATCCGGGAACGCCCCGGCGGTAATCGCCTCGGTGGTACGCAGGCACACGATCGACATCGCGGCAAGCAGCGGGCGGATCGTGAAGGAGTTGCCGAGTTCGGCGATCGAGGGCACCTGGGTCACCAGGCGCAGCCGGATCCCGCACTTGCGGCCCATCTTCAAAATGAACTCGACCATCCGCTTGATCTGCTGGTCGGCCAGCAGCGCGGGCGCTTCCTCGAGCGTGATCGAGAGCAGGGGCATCGCGGCGGTCGGGGTGAAGTAGCTCACGCCCTTGCGCTGCCTGCCCTTCGAGTCGGTCCAGATCCGCGCGGACAGTTCCTTGTTGCGCGCGAGCATCTCCCGGTAGGCGTCTTGAATGAGGGCGCGTGACTCGCCCAGGTTGCGGGCGAAGCGGTCGACCTGGTCCTGCCAGTCCGGCAGCGACTGGCCTTCCTGCGGGTCGCAGATCTGCGAGACGATCAGGTGGTTGCCGTCGGCGTCGAGGGCGTGTCGCTCGTTGATCAGGGCGTAGTCGATGTACCGGGACTTGCCGGCGCCCGACGCGCCGCACACGATCTCATGCCAGGCGCCTGAGCCGGGCTGCCAGAACCGGATCTGGGCCGGGGACAGGTCCGCGCAGCGCCCGACGGTGGCGACGCCGGTCGTGATGTCGATGGTGGGGCCGGGGAACGGGACGAGTTCCTCGAGCGGGTTGCGGTGGAAGATCGTGAGGATGCCCTGGTCTTCGCGTTGGTTCGTGACGGGTTCGACCTGGATGTTGAAAATGGAGGTGCCGCGGGTCGCGGCCATGCGCTTGCGGGCCGCCTCCAGGTTGTCGATGGTGTGCTTGTCGCCGTTGAGTTGGATGTGCAGGCGGGTACGGTGCGCGCTCGCGTCGACCTCCCCGAGCAGGCGCGCGCCGGTGAGGGGTCCGGATTCGGAGGCGAACTTGCCGAGGAACCAGGCGGTCACCTCGGCGCGCTGCGCGGCGAACTCGTCGACCGGTTCGGGCTCGACCTGCGGCGACGGTAGGCGCCTGGCTCGGCGGCGCCGCACGAGGTGCCGGGCGGACCAGGTGCCGGAGGTCGCGGCGGTCACGGCGGTAAGCGCATCGAGGGCGAAGACGCTCGCCGGCCCGGTCGCGCACGCGATCACCAGCCATGCGAGGGACAGCGCGTACGCGCCGGCGTAGTAGGCGCGGCGGGTTGCAGAGGCGGCGGCGATCCGGCTGGACTCGCTGTTCGCGCGGGCGTAGAGCACCACCCCCGCGAGGATCACTGCGGCCCAGAGCAGCGGCCAGCCGACCACAGTGCCGTCGACCAGCCCGGCCGTCGTCTCAAGCCCGGCCGCGCCGAGCGCGGGCGCGAACTCGGCCGGGTGGTGCACTGCGGCAATCACGCCGCGCTTGGCGAGGCGGACGGCGGCGATGGCCGCGTCGTCGAGCATTTCCCCGGCCTTGTCGGTGGCGCGCTCGCTGAGCGTGGCACGCCGGGCCTTGCTGCCGGGGGGCAGGTAGCCGTCGCGGTCGGTCATCGCCGCCTCCTTCTCTTCTCGTCGTGAACGGGTCAGTCGCCGGCGGGAAGCGCGCCGACGGTGACGGTGGGCAGTGCCATGTTCTGGGTGCTGGCGACGCCGTAGAACTGGCCGTCGGCACCGCCGTGGCCGGTGGCCATCGCGGCCTCGGCATGCGGCATCTGGTGGGTGTTGACGGTGTCGAGCGCGGCGACGGCGGCCTCGTGGTAGCCGGACGCTGCGGTGGACATGTTCGCGGCGATCGCGGCGAGGTCCTGGCATCCGGCGGCGAACGCGTTCGCGAGTTCCTGGTACGCGCCGCCGGCTTCGTGGAGCCGGTGGTATGCAGCGGAGGTTTCCGCGTCCACGTTCAGGACCGCCATGGTGGCGATCGCCATCTCGACGGCGCCGGTCTCGTCCTCGATGCGCCGGGCGGTCTCGCCGGCGAATTCGGCGGCGGCGATCGTGGAGGCGGAGGCGGCGAGGGCGTCCTCGGATTCCATTCCGGCGAATGCGGCGGCCTGGCCGGTGAACCCGACGAGGGATTCGAGGTCGGTGATGTCGGCGGACGGCATCGGGGGGTACTCCTTCAGCGGGGGAACGAGGGTGAGGTGGCGCGGGCCCGGCGTGGGCGCGCCGTCGAGGTCGTGGTCGAGAGGTTCGGCGACGGCGTAGGTGTCGTCACCCGGGTCATCGGTGTCGTCGACGAGTTCGGCGTCGGTCCAGTCGATGACCCCGGACTCGGGTCCGGAGCTGGGCGGGGCCGTGGCGGTCGGCCGGTCCGGACTCGGGCCCGGTTCCGGGGCTGTGGCGCGCGGAGTCGGCTCGACGGCGTCCGGGCCGGTCATGTCCGGGCGGCTGCGAGCGGTACGGCGCGTATACGCCAGGCCGGCGCTGCGCCCTCCGGCGCGCCCGGCCCGGTAGACGCGCACGCCGCTGACCCAGCCGGCGACTGACGCGGCGGTGCCGTCACGACGCGCAGCCCTGGCGCGGCGTACGGCCCGGCGCCCCAACCTGTGGCCGCGGGCGAACGGGGCGCTGCCGTCGGCCCCGGTCAAGTCCGTGTCCGGCGATCCCGGGCCGGGTGTTGCCGTGGCGGGCGCGGGGTGGGCGGGGCGCAGGCTGGCGCGGACGCCGGAGAACGCACCCGCGCCCAGCGTGACCATGTAGTAGCCGAAGATGGCGTCGAAAAGATCCGGCATCGTCTCCCCCTACACCAGGTGTTGGACGAGCGGGACGATGTGGCTGGCCATGCCCGCGTACACCCAGGAGGCGCCCTCGCCGAAGTAGCCCGGCACGAGGGTGAAAACCATCGGGCCGAGGAACATCAGCACGTCCGCGCCGCCCTGGTGGGCCTTGCCCTCGAGGACGTCGCCGAGCAGGTGCAGGCCCTTGTGCAGCGCGATCAGCGCGATGAGCGCGACGCCGACGTTCGTGACGTCCTGGCCGATCACGGGCAGGTGCCGGGTGCCGGCCTCGATCAGGCGCGAGACCCACAGCACGAACGAGCCGATGAACGTGCCGGACGCGGCGACCCCGGCAACGCCGAACAGCAGGAACGAGCACCAGGCCAGGGCGGTGCGGACGTGCCGGAGGGTCTTGACGGCGCCGCCGGAGCGCTGCACGAGGCTGCGGCGCTCGATCGACGCGGTGATGCTGGGGGTGCGGCGGCGCAGGAACAGGGCGAAGATCAGGCACAGGACGGTCACCCCGAGCAGGGACATGCTCGCCTGCGTGCGGGTGAGCGCGGACTGGGCGAGGGGGGCCGCCGCGGTGACGGCGATGTGGTTCATGGGGGCTCCTTCGGGGGTTTGAATTTCACTGGTTGGTCGGGCTGGTTTTCTGCTGTTCTTGCAGGTCGCAGGCGTGACTGTCCTGCAGGGTGCCGTGAATTTCACGCGTGAAATCGGGCGCGCCGGCCTTGCGTCCGGGGCACTGGCGGCGGTCTAGGAGGGCCACGAGCGCGCCGGCCGCGGCGATGGTGGCCGGCGCGCCCTCGATGGCTCGGATCCGGTCGAGGTGCGCCATGAACAGGGCGTGCAGGCGCCTCTCGGACCGAGCCGCGGCAACCGCTTTGCCACGGAGGTCAGGGGAACTGATCGTGGCCGTCACGGTCGGCGTCCCTTCCAGCCGTGTCGTGTCGGCGTGGCGGGTGACTGGCGCGACGGCGACGGGGTGACGCCACGGGTCCGGCGACACGTGCCACCGGCCGACGACACGACTCGCGGTTCTGACACGCCTCGGCATTGCGCCGGGGGTGTCGCGTGCCACGTGCCGCAGGTGGCGTGTCCGGGTGCCCGTGTCGTTCGTCATGCGACACGCTCCTTGTCGGTCGTGTCGTCGCCACCCGTGGCGCTCGCGGCGTTCTGCCGGTCGCGGCTGCGGGTCTTGCGTACGAGAACGTCGTCGACCTTCACGCCGACGACCCCGAGCGCTTTGACGATCTGGGAGGCGGCGCGGCCGGGCAGGAGCTGGTCTGCGTTGCGGATCGCGTCGGCCTTCGACATCTCCGGCCATGCGCTCACTGTCTCGGTCAGCTGTGCCACATCGGCGTCGAGGTTCTGCATGGGCAGGTTCGACACGACACGTGCCGGACGGGGACGTGTCGCCACGGTGGGCTTGGGTGTGGCGGCCGGCGGGACCGTGGCACGGGCAGGCGTGTCCGTGTCGTCGGTTGTGTCGTTGCCGCGTGTCGTGTCGGCGGGAGCCACCGTGTCGGGTGTCGTGTCGCCGGCCGTGGCAGTGGCGCAGGGCGCCGTGGCGTGGCGCGTGTCGGTCGGCGTGCCGCCGTGTCGGGGTGTCGCCGTGTCGGCCACGCGTGCCATCCAGGGCGATGGGGTGTCGAGGGTCGCGAGATCCGATGCGTGTCGGACGGCTGCGATCTCTTGGATCAGCCGGTCGGTGCGAACCCTGTCGTGCGCTGCGCCCGAGACGCGCACGGCGGCGCGCAGCTTCCGGTTGACGCGCCGGCGCCGCTTGCCGGCGAGGAGCCAGCCGTTGATCGACGCGAGCCGGTCGGCCAGTTCTACGGCGTCGTCGAAGGCGTTGTTCTGCTGGATCTCCAGCGCGGTCTGGTCGGCCGCGGTGACGCCGAGCGCGGCGAGGAACCGCTGCTGCGCACTCTGCTTGATCTTGGCAAAAACACCGTCGGCGTCCTTGCCTTCGGCGGCGCGGCGGGCGCGCCGCTCGGGGACCATGCTGCGTTCCCACAGCCACGCGGCCACGAGCGGCGCGCCGAGGCGCACGAGGGCTTCCTGCGGAGAGGTGGCCTCGGTCGCCGACATGAACCCTGAGGCGCATGTGAGGACCCAGACGGCGAGCCCGTCGGCGCCGGCGTGGCCTTCGCGGGCGACGGCTGCGCGGGCACGGAGCGCGGATGCGAGCACCGCGATCTCCATGAACGCGAACAGGACGGCTTGGATCCAGACCGGCAGGTGCATGGTGCGGGTGAAGAAGTGCCACATGCCGGTCGCGGCGACGGAGGAGGCCATGGCGGCGGCCACGACGGTGAGGGTGTCGGCGGCCTTCTTCCCGCGCAGGGAGCGGGTGGCACGCCAGGCGAGGATCGCGGCTGCGATCACAGCGGCGCCCGACGCGGTAGCGAGCACCGGTACGGGGACCGAGTGGACGAGGTCGCCGAGCCGTTCGGTGGGTGTTGCGGTCATGGGTCTCGCCTCCTTCAGTTGGCGTCGGGCGTATCAGGGCTCAGTGTATAACCCGTCATACGTCTTTCGGGGGTGGATATGATCCGGGCGTGGAGCGTGAGGAGATTGAGCGCGCCGCGGAGGCGCTACTCGCCGTCTCCCGCGCCGATGAGCGGGAGCGCGCGGAGTTCGTACGGGCTTTGAAGCAACGCGCCGAGGCGATCGCAGATGACCGTGAGCGTCTCGATAAGACTCATTCGCTGGTTCGGTTGATGTTGGACGCGATCCCGGCGCTCTCGATGGTGCGTCATCTCGCGCTGGATCGTCTGCGTGCGCAGGCGGAGGCCGAGGGGGATCCGGAGCGCTGGTCGCACGGAGTGGTGGCGAAGCGATTTGGGATCACGCGGGCGAGCGCGCAGACGATCGCGAAAGGGCCGCGCGGAAAGGCTCCCAAGGGTTAGAGCATCACGCGGGACTGTGATTGCGAGCATCGTGTTCGCCTCCTCGGCGTGGTCGTGGTCGGTCGTTTGGTCGGTGGCGTCGTGGCTTGCCTTGCGGTGCGCTTCGGCGGGTCGGGTCAGAGGCGGAAGCTGGCGCCGTTGCGGCTCTTACGTCGCCGCCCGGTCTTGGTGCGTCCGGTGAGCGGGATCGCTTTCCAGGCGCGGAATCGGCCGGCGCGTTCGGCGATGTCGAGGTCGACGCCGCGGCCGGGGCGCCAGTTGAGGCTGATTCTGGGGAGCGGGCTCATGTCAGCGCCGCCGGCCGTTGTCGCGGGCGGTGGGCATGTCGCTGTCGTTCTCGGCGGGTGCCGGGGCGGCCTCGACCTCGATCCAGCCTTCGATGTTGTCGCTGTCGGTGGGTGTCTCGGCCGGGGCGGTGGTGTCGGTGGTCATGCGGGTCTCCTGTCGGCGTGGGTGGTTAGGCGTGCGGTCGCAGGTTGGTCGGCGCCCGGTTCTCGCGGATTTCGGCGATCCGGTCGGCGACGGCTTCGAGGAGGTCGGCGTAGTCGCTGCTGTCGAGCGTGATGGACTCGGGCCAGACCTCGATGTGGGTGCCGACGCGGTCGACGTCGGCGATGGTGGCGTGGGTGCCTTCCTGCGCGATGACGCGGCGGGCGAGGTCGGTGACGAGCGCCGGGTCGGGCCGGTGCGGGCTGCGAGTCGGCATGGCTACTCGGTCCACTGGCGCACGTTGAAGTGGGCGCCCTCGTCGAGCAGCCCGGCGATGTGCTTGACGGCGAGCATCTCCTCGCCGTCGCGGAAGTGCTTGGGCTCGCCCTTCGGGGTGCCGATGTTCTCGGCGGTGTCGGGCTGTTCCCAGTCGTACTCGCTGGCGTCGCCGTCGAACTCGGTGATGATGATGCGTGCCACGGGGGTCTCCTAGAGGCTCGGGAAGGACGGGATGTCGCCGTTTGTGGCGCGGGCGGACGCCTCGTATTGGGCGCCGATCGTGCAACGGGAGTCGCTGTTGTCGCCTCCGCACTCTCTGCAGGACGCGTCGTGCTTGGCGAGGGCGAGGCTGGCGTACTCGCCGGCGGTCAGGTCGAACGAGACGCGCGGCGGCGGGATCACGTCGCGCATCAGCGGTCTCCGATCGGGAAGCGGGCGGTGACGCGCTTGTGCCCGGAGTCGCGGCGTACCGCGAGGACGGCGCCCATCGCGGCGATGATGGCCAGGCCCCGGCCGGACTCGGTCTCGAGGTCGAACGCGAGCGCCGGGTCGGGGCGCGGGATCAGCTGCTCGGGGTGGGAGTCGGTGACGGAGACGATGAGCGCGGTCGCGGTCAACGTGAGGGTGAACCGGTCTGCGCCGCCGGCGTGCCGCAGGGCGTTGGTGGCGAGTTCGGACGCGGCGAGGATCGCGGCTTCGGCGATGGACGCGGGGGCGTGTTGCCGGACGAGGTCGCGGGCTTCGCCGGGTGCGGCGGGCGCGGCGATGGAGTAGCGGTGGCTGGCGGGCTGTACGGAGCCGCCTGCAATTGCCGATGGCGTTTGCACGAAGGGCACGAACATCAGCATGAACCGCCTTCGCGCATCGCGGTACCGGTCTTGGGCGCGGCGCCCCTGCGGCCCTCGATGACCTCGACTTTGTCGGCGGGAACGAGTCCGACGGTGGCGGGCTGCTGGGTGGCGGCGTCGAACCGGACGGGGATCGCGCCCGAGTATTCGACGGTGCCGTGCCCGTACGGGGTGCGGACGCGGGTGCCGGCGGGGATGGGCTGGGCTTCGAGGCGGGCGTATTCGAGGACGAGGGCGCGGCGGGTGGTCCGGTCGGTGTTCTCGGACAGGATCTTCGTGAGGATCGTGGACTGGCGCGCGTTCACGGCCGGTGCCCGTCGGTCTCGGGACGCAGGATCGCGATGCGGGCGTCGGCGACGATCGACCAGGGGCGGGTGTCGCCGGGGTCGTCGATCGGCGCGACGATCAGGTTGGCGATGGAGGCGTGGTGCTCGTTCTCGACCAGGACGGGCGCCGCGACCGCGCACCAGGTGCCGGAGAGCGCGACGATGTCGCCGATGCGGAGGCGGGCGGCCTTCGCCTGGGTCATGTGCAGGCCGGCGAGGGTCGGCGCGGGCACGGTCAGGGTGGTCATCGTGCCGCTCCCGTCTCGTTCGGGACGAGCCACAGGCCGGCGCCGCCGTGCAGGATCACCTGGTCGTACTCGGGCAGCGGCACCGACTGGTACACCTCGACGCGCAGGCCGTCGATCACGGCCTCGGTCGACCAGGTGCCCATCCACACGCCCGCCTGGATCTCGTGCGGGGCGTGCTCCTCGACCTCGGCGTGCAGGGCGTTCGCCCAGGCGCGGATGTCGGCCGGGTTGTTCCCGGCGAGCGTGAACGCGACGGTCGCGGGGGCTGTCGGTCCGTAGGCCGGGGTGAGCGTTACGGACAGGACCGGCGGGAGGCCCGCGATGTCCAGGTCGCGGATCATGCGGTCACCGGCTCTCCGGCGTTCGCCCGGGTCGCGGTGACGGCGCGCACGATGTTCGGCAGTGCCGCCGTGAGCCCGAGCTCGATGTGCGCAAGGAGCAGCGCCAGGTAGTAGCCGGGGTCGGCGGCGGCGTTCTGGATCCGCCGGATCACGCGCTCGGCGTGCTCGTACTCGGCGTCGGACGGGACGCGCGCGGCGGCCTCGGCCTGGTCTACGCTGGACATGTTCGCTCCTTCTGCTGCTCGCTAGAGGTTCGGACCCCGCCCGGTCGCTGTTGCTGCAGCGTCCGGGCTTTTACGTGCCCTGCCGGGAATCGAACCCGGGCCCCGACGCCTCCGGAGCGACTGGGTGCGGGCCAGACTGATCCCGCAGCCGCATGGAGTGCGTTCGCGACGTTCGCCAGAACGAGGGCTTGCTGGTGGTGCTGGTTGGTGCCGGGCCCCGTCCGTGGACGGTCGCGCACGGGGCCCGGCGGTCTGTGGTTACGCGGCGGCCGGGACGACCAGGCGACTGCGGATGTACGGGGCGTAGGAGGAGTGGGGAATGCGGTAGCCGCGCCGCGTGCCGATGCGAATGACGCCCTGGATCTCGCCATTCGCGATGGCGGCGTAGATGGTTGCCGGCTCGACGCGGACCTTCGCCGCGAACTCGCCGACCGTGTAGAAGCCGTCCGTGTCGGACGGCCCTAGTGCCGTGTTCTCTGCGAGGTCCATGACTTCAGTCTGGGCCACATCTTTTACTATGTCAAGCTACCTCTTATAGTAGGCTGTAGCTCATGGAAACAGAAGAGCCCCGGCCGTAGCCGGGGCTCTGGGATCAACCGCGCAGGTTAGGAGGTGAATGACCATTGCATGACGTACGCCTCCCCGAGCAACACCATGTCGTTGACCTCGACGACACGCCCTTCGGCGGTCGCAGCCGTACGCCGGATCGCCGCAACGGGCTGACCCACGTCGAGATGCAGCAGTTTGCGCTCGCCAGGCCGCGGCATCCGCACGCGCACCTGCTCAACGAACTTCACCGGCTCATGGCCGAGGTCACGAAGCCGTGCGTACGTCCCACCCGGTCCGGAGTCTGGCCGCTCAATCGGGCTTCCCGCAACCAAATCGGCCGGAAGGTAGGAGATCGCACTCTGGACGCGACGCCCTTCCACCGCGTAGACACGCTCGCGGGTCAGGACACGCCTCACGCCGAGGAGAGCCTCGATCTCGGGTGGCGCGTCAATGGTCGAGACCTCAATCGACTCCACCGACATGGGGCGCAAACCCAGGTCGGCCGACCAGATGGCATGGCCGGCACCCCACTGCTCCGCAGACAGGCGTGTCGTTGCGTCCCGCAGTATCGGCTTGAAGTCGCGCACGAATGCTCCCTTGCCTCGCTCGATCCGAATGAGGCCCTCGCCGCGCAGGAGGTTCAACGCGGCGCGTGCCGTCGGTTGCGAGTACCCGAACTCACTCACCAGGGCGTTCTCGCCCGGGACCTGGGCGCCGGGTGCGAGTTCGCCGCTCTCGATCTTCGCGCGCAGGGCTGCCGCAATCTCATCGCGCTTCGACATGCCCGAGTCGCTGGTGTCCTTCGCCACGGCTCTCCTCTTGCTGTTTCGCGCCTTCCTCTTGTAAGAGGTGGCGAACTTCTTGCTAGAGGTTATCCCCGAACGGCGCCGTACGGCATCTTCGGGCGTCCCTTGCTGCGGCAATCGGACGTCTGGAGGACGTTGCTGGGCTCGCGAGATCTATGCCGCGCGCGGGTGTCCGTGATCGTCCGCAACGTGCGCCGCCAAGTCGGCCTTGACGTTCTGCACGACCTGCTGCACGTCGCCGATCCTCGACGTCAAGCGCGCCTCGGCCTGTACGAGGTCCGACCGGACGCCAGCGACATCGGCCTTCACGCCGGAGATCTCGGTAGCCAGGTGCGCGAACGACGTGGTCATGGCCTCAGCGAGCGCCTGCTGACCTTCGGCAAGCCGCTGGATCGCAGCCATGATCTGGTAGTTCGAGGGCTCGGGCTCGAAGCCGGGCACGTCCGTCATGTCACCAAGGTACCCGCTGACGCTGATCGACAGCAGGAGTACGCCACCATGCGCCTGCACCGGGAGTGCCCGTGATCGAGGTGCGGCGTATGCCGCGCAACACCACGGCCGGGTTCGAGCGGATCCCCAACCGGGCGATTCGCAGCGTGGAGTTGTCGCTCTCCGCCGTCGGACTGCTCGCGCGGCTGCTGGCCGACGGGGAGCAGTACGACTCCATCGACGACATTGCCGCGGCCTACAACCCTGCCGCGCCCGGTCAGAAAACTCCGTACGGCTTTGGCCGAGACGTCTACCGGAAGGCCGCCCTCGAGCTCGAGGCCGCCGGCTACCTGGTTCGCACCGAGGAAAAGGGCGCTGGTAACCGCACGCGGTCGCTGGCCAGGGCGATTCCTGAAAAGACGCAGATCGGAGCCGCGACGGACAGTCCGTCGCGGGAACGACGTGGGCAAACGGGTATCGGCGCAGATCAGGCCCGGGACGGACAGTCCGTCGCGGGGATGACCTGGGAAAACGAGGCATACGAGCACGTCGAGCCCAGGACGGACAGTCCGTCCCGGCGCTCACCTGCGGAAACGACCCTTCCTGCACGTCAGTCCCGCGACGGACAGTCCGTCGCGGACTATATACAGACCTCTTTTCAGACCTCAGACCTCCTCCTCCACAGCGGCGACCAGGACAGCAACGTTCAGATCGGCAAGGAACAGGAGGAGGTGGACGGCGGTGCGTTCCAACCTCACCCCGACGCGCTCGCCGTCATCGCCGCCGTCGACCTCGGCGGCAAGCCGCTCGTCCCGAAGTCCCGCGATGAAGCCGAACTCACCCTGACGGCAAAGCTCGCCGAGGGCTGGACCGTGGCCGCCCTGACGCACGCCTTCGAGGGCTGCACCGAAGGCGCCAGAAACCCGCCCGGCGCGTTCATGAGCCGCGTACGCGGACTTGGACCGCCCCCGCGCCCCGCAACCACCCGCGCTTCGCCGCGATGCCCCGAATGCAACGGCAGCGGCCTAATCGAAAACGACCTCGGCGACCCCGCCCCCTGCCCCACCTGCAAAACACCAAGGAGCAACCCGTGAACGACCGCACTCCCCCGCACGACGAACACGCCGAGATGGCCGTTCTCGGCGGCATGCTCATGTCCCGCACCGCGATCGAGGAAGTCACCGGGATGCTCGCCGCATCCTCGTTCTACCTGCCCAAGCACGAACACGTCTACGACGCGATCACCGCCGTCGAGTCCCGGGACGAACCCGTGGACGCCGTCACCGTCGCCGCGGAACTCACCCGCCGCGGCGAACTCGCCAAGATCGGCGGGCCCGTCTACCTGCACGACCTCATGGGGTCCGTCCCCACCGCGGCCAATGCCGGCTACTACGCCGAGATCGTCCGCGAGCACGCCGTACGCCGACGCCTCATCGAGATCGGCACCCGGTACGTCCAGATGGGCTACGACACCACCGACCACGCCGACATCCCCGAAATGATCGACCGGGCGCAGGCCATGGCCATGACACTCGAGCACATCGACTACGAAGAAGAAGACCTCCTCCTCGCTGACGCCTACGTCGAAGTCCTCGAATCCGTCGAACACGGCACCTCGCAAGGACTGCCCACCGGGCTGCGCGACTTCGACGCGTTGACCGGCGGACTGCACCCGGGACAACTCATCGTCGTCGCAGCCCGCCCCGCCCTCGGCAAATCGGTCCTCGCCGAGAACTGGGTGCGCCACACCGCGATCGCCACCGGCCGCCCGGCCGCGATGTTCTCCCTCGAGATGTCCCGCTTCGAAGTCGCCAAGCGCGCCATCGCCGCCGAAGCCGCCGTCCCCCTCCACCACCTCGCCCACGGGCGCATGGAGGAATCCGACTGGGACCGGGTCAAGCAGCGCACCCACACCATCCCCGCCGCGCCCCTGTACGTGGACGAGAACCCCACCCTCACGATCACCTCGATCCGCTCCAAGGCGCGCCGGCTGCGCCGCAAGCACGGCATCGAACTCCTCGCCGTCGACTACCTCCAACTCATGGAGGGCGAGGCCAAGCGGCGCGGTGGCGAGAACCGGCAGCAGGACGTCTCCGCGATCTCCCGCGGCCTGAAGCTGCTCGCCAAGGAACTGCAGATCCCCGTCATTGCCGTCGCGCAGCTCAACCGGGGGCCCGAGTCCCGAGCGGACAAGAAGCCCGCCATGAGCGACCTGCGCGAATCCGGCTCCATCGAGCAGGACGCGGACACCGTCGTCCTGATCCACCGGGAAGACGCCTACGAGAAGGAAGGACCGCGAGCAGGCGAAGCAGACCTCATCGTTGCCAAACACCGAGGCGGCCCGACCGCAACGCTGACCGTCGCGTTCCAGGGGCACTACGCCAGATTCAAGGACATGGGGCGCGGCTGATTCCCGCCGAACCACCACGTCAGAACCCCGATCCGAAGGAGTATCCGAACATGACCGACACGATCCCGTACATGCACTGGGCAGAGGACGGCCCGCAGTGATCGCCCGACGAATCCCGGCCGCGCTCCTCGCCGCCGCGCTCACCTGCCCCCTGCTCGCGGCCTGCGGGCCCACCGGCTACGGCACGGACTGCGGAATGGCCAGCGAGAGCCTCACGATCGACACGCACGTCATGGTTGGGCGCGCCACCGCGACCTGTTCCCCGCCACCCGAGACGCACCTGTTCACCCTGCAACTCGTCTACGTTCTGGGCGCCGAATCCGAGATCGAAGCCACCCGGCAGAGTGACGCACTACCGGGCCCTACCGGCGTTACGCTGACGGTGCGGCACCTATGCCTGCCGGGCACCTGGATCCTGCGGATATCCGCAGCCGGGCGGTCTTCGGACGGCACGCCCTACAGCTTCTCCGAATCGAAGACGTACGCGGGAGTGAGCGTCGATGAGTGTAAGAACCGCTAGGTATGTCGCCATCATCGCGCCCGATGCCGGCGACCCGGGGACGCTGCGCTACGACATCCGCCGCCTCGTGCCCGCACGGGAAGCCGAGGTCCTGCTGGGTCCGCTCGCGCGCCGTGGCGCGGCACAGTTCCCGGACGGCCGCGACCTGCCGATGCCGTTCGCGGATCTCACCACTCCCCCATGCGACCGCGCCATCGCCAGGCGGATCGCCATGGAGTGGATCGGCGCGCACGACCCGGGCGCGTTCCACCTCGAGGTCGACTGGCACGACGAACCGATCGTCCCGACCCGTGAGTCCGCGGGCGTGGGCGGGCGCTACGCCGAGCGCGGACGCGGGAGCCTGTGGCGCCGCTGGCTCGCCGGCCTCACGAGCTAGGCACGAAGGGAAACCCGCGGCGGCGCGCTACAGGTCCAGCAGCCTGCGCCCGATCTCCACGGCGGCCGTGAGCGCACCGGACTCCACATCGGCACGCAACCGTTCGGAACGCTCCTGGCTGATCCTGCCCGCCGGATGCCCGTTCGCCAGCAGCACGACCCGCGCCGCCTCGAGTGCGTACGCCCACGAGTCCGCGCCGTACGGGCGCGTCATGAGTACCAGCTTGTACAGGAGCCCGGCCGCGTACACGGTCGTCGGCTCTTCTGTATCGGCGACCGCGCCAGCGAGGTGCGCGAGGATCCCCTCTGGTTCGGGCCCGGCCTTCACCCCGAGGTTGCGGGCGATTGCCTCGAGTTCCCTTGCGGAGGGCAGCCAGCGTGCGGGTCGGTCAGGCACCGTGGAAGCCGGAGGCTTCGAGGACGGGCCGGTCGATCTCGACGACGATCCGGGAGACGACGTCGGCGAGCTGGTCCGGGTGGTTGCGGCGGACGTGGTCGATCGCGGCCTCGGTCAGCGCAGCCTGGAGGGCGGAGCGCCCGTCCTGGTCCTGGGCGACCTCGGCGACGAGCGCGGGGACGTCGAAAGTCACGGCGGTCATGTCCACAACGTACCCGCCATACGCCGCCGCGGACACGCAGGCGGACCCGACTGTTACCGAAACGGACGCTGGCGCAGGTCCGGCGAATGAGAAGAAACCGCACGTCAAAGCCTATTTTCTGGGAGGATTAGCTATGCCTGAGTTTGCCGTTGCGCCACCCGAACCGGCCGTGGTCGACCGCATCGCGCGTGCGGCGATCGAGAACGCGATCTGGCTGCTGAAGGAACTCCCGCTCGACCTCACCGGCCCGCTCAAGGCCGAGATCGCCGAGCATGGACGTCCCGCCTGTGATCCGCACGCGCTGATGGGCGCCGTCTGGCAGCGCATCAAGAACTCCGAGATCACTTACCGGCTTCCGGCGCAGACCGGCGAGGCCGAGCCGTGCGCTGGGACGGGGGCCAAGCCGTGACCGAGCAGATCCCTCTGACGCTGGTCGTCAGCCCCGACCAGCCCGCCGTGGAAACCACGGTCTCGCCCGCGTGGCTCTACGAGCACTACCGGCTCACGATCCTCGCGGCGGAAGGCTCGTATCCCGACAAGATCCGTCGCGTGCAGGCCGGCGTGGCGCTTGCCCGGGAGCGTGGCGAGTTCACCCCGGCCCAGTGTGATGACCTTGACCGGCTCGCGGCCAGGGCGCTCCACGCGACGCTGCACCCGGAGGAGGTGCGGAACGATGACGGCGACTGGTGAGGTTGTCGGCACCCGCTACCGCCTCCGTCAGTCCGAGGTTGAGGCCGTGCGCCTGTCCGATGCGACGTTCGGCCGGCTCATCCGCGCGATCCCGCTCGAGTGGTTCTACGGGGCGCACAACGGCGACGGCAGCGAGCCGATGCAGATCCTGATCCGGATCTACCCGGGCGCGTCCGACTGCGTGAAGGCCGTCGAGGGCGACTGGGTCACCCGCGACGCCCACCGGGAGTGGTGGAGCGCCTATTCGCCCGAGGAGTTCGCCGAACGGTACGCGGTCGTCCTGCTCGACGCCGACGGGGTCGAGGTGGAGTCGTGACCGCGCTCCGCTTCGAGGACGCCGACGTCGACGAACTGCGCCGCCGTATCGACGGCGCGCTCATGGACCTGCACTTCCTGCGTGGCCTGGTCTGTGACCGGCCGTATGACGTTGCCCGGGTCACGGCCGCAATCGAGACGCTGAAGAACGGTGCGCCGGGGATCGAAGCTGGCGACGCCGCGGCGGCCGTTGTCGCATGGAAGGCCGCGCACCCCGACGACGAGGAAGGCGGCACGCGATGACCGACATCGCGCAGTTCCCGACCGGCAGGACCGCCTCAGGCCGCCGCTGGGGCAAAGCAGGGGTCCGGCCGAGTCCCGACGAGATCGAGGCCGCCGAGCGGGACCGGCGCGCGCGCAACACGGCCCACTGGCGGGCCCTGACCGACGCGCACGCGGCCTGGGAAGCCGGCCGGGTCGTCCCCTGGCTCATCACGATCGCGCTCGACGCCAAGCGCCTGTACGGGCCCGAAGTCGACGAGGCCTGCGGCGTCGCGGAACCAGGTGTGGACATGTGGGAGGAAGGAACCCTCTACCCGACCTTCGAGCAGCTCTGCGCGCTGGCCAAGCTGACCGGGAAGACGCCCGGGTACTTCATGAACCGCAAGGGTGTCGTCGGCTTCAAGCCGTCCGACACGACGATGCGGTTCCACGTCCGCGTGGACGACGAGAAGGAACCGGTGATGGCGTTCAAGCCCGAAGCGATTGCCGCAGCGGTCGCGGGCGACGGGGCATGCCCGACGTGCTGGGTGACCGGGCGGACCCGCGAGGCGGAAGGCGGCACGTCATGACCACCTATCAGGTCGCGGGCTGGACGCCGCTCGAAGCCCACCTGCCGGCCGAGCTCGGCCGGATCCCGATGGGGTCGCTCATCGCGTTCGACTACAAGCCCTACCGGCTCATCGAGGTCCGTGAGCGGCCGTTCGACTTGTGGCCCGAGAACATCCAGGCCGAGTACGCCCGGATGGGCGGCAGGGACCCGGAGACGTGGTGGGCGCGCGTCCAGTCCATCCGGCTCCAGCCCGACGGGCAGGCATCGGGCGCGAAGGACCGCAGCCGGCTCGTACGGGCCTGCTACAGCTTCCACGTCCTGCCGGAGCACTACGCGGTCTGCCACCGCTGCGGGGACCTCCCGCCGTGCCGCGAGAGGGTCATGGACCGGCAGGTCGCCGAAGCGACCGCCGTGATGGAGCAGGCGATGGCGATCCGGCCCGGGGACTGTCACGCCTGCGGGAAGCCCGTCAATGCCCGCCACAAGGCCATCGTCTTTCCCGGACCGAACCTGATCCGCCCGGACCTGCCTGACGGCACCGTGGTCTTCCACGGCCGCCACGGCGAGTGCGTCAACCGCGCCTACCGCTACGACGAGCAGTGGGCTGCGGCGAAGGCCGGCCGACGCCGCCGGTTCGAGTGCGCCGGACGGCAGGTGCAGCACGCCGACGGGACGCTCGAATGCACCGAGGGCGCCGGATGCCCGGAAGCGAACGGGCCTACCGGCTGGACTGTGCACCACCAGGCGTATACCTGGCACCGGCCCGGCATAGCGACCGGCGACGGCGCATGCTGGTGCACGACGGGCGACCTGACTGCGCGGATCGAGCAGCAGATGCGGGACGGGAAGACGATATGAGCGGCGCGGGATCGGCCGGGACGCCCCACGCGCCCCGGCCACCGTCCCCACTACGTCTATGTCGAGACTGACCAACGGCGTGCCCGCGCTCACCGCCCGTTACTGGCCTATTCCTCTGGGATCTCGTCGAGCGCCCGCATCTGGGCCTCGAACTCAGCCCGGAGCGCAAGCGCCCGCTTCCTGAGCCGCCGGCTACGCCCGTCGACCCGCAACTCGACACGCATGCCGTCCATCATCGCCCTCGCCCGGACCATCCACGCCTCGATCGCGTCGAGCTTCGCCTCGTCGTCCATACAGCCCCTCCCGTTCCCCTGGGAAGGGTGAGGCTAGTCCGGCATGGCGAGGCTGGCTAGGCCTGTGCTGTTCGCGCTACCAGGCCCGTCCGGTCGGCGGCTGATCCTGCGGCAGGGCCGCCTGGCCGAGCAGCCGGGCTTTCGCGGCGGCAAACTCTGCGTCGGACAGGGCTCCGGAGTCGCGGAGCGCGGCCAACTGGGCGAGTTGGCCGGCGAGGTCCGGGGCAGCTGGCGCGGCCACCGCCTGCGGCTGGGCCGGTGCGCCCGCGAGCGCCCGCGTGATCGCGTCGGCGAGCGCCTGGAACTGCGGCAACCGCGACTTACTGAAGATCACTGTCAGGGGGTCGTCGCCCGCCGACGACAGCCGCGCCGACCCCCTCGACCCGCGCTGCACCCCGCCAGCCATGACCAGCGTGAACCGGCCGCCCGCCTGCGTCAGGCGCGGTGGCGAGAGCTGAACGCCGGAGAGCTGCGCAAGCGCGTACGTGTCCCGGCTGTGGCGGCCGGGTGCATTCCGGTCGATCGTGATCGTGGCACCGTCGAACGTGACAGCCGTGTACTTCGACTCCGCAGTGATCAACGGTTCCCCCTGGGTCGGCGGTGCGGACACGCGCAGGGTACTGACGTGGCAGTGGCGTCCGTCGGGGCGTGGCCGAGGCGACGCACGATCGTGACCGTGGGGGAGCGGGTCACGAGGGCTACTTCGGCTTGTGCGCGGGCCGTCCGCCGCCGACGCCCTTCCCGGGCCGCTTGTCAGCCCAGTCGCGGAGCTCCTGCTCGCGGGCCTGCTCCCAGTAGACAAGCGAGCCGACCTTGCCGTCCGGTTCGGGGAACGGGTGCGTCTCATATCGGCCGCCGGGCAGCGAGTCGGCGCGGTAGTGGCGGATCGTGGCCGCTTTGACGCCGAGGAGTTCGGCGACGTCGGCGGTGTAGAGCACGGCGTGCATGTGGCCTCCTTCGGCGTTCGTTGAGTCGAGTATTCCTCATCGCCATGGCTGTTGACAAGGTTGAACCTCGTCGCTATCGTTAGTGATGTAGTTAGGAACGAAGCGAAGAAGGCAGGCCGGACCGACCGGCTGCTACCCAGCGGGAGGCCGCCATGCAGACCATCACCCCGACCCACGGAAAGCCCTACGCCCTCATCGGCGCGTCGGACGGCCTGCCCTACGGCTTCCCCGCCGACACCGTCGCCCTCGAAGAGTGGGCCGTCTCCTCCTGGTCCGGCATGGGCCCGGACGGGCGCAGCCACCAGAGCATGGCCCGCCGCATCGTTCCCGGCTCGGAGAAGACCAAGCCCCACCCCGACCTGTACGGAAAGCTCTTCCCGACGAGCGCGGACGCCGACCGGGCGCACTACGAGGCAGGCGTGACCGCGTACTTCATCCGCCTGGACTCGCCCGAGTACCAGAAGGCCATGGACATCATCGGGGCCTGACCTACCAAGCTTCGGGGGCCACCTCCCACCCAGGGGAGTGGTCCACCACCGGGGGTCGCACCCCACGGTGGTCCTCCTCGGGGAGACCCGAGCTCCCACCCAGGGAGCCGGCACGGACCCCGAGGAGGCCATGGAAACCGCCCGGCGAGGAGAAGCCGACCGGTTCGAATCCGGTACCGGGCACGCACGATTCATCCAGCTACAAGGAGGGCAGGGCCGATGACCCCGGAGCGGCTGCAAGAGTTCAAGGACCGGGCAACCGGCGGGTCCACCGTCCGCAAGTGGACCGACGCGCAGGTGCGCGAGCTGATCAACGAGATCGAGGCTCTCGGTCAGTTCCGGAAGCTGGCCAACGCCATATGCGAGTGCGAGGCCGCGAACGCCGCGGAAACGCTGAGCAAGAGGTTCTTCAAGGACTGACCACCCCGCGCGGCCCGGCGCCCACCCGGGACCGGGCCGCGCACCGACCAGACCATGCCCGCACCGACCGAAGGAGCCGACGGTGGCCGCGACGATCGAGTTCATGTACGCGCACGGGCCGCTCATCGACTCGTTCGGCGAGTTCGTACACCACGCCCCGGCCACCGTCTCGGCCCCGACCGAGGGTCCCGCGCCGCTCACCGCCCCGATCGTCGTGCGCTGCGTCGACCGTGACGGACGTGACCTCGCCACGCCGATCACCGTGCGCCCCGACCAGCCGTTCGCCACCGCGGCGCTGCGCCTCGTCGTCCGCGACCGCGACCAGGGCAGCTGCAGCGCGGACCGGTTCGGACACGTCGTGTTCAACGCCCTGCAAGACCTCGACGAGCGGCAGTTGACCGCCCGTAACCGCGCGATCCAGAAGCGGCTGCGCGCACTCGACCACCTCGCCATCGTCGGATTCGACCACGACGGCACCATCACCTGGGATGCTGACGATGGCCGCACGTAGGCCGGAATCCGCCCCGCTGGACTGGCGCTCAGCCCGCGTCGGCGAGCCGCTGCCGTGCCAGGCGTGCGGACGGCCGGCGCTGCTGAGACACCCGGTCACGAGGCAGCCGCATCACAAAGTCTGCGCTGATGCGACTGGCGAATCGACGATAAGCGCAGTCCAGAAGTCGTATGCGAGGGATAATCAGGCATGACCGACTCGACGAGCATGGGCGACCGCTTCAAGGCGTACGAGCACGCATACCGGCTCTCGTTCCCGCGCCGCCTCCCGATCGTGATTCGCGCGGACGGGCGCGCCTTCCATTCCTATCTGCGCGGCGCCACGAAGCCCTTCGACCTGGGCTTCATCGAGGACATGGGCCACGTCGCGGTCGCGCTCTGTACGGAGATCTCCGGCGCGGTGTTCGCCTACCACCAGTCGGACGAGATCAGCGTGCTCGTGCAGGACTGGGTGGGCGAGCACGCGGAACCGTGGTTCGCTGGCGAGTTGCAGAAGATCGTGTCGCTGTCCGCTGCGATAGCCACCTCGGCGCTCGGCGCGCGCCGCCCTGGCCGGCCGCTGTTCGACGCCCGCGCGTTCGTCCTGCCGAACACGATCGAGGTAGCGAATTACCTCCTTTGGCGCCAGCGCGATGCCGTCCGCAACTCGATCTCCATGGCGGCGCAGGCGCACTTCAGCCACAAGCGGCTCCAGGGCGTCAACGGCAACCAGATGCAGGAGATGCTGTTCGCCGAGCACGGGATCAACTGGAACGACTACCCGGCCGAATGCAGGCGCGGGCAGGTCGTCATCAAGGCCGGTGGCGAGCGCGAAGTCACCTACATCGACAAGCGCACCGGGCAGGAATGCACGACCAAGGCGTACCGCACCTGGTGGGAAGTCCAGGCCGCGCCCAGGTTCACGGCCGAACCGGGCGGCTGGCTCGCCGAGCAGATCCCACCGATGCCGAGCCTGCACGACGTTCCAGGCAACGACGGAGCCAAGCCGTGACCAACACTCCTGTGGCCGAGGCCGCCGAGCGCCTACGTGCCGCACTGGCGGCCCTCGACGCGGGCGAGAAGGTCAAGCTTTACCCGGCCGACGTACGAGCCCTGCTGGACTACTATGACCAGCACGCCGAGCCTCAACCACAGCCCGAGCTATTTTCAAAGCCCGCGCCACGGCGTGAACCAGCCGACCCCGCCGGGGCATCCCTGCCGCAACTCAAGGACGCCGCGCGCGACCTCGGCACCGCCACCGAGCGTCTTGAAGCCCTCATGGCAGACCGCAAGTTCGACCAGCGCATCACCGGCGTCCTGCTTCCGCTCGTCCGGGCCATGTTCGGGCTCCTCGGCGCCGAACTCGACGGGATCGAACGCGACCGCGTCCAGATCGCAAACGACGCGTACGAGTCTCTTGTCGCTGCCCAGGACGACGATGATGACGAGTACCACGCCGCGATGCGCGGACGACGAAGCAGCGACAGGGAAGGTGGCACGCAGTGACCTCGATCGATCTCGCCGAGCCATACCGCAGTAGCGGCGTCACCCTGGAACAGGCTGCAGTCGGCCTACGCGTCCTCGCCACCCTCGACATCCGCGACCTGCCGCCGCTTCCACTGCCCGAGCCGTTCCGCTGCCACCGATGCCACGACCGCGGGTGGGTCTCGGACTGGGCGAACTGGCCCGTCGGCTGGGCGTGGCAGCGAGTGGAGCCAGTGCCGCGCAAGCCGTGCCCCGACTGCGTGAGAAAGGACCCGCGATGACCGACTGGGATGAAGGCCCGACCGCCAGCCTCGACGACGAACAGCGCGTGCAGGTCGTCGCCTGCGCCAACCTTGTCGGCCGGGCCGGTGCCCGCCAGTTCGAGATCGGATACCTCGACGACGAACCGCCGCACCGCTGGTACGCGCACGCCATGTACCGCGGCGCACGCATCCAGGTCGAGAACCACGACGACCCGGCGAAAGCGGCGATGGCGCTCGCCGAGAAGCTGCTGACCGGGGCGCAGTGCCGCTGTGGCCGGCTGGTGGCGTTGAAGGACGGCGGGGCGGTGGCGTTCCAGAAGACGCGGCTCGCCGACGGTACGGACTGGACCGCGAAGCGGGCGGCGAAGGCGGGGCAGTGCCGGTGGCGGCTGGTCGGCGACCGGTGGGAACCGTCGTGCCCGGTCCCGGCGAACCGACGGGTAGGGCCGGTATGACCGACGCCGAACCCGATGATGCCCAACTGGCCGAGTGGGAAGCCGCGGCGAACGAGCGCTACAAGTCGCTGCGGACCCACATCTTCGTCGAACTCGGCCACGTGTGCAGCTTCCCGCACATCAGCAAGGCGGCTGATACTGCGGCGGAAGCGGTGCGGCGCGAACTGACGCAGGTGTTCGTCGCCTATCTCGCGGCGTGCGACCAGCGAGACCGGCTCGTTGCCCGCGTTGATGAGCTCGAAGCCGTCCAGGCCAGGACCGTTGCTGGTCCCGTTGCTGACACACTGCCCGAGGATGAGGCCCGGATCGCGGCTTGGTACGCCGCGACGTACTTCAAGTGCGCGTCCTGCGACACCCCCGAGTCGATCAAGCCGCTCACGTTCCGGCTGCCCAACGGCGGCGGCGACCTCTGCGCCGACTGCGCCAAGCCCGTCATCAAGAGCACGCGCGCCATTGAGGCAGCGATCGCCCGCAAGAAGGCGCGCGAAGAGGGATCCTTGAGGCCATGACCGGCGAGAAGCGGATCCCGCTGTGCGACGACCGTGGCGAGCGGATCGGCTGGATCTACACGAACGACCTGCCCGTGTGCGGCGCAGACTTCTGCGACAGGTGCGGCGACTGCCTGGGCTGCTACGACTGCCCGTGCTCGAACTGGGTCGTGTATGCGGACGGCCTGGCCGGGTTCCTCGAAGAGCACGAAGACGCCCGGGTCGAGTACGACGAGGAGCGCGTCCATGCCTGAGCCCGACGAACTGGCCCGCGCCGCCTCCGACGCGATCGACGCGTACTGCGCCGCGAACCCAGCGCCAGCATGGCCCACCCTGCCCGAAGGCGTCACCGCGGCGGACTTCACCACGGTCTGGTCCGGCACGCTCAAGCACGACCCGGCCAGCGGCGAGACGCGGGCGTGGTTCACGGCGCGGACGGAGCCGATCGAGGTCACGTACACGACGGTCCTAGACCAGGCCCGCGCGATGATCGACGCATCCCCGGGGCTCCAGCAGTCCATCACCGACCTCGTGCAGGCCGGCGCGACCGAGGACGAAGCACGCGCGGTCATCGAGGCGATGACCATGGCCCGGCTCAGGAAGGGCGACTGATGGCGACCGTTGACCCAGACTTGGTGGGCACGCCGAAGGTGGTAGCTGCACGCAGCACTGGCCCCGAAGACGACCTGACGCCCTCTCGACTGCTCGCGGTCCTCGCTGCCCTCGCGGGCGAGTATGCGAACGTGGCCGGCGCCCTGTGTGGCGACATCCGGGTGCCAAAGGACCTGCGCGACGAACTCGCGGCGCACGTTGCCGAGGTGCTGGCAGAGCTGCCCGAGCAAGTCCGGCTGGCAATCGAACTCGCCTGACGTGGCGCGGCCCGGCCCCGTCCCACCGGCGGCCGGACCGCAAGGCCGGTTTCCACGCGGCCAGTACCAGCATCGCGCACCTACCCGACCGGAGTGCGGCCGGACGGGCCGGAGCGCGACGTGCTGATCGTATGGCCGGAATCGCGCCGCCGGTGCCCAGATTCGCAGAATCTGTCAGCGGGCGATGCCATCATTGGCTACATAAGCGAACGAACATGATCGAACCGGGAGGAACCGTGACTGCCACGCTCACCGCCGTGCCGGTCGGCCAGATATCCGGGATCCCGCTCTACAAGGCCGGTACCGCACCCGCGCACCTACGCACCAAGGACGGCCTAGCCGCGCGCCGGCTCAAGCCCGCGCCCGGCCAGGCGCCCGCCGCGTACGTCCGGGTCCGCTACTACAAGACGCTGGCCGCGCTCTACGACCCCGACGCCGCGCAGCCCATGCCCGCGCGCACCATCGGCGAGGACTGGGCATACCGGCTCCGGCGCACCTGCCCCAAGTGCGGGCAGCGCCGCCCCTACGTGCTCGACGGCGAGACGTGCGGAGACTGCCGCACCGTCGAACGCCAGAAAGCCGCACGGCTGTACACGCGGACCTGCCGCAAGTGCGGGACAGTCGGCGAGCACCCGTACGCGAAGGACAAGCAGTACCCCGGCTGGCACCGCTGCCCGCCGTGCCGGAAGGACCGCCGCGCGGAACTCGCCGCCGAGTATGCCGCGGGGCTCGATCGCGCCCAGCACTGCCCCGACTGCGGTGACCGCGTCATGTCGAAGGCTGCGGCGATCAAGCGGCACAAGGCGAACCGCAGCTACTGGGGTCGGATCATCTGTCCGCCGTGCGAAGCCAGTCGCGTGGAGCAGCGCGAGCGTGCGGCCCAGGAAGCACGCGAAGCCGAGCATCGGCGATACCAGGCGCGCCGCGAACAGCTGGCCGCGCTCAGGCAGTGGGCTATCGACGCGCTCGCCGACCCCGACGTCGTCATTCTCGACACCGAGACCACCGGCCTGCACGACACGGCGCGGATCGTGGACATCGCCGTCATCACCGCGGCCGGCGAGACGCTGCTGAACACGCTCGTGAACCCTGGCGAGCCGATCCCCGCCGAAGCCACCGGCATCCATGGGATCACCGACGCCATGGTGGCCGGCGCGCCGACGTTCGCCGAGACCGCGGCAGAACTCTTCGAAGCGATCCGCGGCAAGCGCGTCCTCGTCTACAACCTCGGCTACGACCTCGCACGGCTGGACCACGAGTTCTCTCTGCTCGGCGCGGCGGCCGGATCGTGGACCGCGGTCCGGAAGACGTGGACGAAGTGGGAGGACGCGATGGTCCCGTACTCCGACTGGTACGGCGAGGAAGACGACTGGCACGGCGGGTACCGCTGGCAGCGGCTCGGCGGCGGACACCGGGCGCACGGCGACTGCCTTGCTGTGATCGAGTGCCTGAAAGCGATGGCGCGGCCGAGCGTCTACAAGGAAGAGGACGACGATGAGTGAGATTCCCGCCCGTGTCTGGTACGACCCGCATGACGGTCGCCTTCAGGTCACGATCGAGGGCGCGCACGTTCAACGCCGCCCCGACCTGCGACACGCGAATCTGCGCGTCGAGTGGTCGCATGGTTCGTGGGCCGAGTCGTCGATCAGCGTTCCGAAGAAGGAGACGACGCCCGCGAGGACTCGGCAGGCCGACAACCTCGACGAGCGCATCGAGCCGTATGCCACGACGCCGACGATAGAGCAGGTGCATGCGTACCTCCTCGCCCACGAGTGGGAACGTCGACCCGACGACCCAGCAGGAAAAGAGAACTGGGTCCACCCGACTTACGGCGATGGGTACCCGCACAGCGGAATCACCTTTAGGACTGCGCAGGTAGAACGCGACGGTTGGGATCGGCTTGACCTCGAGGTATTCACGATCCACGAAGGCCGGTGCGAGCACGAGATCCTCGCCGAGATGCTTGGTCGACCCGACACGGCAACGCTGCTTGCGCGGATCGCCGCGTTGGAGTCCCAGCTTGAGGACGCGAACGACGAACTTGAGTTCCTCCGGCTGCGGGCGACGGAGCACTAAGGCGCTAGTGGCCGAGTAGGTGTCCGCCCTGTTCGAGCCGCTGGATCACGCCCTCGGCGACCTTGCGGGCCTGACGTACGGTCACATGCGGCGCGGCTTCGGTGATCGCGTCGAGAACGGCGCGTTCCACCGCGTCGGCCGGTACACGGCCGGAGTGCTCCAGGAACTCCCGGTACATGGCGGTCAGCCTACCCGCGGGCCAGCCGAGCGCCGCCTCGATGGCCGACCACTTCTTGCCGCGCCGCCGCAACTGGCCGAGTTCCAGCCGGGAGATGGTGTTCTTGTGCGTGCCCGAGCGTTCCGCGAGGTCCTGCTGGGTCGGCATATCGAGGCTGAGGCGGCGAGTGGCGACGGCGTGTCCGACTTCGCGCCAGGCGGCAGCCTCCGACGACATCGCATGATCCGTTCTACCTCGAGTTGCCCCGAGGCTAGAGCACACGTGTCACGGCCCTGCGTTACTTCACCGTGCGCGACGGGAATCGGCAGAGCTATTCCCGAGTGCTCCCGAGAAACTCTTGTCTGAGCGCGCCACGACTGGTTAGGGTGAGGGCTTCTCAAGACCGGCATGTTCCGCCGGTCCGCCGGTTATCCGTGGGGGATGCTGATGCCTGTCCGAGGGCCGTTCGAGACCGCTCACCAACTCGCCACCGCCGCCATGTCCCTGGAAGACGCCCTGCGTGCGGCCGACCCAGCCGGCGGACTGTCCGCAGAGTCCCGGCGGGCACGTGCGGGAATCCGCTTCAGGTTCCTGCTCGACGCGCTCAACGACGCTCGCGTGGCCCTCGGTAACGGGGACATGGCGGTCGCGCGGTCGCTGGCCGGCTCGAGCGTGGAGACGCTCGTGGTGCTCGCGGACTGGCTGGCTCGGGCGAGCGCGGGCGGGAACGTCGAACTGCTCGCGGAAGCCGCGGAGTACGTCATGCCGTGCGAGCCGGGACCCGGCGGGCAGTGCGAGCACGGCGTGTGGGCGCGGTGCGAGCGGACGGACGCGGCGTGGCGGCTGCGCGGACTGGACCCGGGCGAAGCGAGACGGCACGCGCTCGAGGCACTGCGGGAGGACTGACGGCCGGACTCGTGCTTCATCTTCCGGGCGGAAGGCTACGGGACCGACGCCCGATCCGAGAAGCCTTCGCCGTTTCGTAACCGACCGTGGCCGTCGAGCACCCCAATGCGCCGTTTCGCGCCCCGAGTGCACCCCGCGCCCCCCGTGCGTGCGAATGCATGTGCACGTTGCAGCGGCTAGGTTCCCCCGTGCAGGGACAGGCTCGCTCTCAGAGCCCCGACACGGAAGGGAAAGCCATGGAGATCACCACCGCCTGGCGCAAGTCCAGCTACAGCGGCGCGAACGGCAACTGCCTGGAGATCGCGGCCACGGTCGACGGCCTCGTCGCGATCCGCAACTCGAACCGACCCAACGACGGCGCGATCCTCTACACCAAGGACGAACTGCGCGCGTTCCTCGCCGGCGCCCGGGACGGCGAGTTCGACGACCTCGCCGCCTGACCGAGGCACAGCAACGGCCGCCGCCTCAGCGCACCCCTACTGCGCTGGGACGGCGGCCGGCCGCGTCCTAACCCCGCCGCCGCGCCGGCTCCCACGGAAGCCCGAACCGGATCGCGTTCGCCTCGTGCGCGAGCCGCTGCGTACCCGGCTCCATCCCCTCGAACAGATCCGACAGGCAAATCACGAAGCCACGGTCGCCCAGGCACCGCGCGTACACGAACAGGGCGAACGCCGTCTTCCCGACCTCGAACGGGATCGCGTTGTGCAACGACGCCCAGTCCAGCACCCTCGCCACCGGGTACGGGTGCGGCTCCGGGTCCGTCGGATCGGTGTACAGCTGGATCGAGAGGTAGTGCCCGAACTGCCGCCAGGACTTGGCCAGGCCCGAGGCGGTCAACAGGTGTACGACGGCGCGCACGGTCCGTCCGCCGTCCGCCCGGGCCCACGCGTCGATCGCGTCGGCGAGTTCGTCGGGGGCGAGGTCCGGGCCGGCGACCAGAGTCTCGAATTCGTGTCGGTTTCGATCGCCCACGGTGGTCCTCCGGTTGGTGGTAGTCGCGCACAGGTTAGCGCCGGGCTGACGGCGTGTCAGTCCCCGAGGCGGGTGAGCCGTGCGAATCTTGTCGGAGGTCGGCGGCAGACTGGATGCACCCACCCTCGAGGAGACCCGCATGCCCACCGCCACGATCACGCCGCCCGCCGACCTCGTCGAACTCAAGGCCGACTGGTTCGCCGCCGAGGCCCTCAGCGCCCGGATCGCGGCCGAGGAGAACGCCGGCGAGAAGGTGTACCTCAACCTCGTGCAGAAGCCGCATCAGGTGCACGAGGCGAGCGCCGCGGAGAACTGGCTGAAGCTGCAGTCCGAGGACCAGCGGGCCCGGCGCGCCGCGGCCCAGGACGAACTGATGCGGCTCACGCTGGCAATTGCCGACCACGAGTGGTGGCCCACGCTCCCGTTCGGCACCCGCCTCGACGCCGAGATCGCTGTGCGCCGGGCCGCGCAGGCACTGCACGACGCCGACCGTGCAGTCGCAGCCGGATAGCGCCTACTCGGCCGTCGGCCCCTGCTCCGGGTCCGGCGCGGGCTTTAGTGCGACGGCCTGCATATACCCAGGCAGCGTTCCCGCGGCCTCGCGCATCGCGACGTTGATTTCCGAGTCCTCGTGCCAGCCGTTCCAGAGCGCGCCCTCGTAGAGCACCTGCGGCGGCGTACGCGGCTTGACCCGTGTCGGATCGAGCACGTACCAGCCGAAGCGCGCTCGCTCGCTCTGATGCGGACCTTTCTCGCTCATCCAATGCCCGGCCCACGCGAGGAGCACGGCCCAGCGTCCGTCGGGCATGCGGGCCCACGCCACGATTACGGCCTCGCGTCCGCCGTCGGGTTTCTTCCCACCCGGCTCGCCGTACACGCGGACCAGCTTGGCGCCATAGATGACGATGCGGTCCAGCGGGGGAGCGGGGACGGCGTCGGGCAGGAGCGGGGGCTCAGTCCACTTCCCTTGATCGCCGCCCATGGGGCGAGCCTACCCGCCGCACATCTGACACCAGCTCGCGCAAGGTGACAAAATCAGTTTGTGACCTCATCCACTGACCACCATGCAGCCGCAGCCGACCTGCTCCACGCTGCCGCCGCGAAGCTCCGCGGCAACGCCGACGGCGCAACCCCCGGGCAGCGCGACATCGAGATCCGCGGCATCGCCGTCCACGTCGCCACATTCGACGGCCGGGATACCGCATACACCGGCACGACGGACGAGACCCCCGCCGTCCCCAACGCCGCGCACTACGCGTCGTGGCCGCCGGAAGCCGCGGTCGCGCTCGCCGACTGGATCGACGCCGCGGCGGAACGCGGAAACCCGGAGGAGACCGCGAGCGCCGTCGCGCTCGCCCGGATCCTGCTCGACGGCACGCCCATGCTCGACGACTACGACGCCGCCTGCCTCCGCTTGGAGCGTGAGCAGATCGTTCACGACGACCCGGCGCTGGCCGCGCAGATCCGCAAGGGCATCGCCGAGGCCGAACGCGGCGAGACCGTGCATCTCGGGTCGTTCGCGCAGTACGCCGAGGACGGCGACGATGGCTGACGACGACCACGAGGACCTCGATGTCCGCACCCGCGCCGACCTTGCCGAACTCGACGGACCCGCGTACACGGTCGCGTGCGTCCTCGACGACTGGAACCGGCGGCTGCACGGCATCACGTCGAGCCACCACGGCGCCGGCCTGTTCCTGGATCTCCTCGCGGCCGAGGGGTGGCGGGTCGAGCCGATCGGACCGCTGCCGCCTCTTAGCCAACTGCTACCGCCGCCATCGGAGTGACGATGCCTGAGCGCGGACTGGTGCCCGCAGTCCTGATCGACGGGCCGTCGGTCGGTCAGGTCATCCATACGGCCCCCGAAGTGACGGCCTGGTACGTGAGGAAACCGCCGGAACCGCTCGAACTCTCGCCGACGCTGAACCTCTCACACTGGGTGCTGCCCGAGCCCACCGTGTACCGGTTCGAGTGGCGTACCGCCTGCCTCGAGGTCCCCGGCTCGCCGCACCCGGCGTTGCTCCGGCTGCGGTTCGGATGGTCCGAGCCCGGCGAAGCCAACGATGACGCGATCCGCCGGTACGGCCGCGCCGCGCTGCTCGAGCATCCCGAACTGATACCCGCGGGCGCGGTCCTGTGGCCCGCCGACCCCGCCGACGACGAACCGATCCGGGTCCTCGACCACGGACACGGGCCGTTCCCCGGCTGCCGGGACATCTTCGAGATGCACCCGCGTACCCGGCTGATACGCGGCACGTGCCCGTGCGGGTGGCGCACTGAAGACGTCGAATCGCGCCGGTTCGAGGAACTGGGGGCACTCACCGCCGAGCACGGGCGCGCCGGAGCGGAGGCGTTGGAGGCACTCGCCCGACGAGGGCCGACTGTTCGACGCCATGAATGCGGGCGCGCTCGCCGTCAACGACGTGCGGTGGGTGCAGCTCGCCAGCGAAGCGATCAAGGCGCTCACGGCGGCGATGGAGGTGGTGGAGCATGCCTGACACACCGACGGTCGAGGAACGCGGCCCGTTCCGGATCCTGCACCACGGCGGCAGCCGCTGGCTCGTCTGTGCCCGCTGCGTTCCTGACGGGCTCACCGCCCTGCTCGACATCCGCGTCGAGAACGAGAACGAGGACGAGGACGAGGAGGCTGAGCGATACCTGGCCGAGGCGATGGCCAGCCACCTCGCCGAGGCGCACCCGCCGACGATCCTCGGTCACCTCGCGGACGTGCGTCCCGGCTGGCGCGACCTACTCTTGGACCTGCACGGCCGCCTGGTCGAAGTCGATCCGGATTACCGGATTAGCGGGCTGGAGGAGAAGCTCGGGGAACTGCGCGTCACCATGAGCAGCAACGAGTCCCGCGAGGTCGAGGCGCTGCTCGACGCATCCAAGGCTGAGTCCAGGAAGATCTGCGTGTTCTGCGGCGCGAAGCCGGCGCGGCCAACGCCCGGGTTCGTCAGTGGCGTCCTCGCCTGCTGCAAGGCGCACGGTGCCTGACGAGGAGTCCCCGTTCCGCCCGTTCGCGTTCGGCCCGATCCCCGCTGACCATCCGATACTGGACGCGGGCGGGTTCGTCGACCTCGTCGCGGCGTACGGACCTGATGCCGGGCGGCCTGTGGCCGAAGCCGGGCTGTACGCGGGGCTCATGTCCGACGACTGGCTGCTGCGGCTCGCATACCCCAACCGATCAGGAGAAGACGATGGCTGAGCACAAGACAAAGGGCGGACACCCGTCCGGCGACACGCCCGTGAGCGCGATGTCGTTCCCGGAAGCGTTCACGCGCCCCGCGATGCGGTCGAGTTCGGTCGACCTGCTCGACGCCGCAACAAGGTTCAGCTTCGGAGCGGTCGGATCCCAGAACCCGCATGCGCAGATCGATGTCGAGGTCCGCCGCAACGCGTTCGAACCCGGCAGCGTCCGCTGGATCATCACATGCGCGGGCTGGACCTACACGCACGACGGCCGTTGGCTGTACGAGAACATCCCGGGCGAGCGCACCGAAGAGTACATCGAGGCGACACGATGGCGGAGCCGCGACGAGGCGATCAGCGTCGCCCGCGGGCTCCTCGTGGACGGACACCCGAACAACGACGCGTGGACGAGAGGGCGGCGGTTGTAGCCGGCGGCCCGTACGCTGATCCCAGCCGACCGAATGGAGCCCGCCGTGGACACCGCCCCCGCCGAGACCGTCGCCGCCATCGATGACACCCGTGAGGCGCCCCTCGGTACGCTGTCGGCCGCTCCGGTCCTGCGCCGGCTCAAGCCCGCCGACACCAAGCGCGTCCCGGTCGCCGCGTTCAACGCATCGCTCTGACGTCCCCACGCACGAAACCGCCCCGCTCACCTGGATGGTGGGCGGGGCGAAACGTTCCCAGGACCAGTGCGACGGACGTACCCTGGGCGGTGAGACAGCCAACAGCAGTCTAGGCGCCCCAACCGACACGCGGCAGCCAGTCGCGCGGCGCACGGGCACAGACCGCACGCCCAAAGGACGGCACGCATGGAGCAGCCGCACGCCGACATGCCCATCGGCGAACGCATCGCGCACTACCGGGCCCGCAAAGGCCTGACGCAACTCGGTCTCGGCGGGATGGTGAACCGCAGCGAGGACTGGGTCTCCAAGGTCGAACGCGGGGTGATCCCCGTATCCTCGTTCTCGATGCTCGTCGACCTCGCCCACGCCCTCGGAGTCAAAGACCTCGTGAAGTTGACCGGGCACCCCCTCGCCCTCGCGCCGAACGGCTCAGCGGAACACCAGTCGGTCGCGGGCATCCGCGCGGCGATGTCCGGGCTCCCCGCGACCCGCGGCGACGAGGTCCAGGCTCTCGCCGTGGGTGATCTCGCCCGCCAGGTGGCGGACGCCTGGAAGATCTACGACACCGACAAAGCGCGCTATTCTCGCCTCGGCCCGGTGCTGCCCGGCCTACTCGGGCAGGCGCACCGCGCCGTGCGCGACGCGAGCGCCGAGGACGCCCCGCTTGCCACCCGGGGCTTGGTCGAGACATACCACCTGCTACAGGTGTTCTTGAAGCGTCTGGGCGAGCCTGAACTCGCGCGCCTAGCTGCGGACCGAGCACTAACGTTGGCGTCCGATTCCGGCGACCTGGTGCTGATGGGTGCGAGCGCCTGGAATCTCGGCGCCATCATGTTGAACCGGGGCGAAGGCGACCTCGCGCTCGACCTGGCACGGCAGATGATCGGGCTGATGAACCCGATCCCGGACGACGCGCCGGCCGAATACGTGTCCGTGTACGGCGCGCTGCATCTGGTCGCCACGATCGCCTGTGCCCGCTCGGGCCAGTCGCCGCGCGGATGGGACTTCCTGGAGCAGGCTCGGCAGATCGGCGCCCGACTCGGGCAGGACCGCAACGACTGGCGCACCTCCTTCGGCCCGACGAACGTGGCGATGCACGGCGTCCACCTGGCCGGCGAAGAGGGCGACCCGACCGAGGCGCTGCGCCTGGCCGACGACGTCGAGGTCATCGACGGGGTCCTGCCGCTGGAGCGCACGACCCGGTACTTCGTCGAGGTGATGCAGGCGAACCGGCTAAGGAAGGACGATGTCGGGACGTTGTACATGCTGCAGAAGATCGAGCGCCAGTCCCCGGACGAGATCAGGTACTTTCCGGTGGCGCGGGAGGCGATCAGGGATCTGCTGAAGCGGGAGCGGTCGTTCTACCGGCAGGACCTGCGAGCGCTGGCGACCCGCGTGGGCGTGATCGGGTAGCCCGGAAGGGCGAAGACCCGGAACCGGGTTCCGGGTCAGTGGCCTGACGTGCCGTTACTTTCACGGAGAGTGGAGACGGCGATACGTCAGGAGACCGCGGTGATCACCAGACCTGATCCGGAGTGGCAGCTGCAGTTGGAGCGCGAGCCCCGCACCACCCATGCTGGGCGCATCGCGCTGCCGATAACGCTCCGGGCGCACGGCGAGATGCTCGCGGTCGTCGATCTCGTACTCGATGGCGCCACGGCGACCCGGCTGCACGCGGCGCTTACCGCGCACCTGAGCGGCCATGGCGCCGGTCCGAGCGCGTCGGTGCGGAGCAGGGCGGATCTGCTCGAAGCGTGCACGGCGATCGGCGCGGCCCGGTGAGCCTCGCGGAGGCGGTGCGCGCGGATCTCCCGGCAACCACCGAGGCGCCCGGGCTGGCCCGCGGCGAGGTCCGCGGCGCACTGTCCAAACTGGGTCTCGACCATCTCACGGACGAGGCGGAACTGATCGCCTCGGAGATCACGACGAACGCGGTCATTCACGGCCGCGGCCCGATCCGGCTGTGCGTGTACGAAGACGCCGGCCTCCTGTTCGTCGAGGTCGAAGACGGCGGCGGAGAGCAGGAACCGGCCCTGCGTGAGCCGGACGCTGGCGCGGAGTCGGGCCGCGGCCTGGAGATCGTGGAGGCGCTCGCCGCGGACTGGGGTGTCGAGGCGCTCCCGGGCGGCGTGCGCGTGTGGGCGTCGCTCGAGACCGCGCTGCGGCTGAACGACGAGCCTGCCGACCCGGGGCCCTCGCGTGCGCATACGGAGGAGCTCGTGGCCGCTGTGACGGCAGGGGCGGTGCGGTGATGTTCCACGCCAGCAACGGGATCATCGCGGTGATTCTCACTGCCGACGAGGCACTCAAGATCTTCCACGCCCACGAGAAGTCCCGGGTCGGCAGCCCCACCCAGGGCTTTACCGTCTGGCCCGTCGGCGAGATGGGCCGCATCATCACGTGTGCCTGGACGCGCGTCGAACCGATCGAGGGTATCCCGGCGGAACTGCTCGAGCGGTTCGAGTTCTGAGCCCTGGCGGAACACCCGGAACTAGCGGCCCCCGGTAGGAGCGGGGGCCGCGTGCCGAAACCGTTGGCCGGCAGCCGCAATCCAACGGCCGTCAAAGGTCATACGTCCGACCGATCGAGGGCGCATACTGGTGCGGTGCCTGACACCACGCCCCCTCTGTGCATTCGCATCCTGAAGCGCCCGCGCCGCCTGTGCGCTGGCAGTCCGCCAGCCGCCGCTGGGCTCCCGCCGGTTCGCTCCTGTTCCTGGCGAAGGAGCTCGAGGAGGCCGAGGCCGAGTCCCCGGGCGAACTCCGTGCTGTTGCCAGGCGGGCCGCGTACGCGCTCCGGGCCCTCGCGGCAGGGGTCGACGATGACTGAGCCGCTGTTTCCCGAGTCTGCCGCCGCGTTCCTGGGCGAGATCCTCGGCCGCCCGAAGCCGCCCGTCGAGCAGGACGGTCCGCCGTGGGTCCACACGTTCACGCAGCCCGGGCCCGACGGGGCCGACGAGGACGGCCGGCCGTACTGGCTGCCGCCGAAAATGTTCACGATCGAGCCGATCGGAGGCCACGATGCCGCGTAAGCGTCCGGGCTCCTGGGCCCGGCACCGGCGCTCCTACGTGCTCGCGCCTTATCGGCGGGTCACCGACGTCCGTACCGGCGTGGCGTCGGCCGACCCGCAGGCCGTCCTTGACGGTCAGATAGACGAGTTCATCGACGCCGGAATCCGGCAGCGGGCAACGGAAAGACGGGACTCGAAGTGATCCACGTCCTGATCGCGTGCGCGAAGTCGACCGGCCGGACCGTCTCGGCGCCCGAGAGTGGCTGCCCCGAGTTCCAGGCGACGCTCGCACCCCACAACATCGAAGCCTGGGTCGAGAAGACGCTCGCGGAGAACGGCTGGTACACCCACCCCGACCGCGACGACTACTACTGCCCCGCGCACAATCCCACCGACCAGGGCGTCGTCATGCCGGTCGACCACGCCTACCGGCCTCTCGGCGACTCCGGGTGGGAAGCGCGCCTCCCGCAGGGTTTCCTCGCCGGCGTAGAAATCGAGATCCGCCCGCGCCGCTGGCTGACCTCCGCCGACCCCGAGCCGGGCCGGGACGTCGTCGTCGAGGAGACGGACGGCACCCGCTGGCACCGCACCGACGACGATGACCGCGACGGCTCAGCGAACTGGGAGAAGGTCGGCGTCGACTACTTCGAGCCCGAAACCTGGACGCACGTCGCCGGGAACTGCGGGCCCGTCAGGGTGGCGGGCGATGGGACGGACGAGTCATGACACGCACCTTCTACGACTGCGAGTTCCTCGAGGACGGTTCCACCATCGACCTCATTTCCATCGGCATCGTTACCGAGGACGGCCGGGAGTACTACGCCGTCAACGCAGACGCCGACTGGGACCGGATCCGCAAGAGCGACTGGCTCGTCCGCAACGTCGTGCCGACGCTCCCGGTCCTCAACCGGGCCGCGTTGGAGACGTACATCGCGCACTCTCCGAACAGCTACCCGAGACCCCCGATCGACCTGGTGGATGTCGACAAGCGAAGCACCTGCGTCAAGCCGCACTGGGTGATAGCGAACGAGGTCCGCGAGTTCATCACGGCAGACCCGGACCCGCAACTGTGGGCCTGGTACAGCGCCTACGACCATGTGACCCTCGCGCAACTGTGGGGACGCATGATCGATCTCCCGGCCGGAATACCCATGTGGACGAACGACCTCAAGCAGGAGTGCGTGCGCCTTGGCAATCCCCGCGTACCCGAACAAGGAGAGGGCGAACACAACGCGCTCGCCGACGCCAGGCACAACCTGACGATTGCCCGGTTCCTCGATCAGATTGGACAAGACGATGGCTAACCGCTGGCCCGGCCGTCCGATGCGCGAAACGGTCCGCACGGTCGCCGCGAAGTACGCGCCCCGCGACCGTATCCGGCTGCGCGACTGCCCCGACCCGGGCACGGTCGTCGAGGTGCGCTGCGAGGCCGGGCAGATCCAGTACCGGGCCGACTGGGACCGGACGCCGTCGGATGACCGCTGGTACGACGAGGTACGGCTGCTCGACGGAGGCGACGATGACTGACCGCGGACCCTGGTGGGATACCGGCCGACTTGCGGAAAACGGCCACCCCGCCTACTACGCCACGACCGAACTGCGCACCCTGCTGATCCTCGAAGTGTGGATCGACGGCGAACCGGTCACGTTCCGGGACGCGGTCGAGACGTTCATCTGGATCGAGCAGTTCGCCGATCCGGAGCGGCGCGAGTCCTACCTGACGTACTGGATCCGCAAGCAGGTCGGGATGCTCGCGGCCGACCCGGACCGGCTTGCCCGGCTGCGGCAGAAGCTGATGGTGGTCGAGCCGAAGGACCAGCACGACTACCCGCGGTGCAAGACGTCCAGCGAGAACGCGATCATGTTCGTCAGGTGTAGCCGCGAAACGATCGTCCGCGTCCCGCTCATGCCGTTCTTCGACGGCAGCGAGAGCCTGCTTCCGCCTGAGCCGACACCGCTCGGCGCCTGCCCGTGCCGGTGCCACAACATGCAGCGCCGAGCCATGGGCGGGCCGCCGCGGATGCTGCCCGCGGATCAGTACTTCCGCGAGTCGATGCTGTCCGAGGAGGAGGCGTTGCAGTATGGCTGCTACTGACTTGGCGCAGCAGATCCGCGACCGTCTCGACGAGTGGACGCACTCGAACGGCGAGGCCCCGCCAGCGTTCACCGAACCGGCCGACATCAACCCGGAGCAGGCGGCCGTGATCCAAGCCGCGTGGGACATGCTCTTCAAGGCCGACCCGGGTCCGCACCGGATCGTCGTCCTGCCGCCGTCGCCATTCGACCTGATGCGCCGGGCGATCCGCGCTGTCGTCGACTACGCGGCCCCGGGCGAGCCGTTCCCTCAGGACAGCCGCGACCACGCCGAGAAGGCGATCGACGCGGAAGTCGACGCCGTGCTCGCCCGCGTGCTCGAGCTCATCGGCGAAGGCATCGGGATCGAGGCGCCGTGACTCAGCCCCACGTCATTCTGCTCGATGGCCCGCTCGCCGGCCAGCGCATCAAGGCGCCACTGAAAGCCGACACATACAAGCACCGCGAGACCGGCACCGAATACCAGCTCGGCTTCACCGTCGTGTTCCGCTGCCACTTCCGCGTCGGCTGGTCCACGCCAGGCCGTGAGCCCGACGCACTGGACTGCGCACGCTGGCTCACCTCCGAGGTCGTCAAGCAGCAACTCGACGACCTGTGGCGCGGCTCCGGCGTAGGCGCGCTCACGGCAGACGCGCGGGTCGCGCGCGCCGAGTATGAGGCAAACGCCGCGATCCCGCCGCTCGAGCGACCGGTCGACCACAAGAGCCTCGCCGAAGTCATCCGCCGGGCCGAGCGGTTCGTGCAGGCGCGTCGCAGGGCCAGGGAAAGCGCTCCCGGGTCGTACCGGGACGGGAAGGTCGCCGAGATATTCGTGCTCGACGACGGCCCCGAGGACGGAAGTGGCTTCACGCCGCTCTTGGAAGCCGACGTGGTCGGCCTGATCGCCGCAGCCCGGCTGGCGCTTGGGATCGAGGTGGCGGATGCCTGACGAGATGCCAACCGGCATACGCGCCTACGACCTGACCGTACCAACCCAGCCGCTCGCGCTGGCGTGGACGCCGCTGCGGTTCGACCCGGCGCAGATGGAAGCCAACGCGCGCCGTGCCGCCGCAGAGCGCCGCGAGACCGAGAAACGCATCTCCCGCGACGCCAGCCGCGCGATAGCCGGATGGCAGGCGCTGAGCGACCGGCTCGCCAACAACCCGGTCGCCACCGCCGCGCTCAGACTGCACCAGCCCCAGGCCGGACGCCAGCACGTCGTGTGTATCGAATGCCTCGAAGAGGACTACGACAGCGGTACGCCCGCACCATGGCCGTGCCGCACGTTCGAAGCGATGGAGGACGCCGCAGGTGCCTGATTCCATCGCACCCGAGCCCGGCTGGGGCCGCGGGTTCCTCATGCAGTGCGACATCGACCCCGACGACCCGGCTGACGTCCGCGCCGCCTACGAGTCCTGCCGCACCTCCTATGCCCTGTGGCTGTGGCTGTGGCGGGGTAAGGGCGAGATCGACGACGAGGCGTACTGGATGCTCGTGGACGCGATCAAGGACCTGTACGGCTGGACGGAACTGCCGCTCGACTGGCCCGCGCCGATCCTGTTCCTCCAGGACAAGCCGTTCCGCAACCTGCTCCCGCGCATCAAGCCGACGGAGGCGACGTGACCGGTCTGCCCGACGACATCCTCGCCGCGCTGGCGGCTGAGGAGACGATGCTCGCCGAGCCGTGGGCCGGGCTGCTCGACGCGTACAACCGGCCGGCTGAGCCAGTGACCCCGGCCGAGTTCGCCGCGATGGTCGAGAAGGCGATGCGGGACATGTGGAACTACCCGCCGCGTCCCAGCGAGCCGTCGCCGTGGCGCTGCGTCGTTCATCCCGGCGAGTGGGTCGATGCAGCAGGGTGCCCGGCGTGCTGCCGTATCGGACGCCAGCGTGCCGACCGCCGCGACTGGATCGAGTCTGTGCGCGAACGTCTCCAGTCCGCCGTCTACGCCGCGTCCAACGGCTACGTGTGGTCGTGGACCGCGCCGGGGGTGTTCGGCGTCCCAGGACTGCCCGAGACGCTCCAGGTGCGGCACGAGGGCCAGCCGTGGCGGCCGACCGACGGCAAGGAGGTAGCCCGGTGACTGACTGCGAGGAATTCGACGTCCAGCTCCGGGCGTGGCTGGCCGAGGACCGCAGCCTCGCGCAGGACGCCGAGTACGCGTTCATGTACTTCGACACGGACGACGACAGCGCCGTTGCCTACTATCGGCGCCAGGACCCGATCCGGGTTCTCGCGGACATCGCCGGGAAGGTCGCGCTCCTCGACCATGTTGCGTCGTGGCCGCACGAGTATGTGGACGGCGACACCTGGTTCTCGTGCTCGCAGGCCACCGGTTCTCACGACGCAGACGAGGTGCCCGGGTCCGGGTGTGCGGACGAGAAGCGCGCGGGTAAGCCATGCGACTGCGGGCTCGACGGGCGCCGGATCGCGGTCCTGAAGTGCGTCGCCGCCGGGTACGTCGAACGGCCCGAATTCAAGCCTGCCTGGAGGATCGATGCCTGACCAGTTCCCCGAGCGCGACGGCTACCCGCCCATGCCGGTAGACGGTGGCTTCGAGGCGCTGCAGGAGTACGCGTGCGTCAGCTTCTACGCGGAGATGCTGCGCGCCGAGGAGGACGCCGACGAGAAAGCGTTCGGCATTCCGGTACCGCGGAAGTCGCCGGCTGAGCATTGGGCGCTGGCGCAGCGGATCCACCGCGAGTCGATGGACGCGAAGGCGCTGCGGGAGCGGCGCGACACGAACGCCGCTGAGCGGGCCGCCGCGGATCCGCGACTGGCCCTCGCCGAGGAACGCTTCAACGCGGCGAAGGAGGCGTGCCGCACGGGCCACGATGCGGGCTGTACGTACGGCGGGATGTCCTATCAGAACGGCTACTGGCTCGCCCTCGAGGAATGCGACCTCAACCACGGCAGCCTGTGCGATCTGCGGGTGGCGTGTGACGGCGCGGAGGCTGCGACGGGGTTCGCGGGCCGGGCGGAGGACGGTTCGCTGTGGGGCTGGATCTGGTCGGTCGCGGTCTGCCAGCCGTGCGCCGACCTGTATGTGACGTTGCGGCCCGAGTGGACGCGCCCCACGCCCGAAGAGAAAGCCGAGCGGGACCGGGAAGCGGAAGCGCTGCTCGCCGAGATGCACGCCAGCGCGGGCACGGCTGAACACGGCGAGACACGGCTGAACGAGGCTGAACACAGCAGGCTCTCACCGGACATCGCCGAGCAAGTCGGCGCCGCGGCCGAAGCCACCGGGCACATGCAGCCGATGCTGGGATTCGCCGCGCTGTTCGGCGAGCCGGTTCGGCTCATCCCCACGGTCACGCCGTTCCGGGACGCGCCGAGAAGGAGGCGGCGGTGAGCGACGGCGAGTTCGAGCAATGCGTCCGCTGCCTTCACGTACGGCCGATCGCAGAACTGTACCGGCCCAAGGGCAGTCTCGTCCGGGACATGAACCCGCCGATCTACGAATGGCAGTGCGTGGACTACGAGCGCTGCTCGGCGGCCGTGATCTGCGGCCACTGCGACCGCCCGATCACGCAGGCATCCCGCGGTATCGCTGCGGACGGCACGGTTCTCTGCCACACCGGAACGCTCCCGCCCGGCAACGAACCGCAGGACTGCTACAGGCTCGTGACTCAGTACTCCCACGCCGCTGATGGCTCCTGCTGCCGCGACCAGCCCAAGCCGCCCTGGAAGTCGTTCGCGGACACACCGGACGACTTCGCCGGCTGTTCCCGCAGTGGCTGCCGACGGACTGGCGTGCACTCCCTGAAGTATGGCGAGTGCGAGTACGGGCAACGGCCGTCGCCCGAGTTCGGGTTCTGGCGCACGTTCACCGCGGAGGACGGCTACCCGTCGATCGGCATGGCGTCGATCCCGCTGCTCGCTGTGTTGCCGTGGGCCAAGAATCTGACCGTGGGCGAGCAGGACCGGATGCTTGAGGCGACCGCAGACAGCCACGACCCGGCTGAGATGGTCGAACGCTGGCGTCAGTACGCCGAAGCGAAGGACGGCGGCGAAGAGTGGGCGCGCGTCGTGGGCCTGGAACTCGGGATACCCGGCATTGAGGCGGCACCATGAAGACCCTGAAACGCAGCCGCGGCCGCGACGAACCGTGGCCGCGCCCGGGCGACCGTCGCCGTATCGACGGCACCCGGTACCTGCTGACGCACATATCGTTCTCGGACGACGACTGGGGGAGCAGGCTCGGCCTGGAGTACGTGGAAGAGAAGCCGTACCTGGCCGCGCAGATGGTGCCGCGGGCGCCGTGGTGGAGGCGGGCGCTCGACTGGCCGCGCCGGGCCTTGAGGACGGGCCGGAACAGCGAAGCGGCCCCGGATCGGTGATCGACGGGGCCGCTCGCGGAGCCCGAGGCTCCCCTTACTGGCGTGCGCCAGCCTAGCCGATCACGCGCACGTCGGCCGCCTGCGGGCCCTTGGCTCCCTGTGTGGTCGAAAACTCCACGCGCTGCCCCTCTTCGAGGCTGCGGTAGCCGTCGCCGACCACTGCCGAGTAATGGACGAAGACGTCCGGGCCGCCGCCGTCGACCGTGATGAAGCCGAAGCCCTTCTCGCCGAACCACTTCACTGAACCTGTTGCCACTGCTTTGCCCGTTCTCTACGAAAAGTCTGACGTAGATCAGTGTGACACCGCGTGAGCGTTTCGCACCAGCCTAGATCCCGGTCGACCCCGTGAACGGTGACCGTGGCCACGGGTGCAGCGCCAGCCACATCTTCCGCTCGTGTTCCTGGCGCGCCTCTTCCTCCATCTCGACGCGCAGCCGCTCCATGTCGACGGCGGCTTGTTCGCGCATCGCCGTCAGCATCTCGGCCCGGCCGGCTTCGAGCATCCGCTCCGTGTCGGCTTCCACGGCCGCCTCGGACGCCATCAGGTACGCCTGATCCGGTTCCAGCCACGCGTGCCCGACCACGGTCACCGCATGCCCCAGCCCGGCCGCCCGGACCGCCGCCTCGAACTCTGCGACCCGCTCGGTCGGCACGACCAGCCGTTTCTTGTGCCGTTCGAACGAGGCGAGGAGCGCGCTGAGATCCTCGGGCGTCGCGGGCGGCTGCTGCGTGTACCCGGCGCCCTCGGCCAAGTCCTCGAAGACCAACCGGTCGAAGCCGTCGTCAGCCACCGTCGATCTCCTTGCCGTCCCGCCCGAACCTGTGCCCGCACGGCTCGCACCGGTACGCGGCCGGGCCTACGCCAACCACCTGGAACGTGACCGTATCGCCGTCGCCGATGCCCTTGAACGGGACCAACGTCGCGCCCTCCACCACGACCGCTGTCGCCGGCTCAAGGCACGCCGGGCACGTCCTGCCCGCATCCTCGGCGAAGTCAACGCGCATGTCGTGGCGTGGCGGCTCAGCGAGGCCCATCAGCCCGGCGAACGCCTCCGGGTCGTCGAGCGTGAAGTCGAACGTGCCGGACACCTCAAGGGAACCGGCGCCGAAGAAGGACTCACTCATCGGCGGTACAGCCCCACGTTCACGTAACTGTCGGGGTCCGAGCACCACTGGTCGTACGCGTAGTCCTGGTCCGATGGGCGCTGCCACCGGTCGTCCATGAACTCGTAGATCCCTGCCGGGGCGCCTGACTTCACCTGCGCCGCGAGCACCCACGCGGCGTCGAAGTCGCCGTGCCATGAGAAACAGTCGTCGGCGCGGTCGCCCCAATAAGCCAGGTCCCTGCCCTTGCCGCCGAACTCCGTATAGCCGAAGCCCGGATTGTCGCGGTGCGATTCGACGAGCAGGATCTCTCCGAGTTCGAACGGCCAGTCGCGGCCCGGGTCGAACGCGGGCTCGCAGCCGTCGTTCGGGTCGGGCCGGTAGTCGGCCACGATGACCCAGATGGAGAGCGAGTCGAGGTTCACGGTCCGGCAGCCGGCCGCGATGAACAGGGCTTCAGCGGCGGTGAGGGTTCTGCTTGCGACGAGCGCGGGGCGCGTGTCGATGGTCGTCATGCCCACCAGTGTCCACCAAAAGAGGCATCGGCTGACGTAGCACCAGTTGCGGTGAACAGCCTGATTTGCCGGGCGCGGGGTGAGATCATAGAACGAACGAGCGGGCCCGATCCGTGAGGACCAGGCCCGCTCGAAGACCAGCGAGTTCTCAGCTCGCCGATCAATCTCCCGCTGAAGGAGCACTTCAAACATGACCGTAGCAGCAGCAGCCGTCGATGGTGCACCAGAAGCCAAGAACAGCTTCGTCTACGTCATCGGCCACGACGGCAGCAACGTCGTGAAGATCGGAAAGGCAGATGACCCCGTCTTCCGTCTCGGCACCATCCAGCGCATGTCGCCGGTCAAACTCGAGGAGCGCGCCCGATTCGACGGTGGTTACAGGCTTGAGACGGCACTCCACCGCAAGTTCAAACACCTCCGCATCCACGGTGAATGGTTCGATTTCGGAGGCCTTGACCCGCTAGCCGAAGTCAAGCGCGCTGTCGACGACATCCAGGCCGAGTGGGACGTAGAAAGCTACGAGACCTTCGAGGCCGAGTTTGAAGCCAGATCCCGCGCGGACGTCTTCCTCATCGAGGGACGCCTTCGCGTCATGCCGGACCGGAACGACGGCGGGTGGCGGTGCGTTGGCCGCAGCAACACGACCGGCGAGAGGCGACACTTCAGCAAGGGCAGATGCCTCAACGACTTCGACGTCCGCCATGGCGACGACGTGGCAGCAGCGTTGTGGGTAATCCCTGGTCTCGGCATCGTTGACGGCTGGGATCTCGACGCCGGGGACGAGAAGATCCGCGAACGAGCACTGGGCCAGCTATGTCTTCGCCACTTTGAGACGCCCGTTGAATGCGCCGAACCTTGGGCGATCCGCCTCCCGTCCTGGGAGATCTTCGATCCGAGACGGCATGCCCATCTGATCAGGCGATTTGGTCGGGGGGCTGGTCCAGCAGTGGCGCCGGGCTTCAAGAGTCTCGAGGGCGAGGTCTACCAGTACGTGCTGGGCAACCTCCGGCGGTGAAGGCGTTCCTGTGCACCTCGGCGAGCGGAGTATGGCACGAGTGCCTGACGGACCCGCTCGACGCCGTAGACGACGCGTAGGAGGCCAAAGCGAACGGCCCCGAGCCGAAGCCCGGGGCCGCCGCTGGCCGGTCGGTGGTTGGTGCCATAGCGATGCTCTCAGGCGTGGTCGTAGGGCGCGCATTCCACGCGGCCGAGCGCGTGCGCCCAGTAGGTGCCGCCCTTGGGGGCACCGTAGACATTGATCGTTGAACCACAGGTGCAGCGCGCGGCCGACGAGGTGTACTGGTGCTCGACGGTGGCGTGGATCAAGTCGGCGCACGCGGGGGCGTCCTGGAACATGCGCGGGCCGGCGACCGACTCGATGGCGTAGGGGTTGACGTCGTCGTAGCGGATGATGTTGCGACCGGTGCGCGGGTTGACGTGCCAGCTGTAGCCGCTGGCCTCGTAGTAGCGGGCGCGGCCGGGGAGGTAGTGCAGGTCCTCGTCGGCAACGATCTCGAAGGCGGTGAACGTCTGGCCTGCGGCCTTCATGGTGGTCATAGTCGGCTCCCTCGGCTTGATACTTAGTAGTCACTCCGTGCTCTAGGTACGAGATTACGGCCCGCGCTATACCTTGTCAACACTCCATGCGTAAGGAATACTCGTGAGCATGGACAAACTGCTCACCACCGCCGACGTGGCGAACCTCCTCGGCGTGAAGCCCGCGACGATCCGCCTCTACCGCACGTCGTCACGCCCCGGAGGCCGATACGAGCAGCACCCCTTCCCCGAGCCCGATAGCCATGTGGGCATCAACCCGGTATGGCTCGCAGGGCGGGAGGAAGAGATCCTCAAGTGGGCAATGACGCGGATCGGCAAGGGCGTGGGCGGCGGCAAGCCGGCGCACAAGACGGCCACCGAGTAGCCCAGTCGTTGCGATGCTTCCGCCGCGCCCGTTACCACGCCCTGCTACCGTGGAACCGCTCCCCAAGAAAGACCGAGTGGCGAGAAGAGACCTGTCTACCTCGCCCGCAAGCCTTGTCGATAGCAGCGCAGAAACTGCCGTAGACGTCGAGGCCCGTAGTACCTGGAACAGGGTGCGGGGAGCGCTCAAAGCTCGACGCGCCTCGTACGCTGCATTCGTGCCTTCGGCCAGGCGCGCGAGAAGGCCCCGCCCGCGGTCCAACCGGGAGGGGCCGTCTCGTTGCACGGATCGGCGGCGGCCGGAGACTACCTGCCGACAGCCGCAGCGGTCGCCTGGAACAGCCCCGGGTGGTCGGCTGGCCAGAACGGCTTGCCATCGAGCCCGTGGCGTTCCGCGTAGTCCGCGAAGCCGGGAAGGAGCGCTGCGGTCAGCTCCGCCAGCAACGACGGGATGCCGCACGAGCAGCCGTTCGCACAGAGATCCCCGTGAATCTGCCGGCGGTCCAAGAACGCCGCTGCGAGAGACTCGGCGAGGCCCTTCGACAACTGATCCACGGGTAGGTTCTATCGCAGATCGCTCCGATTCGGCGGAAACGCAACGCAATCGCAGCCACCGCGCTACCGTGGATACAGCGGCCCTGACTCTCCCCCCGGTCGGGCCCGCCACCGCACAACCCCGCTGACCACTCGCGGGACCGCCGCCCCGGCCGTCGTGCTCGGCCCGGGGCGGTCGTGCGTTCAGCGCGCCGCCACCTCGTCAGGCGCGGGACGCTTCTTCCCGGTCAGCAGCATGCTTAACGCGCCACGCGTATAGCCCACCTCGGCAGCGAGCGCGGTCACGGACTCGCCGGAATGCCGCCGCGCACTCAACTCGGCGACCTGCGACACGGTCAGGCACTTACGCCCGAAGTTGTCCGTCCCGGCCCGGGAGAACAAGCGCCGGTCCGGTGGCATCTGGCGTGGGGTCTCGTGCTCGTGCCACAGCTCGCGCACGGACGCGCGGGCCTTGCTCAGCCGGGACGCGTAACCGCTCTGCGTCAGCCCGAGTGCTGCAGCGGCCGTGTCATGGTCGTCCGTGGCGGCCAGGACCCGCAGCACCTGCTGGTGATGCTCGGCGACGGACGGCCAGATCTGTGCGAGGGCGACCCGGGCGGTGACGCGCTCGTCGAACGGCTCCCGGTCCACGCCGCGCCAGAACACCTGGAAGCGACCCATCCCGCCCGCGCCGGCACCGTAGTCGTTGCTGTCCCAGCCGGCGTGGTGCATCTCGGCGCGTACGTAGAGGTCCACGGCGGTGGTCGCTGCCCGCAGCAGGTCCGGGCGGGTTGGCTGTTCCTCGGCGGTGAGGACGTGTTCGACGATCGCGTGCCACATCACCGCGTACCTCTCGTCCGCGTCTGCCGCGGTGTGCCAGCGGGATGTGGCGAACGCGGTCCGGGTGAGGCGTTCGATGTCTGCGAGGGTGTAGCCGTGGCGGATCTCGTCTCGGTCCGCGTTCACGGGTCGCGCCCTTCGAGCGCGTCGTGCAGTGCCTGCATCGGCAGGGTCTTGCGCTTGCGGTCGTAGAGTGCCCACAGCCGCTTGACCATGGCCCGGGTGGGCGCCTCCTGGGCCGCGTGGTGCTCGGTAATCCGGCGCTTCTCGTCCTGCGCTGCAAACCGCTCGTACTCGAGGCCCGCGAGGCACATGGCGACCGCGGCTGCGGTGTCCGCCGGCGTCCGGCTGCCGTCGAGCACGAGCGCAACGATGTCCCGGGACCGGTCGGTCAAGTCCCATTTGACCTGGGCAAGGATGTCGTCGATGGCTACCGTGGTCTTGCGGGTGTCGTCGCGTGGCGCGTCGGGATCCTCGCCGTGCTCCAGCGTGGCGAGTTGCTGACGGCTGTATCCGTAGGTCACGGTCGTTCCTTTCGTTCGATCAGCCACGCCTCGATCGTGGCCAGGTCCGTCGCGTCCGGCATGTAACCATTCCGCAAGCGAGACAGGACGCTGAACGCCACGCCGGCCTGGGACGCCATGCGGAAGGAAGACATCCGCTCCCGTCGCAGCATCGCGTATAGCCGCCCCCACAGCGCCACGGCAGCCGGATCCGGCGGGTGCTCGGCCGCCCTCCTCGCCCGGGCCGCAGCAACCACCTCGCCGAGCGCCGCGACCGCCTCCGGGCCCATCGGGTCAGCGCCACGCACACGGATCGGCTCGCCCGACGGCAGCAGCACCGGGCGGCAGGAGTCGCCGGGCTCAGGCATCGTCCACCTCGCTGTAGACCTTCTCCATCGCCAGCCGGTAGACCTCCGGGCCGTAGTGCAGCAGGCCCTTGCCCAACCGGTCCTCGACGATCGGCCCCAGGATGCGCTCAGCCGCCGCCTTGTCGACGCCGAGCGTGTGGGCGCGGGCGAAGAACTCCTCGCGCTCCACGATGGCTTTGAGCGCGTCCGGATATAGGTGCGCGGCCATCAGGTTTGCGCCTGCCGCCCGAAGTGCGCCGAGCGACGGGCCAGGCATCGACTCGATCGACTCGTCCGCCCCGCAGTTGCAGGAACCCGAGCAGCCGCCGTCCTGCGCGCATGGGGAGAGCAGCGAACGGCAGCACCAGGACTCGTGGTCAGCCACGACGACCGCCGAAGCTGAGCCGCGCCGCCAGCGCGATGACCCCGACCGCCGCGAAGCAGTAGACAATGCCCGCGACCGAACGGACCGTGCCATGAGTCCCGAGCGCGACACCGAACGCGGCTAGCGCCACCGGCAGCAGCGCCAGCAGTACGACACCGCGCCAGCCAGAGCGGGTAGCGGAACGCGCGAGGCGGCTACTCATCGTCTTCCTCCTCGAGTCCGCGCGCGTCGAACGCGCGCCACGCCGGGTACAGGTCGGAGAACTCGCGCAGGTCGTGCAGCGCGTCCCGGAACACGCGGCCATCCGGCAGCATGTCGGCCTTGCCGCCGCCGGCCTGCCATACGCCATGTGCGAACGCCGCAACCGCGGTCTCCCGGATCATCCGGGCGAGGTACGCGGCCAGGTGCTCGTCGTCGGCAAACGCCTCGATAAACCCGGCCATCTGCCGCTCGAGGGCCGGGTAGGCCTCGGCGATCTCCTGCTGGCGCTGTTTGTCCCGCGTGTCGAAGTATGCGTTGAGCATGGCCGGGGTCACGTCAGGCATCGTCAGCTCCGGCGTTCGTTCGTTGCGGCGAGGTAGAGCGCCCCGAGCCAGCCGAAGACCTTCTCGGCCGGGGCGCCGTGATCGAGCATCTGTGCGGCGGCCAGTTCGTACGTCCGCTGGTTGCTGTCGAACGACCAGCCCCACCGGCCGGGGATCCGCTCGATGTACTCACGGACGTCGTCGGGCAGCTTGGGTGCGGTATCCATGCGTCTCCTTCGGGGATGGCCGGGGCCCGTAGACCCCGGCCGGGCAAGTGCGGTCGGTCAGAAAGGCGGTGCCTCGTCGTATCCTGCGCGCCCGCCACCGGTCGCCCACGGGTCGTCCTGCGGAGCCGGGCCGGACTGCTGCCCACCGGAGCGCTGCACGCCACCGGACTGGCCCCAGTTACCGCCGCCGTTGCCGCCCGAGTTGCCCTGGCCGCTGTTGCCGCCACCGGAGCCACCGCCGCGCTGCGCCTTGGTGACCTTCGCCGTCGCGAACCGCAGCGTCGGGCCCACGTCCTCCACGTCGAGCTCGATCACGGTCCGCTGCTGGCCGTCCTTCTCGTACGACCGCTGCTTGAGCCGGCCCGACACGATGACCTGCATGCCTTTGGTGAGCGATTCCGCAACGTTCTCAGCGTATTGACGCCAGACCGAGCACGACATGAAGAGGCTCTCACCGTCGGTCCAAGCGTTCGTGGTCTTGTCGAACGTGCGGGGCGTCGAGGCGATGCGGAAGCTGGCGACCGCCGCGCCGGACTGGGTGAATCGGAGTTCGGGATCCGCCACCAGCGTCCCGATCATCGTCGTGACTGTCTCTCCGGCCAATGTGATCTCTCCTTAGGTAGTTCGATGGTCAGTTCGCGCCATTGATGGCGCGGATCCGCCGCCGGATCTCGGCGCGCGAGTTCTTCAAAGACCGCGGACACGACGGCGTACCCGCGATCACAGCCACGGTCCGGCCCTGATACGTGACCCGCCAATGGTGCTTGCGGGTGCGTGTTACCTCGCAGCCGAGCGACCGCGCCCACCTGATCAGCGGGCGCGCCGCAGCGTTGCGGGACGTCACGGCTTGTCCCGCTCGGCGAGCAGCCGATCCCGGTCCTGTTCGATCTCGGTAGCGACCCGCTTCCAGTGGTCGCCGCGCTCGGACTCCAGCGCGCGGATCAGCGGCGCGAGGACGCCGACCGCGATCGTCAGGCTCACGCCCAGATCCCACTGGTCGGCCTTATATCCACTCGCGCAGGCGTCCGGCCAGCCGTCGCACAGGCACAGGTCCTCGTGGTACGCGTCGTTGATCGCCTTGTTGACCGCCTCAGTCCACTCCTCGGGGACAGCCGGGACGTCGCGGCCGGGAACGATGCTCATCGGCTCATCCCCACCACGACGCGACCCACCAGCCGGGCTGATTCTCACCCGGCGGCGCCTCGATGCCCTGCGACTCCAGGAACGCGTCCAGCCGCGGCTTCCACGCCGGGTCCACGTCGATCGAGGTCACCGGACGCGGGCTGCCACGCCACGCAGTGGTCTTCGTGCCGGGGATGAACAGGAGCGGCATCGGGCAGCCGTCGGAACAATGCGAGTCCCAGTCGACCCCCAACTCCTCCTCGACCTGCTTCTCCAACTCGCGGTACGCGGCGAATTCGGACTCGTGGGCCGCCGCGTAGGTGCGGTAGTTGCTGCCATCCGGGCAGCCGTCCCACGGGTCGGCGTGGCCGCGTTCGGCGAGGATCGCCTTGACGGTCTCGCTCATGTCGGTGCCGAACTCGGTGTCTTCGTCGTCCCAGCAGTAGCCGTAGAAGACGTATGCATCGGTGGACTGGCCCATCTCAGGCCTCCTTGATCTCGTAGCTGATGATGATTTCGTCGTCGCCGACGTGGAACCGGATCAGATCGTCGGACGGCTCGGAGCCCTCAGGGATTCGGCCCGCGTCGCGCAACTCCCGCTCGGCCTGGCCGTAGGCCTGGAACACCTGCGCCCAGTCCGCGCCGAACGGTGCCGGTGCCGGGACGGTCCACTCGACGGTCCGGGTGACGCGCTCACGGCGCGACCAGGTGGCCATCAGGCGTTGTCCTCTCTGGCAGGACCCCAGGCGAGCCGCGCCTCCTCGTGCGCCACGGTCCGGCCGCGGACAGTCCAGCGCTCGGCGAGCACCTGGCCTTCGCCGTAGACCGGATCCCAGTCGACCCGCAAGCTGCCCGTGAACTCGTGCTTCGGGTGCGAGTCGATCAGGAACTGCAACTCCTGCCCGGTGCCCGCGGACCATGAGTCGGACGAACGCGCCGGAATGACGGCGACCGCGGTCAGGAGCCGGCCGTCCGGCCCGTCTTCCTCGTGGATGTCGAGCTTTACGTCCTCGACCCCGGGCGAGACCTTGCACTCCCGCCAGGTCAGCGGCGGTGTGATCGTGACGCGGCCGGACCAGGTGTTGTCGGCGCTCATCGTCAGTTCCCTTTGTTGTTGTCGTTGCCGCCGGTCGCGGCCTGCTCGTCCTGCGCCGGACCGGCCGGCTGCCACTCCCCGACGAGGCGCCACGTGACGTCCTCGTCGACGGCGGCGGTGCCGAACCGGTCTTTGGTGGCGGCGGCGAGCGCTTCGGCTTTGGTGTCGTATTCGTCGTTGCTGTAGATGGACTCCCAGACGACCTTGAGTCCGGCCAGCTGCTGCCGCATCGTCTCGTTCTCGGCCAGGACGGCGCGGAGGTCGGCCTTCGCAGCCATGACGTGGGTGCTGTCCGGCAAGCGGTCGAGCAGCGCTTCGAGTCGAGCCGTGGCCTGCGTTACGAACCCGGCTTCCATCGCGTCGACCTTGGCGCGTTCGGCCTCCAGCAGTCGCCGAGACTCGGGGGTGTCGCGGAACCAGCCTGCCTCGTTGTCGTGGCTGTCGTTCACTGTGCGCTCCCGTCGCTGCGGTCCGGTGCGGCTGGCTGCGGTTCGTCGTGCATGTGGTCGAGGCAGGCGGCGATCTGGTCGAGCATCTGGAGTTTCGCGGCGATGGTGGCGGACTGTGGGTTTTCGCGTTGGCGGTCGGCGAGGATGTGCTGGTGTACGCGGATGTGGCTGCGGATGGCGCGGGTCTTGTCTTCGAGTTCGGCGACGCGGGCACGGGCCTGGTCACGCTCGGCGGTGAGCTGCCGGAGGTTGGCGAGTGCCTGGGTGAAGTCGGCGTCGTCGCGCGCTTCGGCGAGTGCCGTGGTGAGCCGGTCGACCTCGGCGAGCAGCTCCCGGCGGTGCGCGTAGACGCGGGTCGGGAACGGGTGCGGCTTCGTGGTGTCGAACGCGGCGTCGATCTCGCGGATCTCGGCGAGTCGCTGGGCGCTGATGACGTCCTGGCCGGTCACGATCCGGCCCCGGTGGCGTGCAAGTCGGCCAGTCGGGCGAACGCGCGGCGGCTGATCGGGTTCGTGTTGATGGCGTCGATCATGGTCTGAGTAAGCGAGTCGGCCCCAGTAGCGCTCGTCTCCTCGGTGCCGGACGGGATCGTGACGGTGACGGTCGCGGTGCGGGCCAGTTCGGCGATGCGGCGGCACGGGTCCACCTGGTCGTGGCGTGAGAGGCCTTCGAGCTCGGGAACGTCCGGGAGTCGCATGCTCACGGCGTGCCAGTCGATGTAGGGGAGGTACTCCGCTCCGGACTCGGACACGATGTCCTGCGCCACTCGCTCGGCGAGTTCTCTTTCGCGTTCGGGGGTCAGCATCCGGACTCCTCGGTGCCGGACGGGACGGCGGCGGTGGGCAGCCACTCGTCGATGACGACGGTGCGCTGGTGCTTCTCGACGCGAACCGCGTCCACGGCGTCGAGGTAGTCGGGGAACGGCGTCACGCCGTCCTGCTGGCTTTCGCTCTTCGGCTCGTCCCACTCGACGGCGTAGTGGTGGCCGTCGTCGGCGAGGAACACGCCGCGGTGGACGCGTACCCAGCGTCGCTCGCCCACCTCCTCGTCGTGAACGAAGTTGTCCCACGGCAGCCCGTAGCGGTGCTCGAGTTCGTCGATGGTGAAGGTCCGGGTGATCTGGTTGCCCATGTCCGTCTCCGTGTGGTTGTCAGTGGGATTGGTCGGATGTCTGGCCGTCGGCGGCCGTGGTGGTGGCGCGCGGCGTGACGAGGCTGCCGTCCTGGAGCGGGTTCGCGCCCTCGCACCACGCGTTGGTGTGGCGGATCACGCCAGGCGGTAGCGGGGCGTGGCGGATCATGTGCATCTTGGGTCGGCCGCTGGGGCGCAGCTTCACGGTGTCGTGGCAGACGGGGCATTCGCCCTCGGGCGCTGGCGGGTAGCGCGTCACGTCTCGTTCCTTCGGTCGTCGTGTCGTGTCGTGGTGGCCCCGTGGCGGGGCTGTGGGGCTGGGATGGCGGCGCGTCAGGCGGCAGGAAGCGGGTGCTTCGCATCGAGATGCACGCTCATGTCGTCCTCGGGAACGAAGCGGCGCTGAGTCAGCGACAAGGCGAGCAGCGTCCGCACGTCAGGCCTCCGTAGATGCGGCAGCGGGAACCGGGATGCCGGTCGCGGCGGACAGGACATGCAGGGCCAGCAGGGCCGGCACGGCGTTTCCGACCTGCAAAAACTTCTGCGTCTTCGTCCCCTGCCACGGGTAATCGCGCGGGAACGACTGAAGGACGGCAGCTTCCTCGACAGAGATGCGGACCGAGTCCGGCGCTGCGCTCTCCGCGCCCGCCTCGCTCTTCTTCGGCTCGCGCTGCACCCACGAGACGTCGTTGCAGCGCGAGCCGAAGAAGAGCGAGGCGGCAGGCTCGTCCAGGCCGCGAACCGCCGCGTTCGCCTGCGTGTTGTTCCGCAACGCCCACTCGATGCCGTTGTTCGAGTGGTTGCCGAAGACGAGCGTGGAGGCGGGTTCCTCGGTCGTGCGGACCGTGCCCCGGTCGCGATCCCCGGCCTTCAGCACCCACTGGCCGCCGGACTTGCCCGTCAACGACGGCGCGGGCGCCCCGTAGGGATCGGCGGTCTGCCGTGTTCCGTCGGGCCGCTGATCGCGGTTGGTGTGCAGCACCCAGGAACGCGTCTTCTCGGTCAGTGCCCATGACGGCTGGTCGGCCGAGAACTCGTTGCCGCCGGGTGTCTTGCGCTCGCCGCGGGTGTTGACGATTCCAGCCGGTATCCAGCCGAGCGCCTCGGCCATCGAGACCCAGCGCTGCCGGCCGGGACCGAACAGGGTGTCGGGCTCCGCGACCTTTGCATGCGTCGGCTCGGGCGGGGCGACTTCGCGCACTCGAGAGGCGATCAGGATCGCGCGGCGCCTGGTTTGCGGCACGCCGAAATCAGCGGCGTTCAAGATCCCGCACCAGGCCGAGTACCCGAAGCTACGAAGGATCCTGGCCATGTGCTCCCACAGCGGCAGGACGGCGGGCACCTGCTCGAGCGCGATCCACTCGGGGTGGATCGCCAGGGCGTAGCGCAGCGGCTCGACGACCAAGGGGGTGCGCGGATCCGAGCATGCCGCAGCGAGTTCGGGGCGCGGATCATTGCCCGCAGCGAGGTCGTCGAGCGCCCGGTGCAGCAGCGGCAGGTCGCCGACGCCCTCCTGCTTGCCGGCCGCGGAGAACGTACCGCACGGCGGGGAACCTATCTGGCCCTTGACCTTGCCGCGCATCGGACGCGGGTCGAGCGTGGAGACGTCCGCGCGGACCGTAAGATGCCCTGCGGCGGCCCGGGTGGCGCAGGCGTGGGAGTCGAGTTCGAACCCGACCACGCGCCGGCCCAGGGCGCGGCAAGCCAGATCCCACCCGCCGGGGCCTGCGAAGAGATCGAAGTCGTCAATCGGAGTGGCGGCCACGTCAGCCCTCCTCGACCGCGCCGGCCGGCACCGGGTACCAAGGCTGGCGCGGGTCAGCCGGCGTCCATTGCGCGAGGGTGATCCCGCGCTCGCCATGCTTGAGTCCGGGCCGCGGGCCGTACTCGGTCGGAATGTCGGTCGGGCCATCGAACGACCACACCTCGAGCCCGGCGGGCAGCGCGGGCCTGGACCGGTCCTCATTCTCGGGAATGGGCTCGGTCACGATCAGGCGGTGGAAGGGACGGGCGGCCATCAGGACTCCTCGGCCGGGAACACCGGGTTCGCCCGGTAGTACTCGATCTGGGCCTGCAACGCCTCGATCCGCTCGAGAGCGCCCGCGAACGCGTCGTCATCCTCCCCGGCGTCGGCAGCCAGGACCGGCCCGGGCGGCTGAATCGCGGCGACGAACGGCAGCCACGCCGCGTAGGTGCCGAGCACTGCGTCACGCACTTCCTGCGGAATCCCGGACATGATCAGTCCTCCTGCTCGTCGTGGTTGCAGTCGTACGGCTCGCATCGGCAGCCGGTCGGGTGGTTCTCGCGTTCGTGCGCGTCGACGGCAGCGATCTGGTCCGCGAGGTCCACGGCGCGCTCCGGGGCGGTCCAGACGAGCGCGCCCGGCCAGCCCTCCGCGTCGCGGCAGTCGTCGCACGCCAGCGCGGGCCTGCCCGTGTCCGGGTCGACGACGGGGCGGTAACGCTCATACGTGGTCGCCATGTCAGGTTCCTTCCGAATCGTCTTCGGGCTTCGCCACGCCGGCGAGCCAGTCGTCACCGTCGGCCAGGTCGGGGCGGCGTGCGAGCCACTTCGCCACTGCTTCCTCGAGCCAGGGCCGCGTGTAGTCGGACAGGCCGTGCTGGCCCACATGCCAGCGCCAGGAGTCGCGGGCGCGCTCGTACGCGGCGGCCGACCACTCGTATCCGCTCGCCGGGTCGATGTCCTCGATCGCGACGCCCTTCGCGAAGCAGAGGGCGGTGCGGGCGTCGGCCATGCTGGTGCGGGCGTCGGCGCGGGCTACCGGGTCGGCGTCCCGGGTGTTGCCGTTCGCGTAGCGGCGGATGAGGGCGGCGGCGTCACGCACAGCGCGGTCCATCTCAGGCTCCGATCCGCGCGTCGGAGGCGTCGAGCAGGATGCAGGCGTCGGTGCGAGGATCGCGCTTGATCCGCAGTTGGATGTCGGGGTTGCGGCGGTACTCGTGGACGTAGCCGCGGATCGACTCAAGCCATGCCGGGCTCGGCTTGCGCGCGCAGTGGGCGAGGACGGCCGCGAGCCTCTCGTCGGTCGGCTCATCCTCGGGCCGGGCAATGTTGAAGTGAATCGCGTACATCAGGAACGTGCACTCCATGCGCGGGGAACTGGGCATCTCAAGCTCCGATCATCGCGGCGAGGCGCGGGTAGTTGGCGACACCGGCCTGCATGTCGGCGACGTCGATGTACCGGTTGGTGCGCCACAGCCGGCCGCGGAGCCAGACGAGGCCGCCGGAGTCGGGCTCGGCGTGGTGGTTGGCGCGGTAGGTGGCGGCGACCTTGCGGCCGAACGCGGACTCGTATTGGTCGATCCATGCGGCGTCCATGCCGAGCGAGGCGAGGAAGTCGCGGGCGAGGATCCGGCCGGAGTTGCGGACGGCGATCAGGGCGCGCTGCCAGTGGCTGCCGACGCGGACGCGGGCGGCGCGGCCGGTCTTGACCGGGGCGGCCTCGCCCTTGCGGAGGTGGTCGAGCGGCTTCGGCCGGGCCGGGGCGGTGATGGTGGCGGGCGTGACGCCGTTGAGCCGGTCGCGGACCGCGGCGGCAGCCTCGAACGAGGTGTAGTCGATGCCGTCCACGGACTTGCCGCCGGAGTCGACCGACGCGAGCTGCCAGTGGCCGGGCGTGGTGTGCTGCACGAGGAACCGGGGGTTCGGGGTGGTGGTGACGGTCACGGCGGGCTCCTCGGTGTCGCGTTCCCTGACACCTCCATCATCAGGCCTACATGTTGGCCTGTCAATAGGCCCACGCGTAGGCCAACAAGATTCTTTAGATGGCTGATGAGGCACCCGTGGCGTAGCACCTGGCGTTGGCCAACGTGTTGTGCGAAACTCGGAAGCATGGCGACCTACAAGCCCGACGACGAGACAGCCGCGCTCTTCGCCCGCTACAAAAAGGCGAAGGAACTCGAAGAAGAGCTGCGACCCCGCGTCAAGGAACGCGCCGTCCGCGAGATGCGCGACGCCGGCGCGACCGTAGGTGTGCTTCACGACCTCACCGCCATGACTGACGAGGTCTTCCGCAGGCTCGCCCGCGACAACGGCATCGAGCGGCGGCGCGAACCCACCGTCGGCAAGGACGCCAAGCCGAAGCCCGAGTAGCCTCACCGCCGCACCAGCCATCCCAGGACGTGCCAGGCCCCGTCGACCGCGAACGCGACGGCGGCGAGCGCCGCCGGTGCGGCAATGCCCTGCCAGCAGCGGATGGCGAACGTCGACTTCCGGCGGTGGGTCACCGCGTGCTCTCCTGACATGCCGGGCAGAACAGTTCCTCGTCCTCGCCGAACTCGGCCGGGTCGATGACGCGTTCGGCGCACCGCCAGCAGGGGGCGAGCATCCCGGCCGGCCTCGGATACCAGATCGCGTACCTACCGCAGCCGTCGCATACGCGCTGCTCGTGGGTGCGGTTCATCCGCTCGCACCACGACCACCAGTCGGCGTAACCGGTCGGGCAGGGCGTGTGCTCGGCCTCGTTCGGGCACGACGGTTCCGGGCTCGGCCGGGGCTTCAGTGGCACGCCGCGGCTCACCGTCCACCGCCGGTCAGGTCGGTCCAGCAGACGTCGCACACGGTCTGGCCGTCCACGTCGAGCGGCAGGTTCACGCGGAACGCGGGGGAGATCCAGCCGCCGCGGTCGCCCGGGTCGTCCGCGTTCCGGTCCCAGCGGGTGATGCAGTCGACGGCCATGTGCCAGCACGGGAGTCCGGCGGCTTTCAGCGTCCACATCAGCGGGGTGCCGTACGCGGCGACCCAGCCGGTCGGGTCGCGCCAGATCAGGTGCTTCATCGGGTGGTCCGTGCCGTTGTTGTGGCGCAGGGGGCACGGGGCGAGCTGGTGGATGCTGGGGACCGGACGCGGCATCAGCCCACCG